TCCACGCACCGGAGGAGTTCATCGCTTCGATGGAGGACTACCACGGCATCAAGCGTCGTGAGATTCAGTCGATGCTCGTCGGTGCTGGCACCGCCCTGACCACGGGCGTTCGTGACCTGCACTTCAAGGGTTACTTCGATGAGATGGATGCCATCATGGACACCTTCACGAACACCTCGGAATGGAAGATCGTGAAGATGTCCGTCACCCTCGACGCAGAGGAGTGGATGGATGAAACGAATCTCGCAGACACGCGGGCGTATCGCCGCACCTGCGACCGCATCGCCAAGCGGAGGAACTCCTGATGGAACCGTTCCTGTTCGCAACCGGCATCTTCCTCGGCGCGGGACTCACCGCCGCCATCTCGACACTCGCGTACAACATTCTCTCCAACCTCGACTGAAAGGAAACTTGAACATGAACACCGACCCGACCAACGAGAACTTCGACTTCCACGCCTACAAGGACGCGACCGGAGACAGCATGAATATCGTCCACTCCAAGACGATCATGGCACTCTCCGCAAGCGTGAACCGTATGCGTATGGCGACTGACCTGCTCAAGACGAAACTGGTAATCGCCCAAAGCACCAACACCTTCCTCGGCACTCGACTCGCTGCTGCTGGCATTCAGATGACCAGGCACGACAAGAGCATCGTGGACACCTACAAGGCGGTGCAGTTGTCCAAGTCCATCGAAGAAGCGGAGACTGTCGTGACTCGTGGCTTGACAGACAATGAGCGTGAGATCGAAACGCTGGAGGCGCACCTGAAGAATCTGTTGGATCAGATCGAAGGCGAACTCCGCAAGATGGATGAGCAGGACGGCGAGGAGTGGGAGCAGAAGTGAGTCTCCAACCTGTACCATCCGACCTCGGCATTGCAGAGGCGATTGACCTGCTGACGGCAGCAGGTTACGAGTACCACGGTGCTACCACGCAAGAGGGTAGTACCGTTTTCTCGTTTCGTCCTCCTCGTAATCCGAACATTCCTCCCGAAGTAGGTGCGTTGCTCGTAGAGATGATGCACCTCACCGTGGGTGCAATGCTTCAGGAAGCGACCATCTACCTTCCACCGACGAGGGAAGCGACCGTCTACCTGCCGCAAACCCCCCGTGTCGCCGCTGACAACCGCTCGCTTGCAAATGAAACCGGAAAGTGATAAAATGAAAAGCATGAAAACCACAACTTCTCGCATTTCCATCGTGACCGACCCGTGCGCCAAGTGTGGGTGCCAGATTGCACCTGCTCGTCGTGATGCCCTTCCGCATACCACTACTTGCGTCAAGTGCAGCGACGCGAAGGCGTATGTCGGGTTTATGGATTGGGGGCACAAGACTGCCCCCGAGATCGTCATGGTCAACCCCGACGACCGTGAGAACCTGCGGCGTGCCCAAGCGATCAACGAGAGGAGGCGTTGAATGCCGAAGCGTCAACTAGATGCCCTCGACTTGGAAGCAGAACGCGAGGGTGCAGCAGTACGCCGTAGTCATCAGCAAGTCTGCAAACCGTATGGATACGGTCGCAGCATCACGAAACAACGCCGAATGCAACTCGACGGCGCAGCGAAGATCGAGTGCAGGACAGTCAAGCAATCATTCACAAGGTACTCTCACCTATGAGTCAAGTCACCATCAAGCGAAGCAATCTCATCAAGCGGAGTCATGCCACCTACGCCATCACGGAGGTGGACAACCTGCCGAACCATGAGTGCATCGCCGTCAAGACACTCCAAGCGAACGGATATGTGTTCGCAGACGCAGCGAACGGATACACTCACTTCGGAAACGAGAAAGTGAATCCGGGCGAAATCATCTTCCGCTTCAGCGACCCATACGGTGACGATTGGGTGTTCATGCGGGCAGATGAACTGCTCACGGAAGCCAATCTCTACAAGCGACCGACGAGCAATCGTCGCAGCGAGCGTACTCCACTCACGCCCTTCTTCATCAGGTGAACCATGACATCTCGCTCCATTGAAGCAACGCATCAGCAGTCCTTCGACACCATGACCCGTGAATGGAAGATGAAGAATCGAACCACGATGCAGGACGCGATCACCACCGCTGAAGTGTTCACCGAAAGGGAGTTCACCGGCATGGTGCTGATGAGCCATGTACCCTACTACCGCTTCAAGCGGCGCGTGGGTGAGTCGGAGACACTTGGACCGTATTGGGACATCACGATGGAAGAACTGCTTGCCTTCGCGTGGGAAGTCAAGAATCGAATGAGGAACCGAACATGAAAGTCATCACACACAACCTCGACCATGCCATCATCACGATGGAGCAGACCGCAGGATGCAAGTACCTCGGTGAAGATCATGTCCTTCAGCGTCCGGGCAGAACCATCGTCTACCATGTCTTTCAGAATCGCAGCAAGACGAGGACGGTGGCGTTGAAAACCATCGTGCTGCTGAACCTCGCAGACGCAATCGCTGCATCATGTCGATTGCATTCCGTTCAGGGACATGACAGACTGCCACAGATCATCGACTCGCAGGTTGAGTACGCTGACGCTGGTGGCTACAAGAGGACTTGAGAAAATGACACGCCCATTGACACCCGCTTCCGCCGCTGACAACTTTCACGATACTGACCGTTCCAAGCGTATCACGAAACTGATTCGCAACGGATATCTGTATTCCGGTTACGACTACCAATCGGGGCACTACATCTTCGTGGTTACTGAACCGAATGGTAGCACGATGACTGCTTTCCTGACGAAGCAAGGACTGATGAACGAGGCAGACCTGTATGCAGATTGACCAAAACGACTGGCGCCTGCTGGCGGAGATCGCCGCGTTGAAACACGCAGGCTACCGCTTTCAAAGTTGTCATTCGTCTGGCATTACCGAACCCGTGTGGGTGTTCACGGTGATGATCGACGGCGTGGAGCATTCGATGGCGTTGAGCCGAAAGAAACTGAAAGAGGAGGCATCCCTGTATGTCTGAAAATCGTGAATATCCCATCAGCGTTGAGAGCATGGAGTGGGTCATAAAGTCCACCGCAGGAGTGTGGGGCATGACGATGACGGTAGACCAAGTTCAGGAAATGGCTACCACGCTAGAGGAGTGTGGGCATTGCAAACTGTTGAGTGTCCACCGCTGCCCCTCCGTCAATGGATTGAAGGAAATGTTCTACTTTCGCTTTCGCTTCGACCGCCACAACGACGAGATGCTTCTGACTGTTGCTACGCTCGCCGCGTATTCAGACCACGCTCGCAAGGGAAATCTAGGACTTTGACATGATTCACTCAATCGAAAAGCAGGAACTCTACAACGCGATCACGACCATCGAGGAGTTGGATCATGTGCGTCATTCCGGTTGGGAAGTGCGTAATGGAAGGACTAACGCCATCTTCACTACCTTCGACCGTAGCAACGGACTCCCCATAGATCAGTTCTGTCTCACCGAGCAGGAGATTCTTGAAAGTGCAAAGCAACTCATCATTTACCCAAAGCGCCGAGGTATCCGTGGTCACATCTGATTCCCTGAAACCCGTCCTGTTCCTGCCCCCTGACGACAAGGTGCTGTCTGCTGCCATGCTCGGTCACGCCATCACCACGGTCGAGAATCAGCAGGGGTTCGGTCACGGCAACGAGATCGTCTATGTCGGATACACGCACGACACCGACCTGAACAAGCGTATGTACCACTTCTACGCCAGCCTGCACGGCAAGGTGATGAAACTCACCTTCGATGAGAAGGGAATCAGCAAACTCGCACTTGAAGAAATGAGACAGCAAGGACTGCCAAAATGACAGAAAAACCAATCTACATCGACCCTGACTCTCATGCCATGGTTCAGGTGTATGCCAACGCCATCACGAGCATGGAGGAAGCAGAAAACCTCACCTTCTTGCACTACGATCCCGACTTCGCATGGGTGGATCACGCACGAAAGAAAGCACGAAAGGGAATGTTCGTGTTTCGGGACAATGGACGACACCGACCGTCGATGGTACACCACCGACTCGAACCGCTCGACTACCTTCTTCAGAACTACATCACATGACACGAAACCCACCCACACTCGATCCCTACTACCCTCTCTCCCGTAACGAGGAAGCAATCATCACCACGCTGGAGGACACCACCGGATTGGAATACCGAGGATGCTTCAACCGAGAACATCCTAGCCGTATCGGTGTCGTGACCTACTTCGTCTTTGCTACCGGACTGAACCCCAAGAAAACGGTATATCAAGTTCTCACCCATAAGGAAATCAAGAACTTTCTGAAAGTCACACTTTCCATGTACCCCAAGAGTGGGATTCGCTTTCTTCCATAAGGAATCACATATGAGCCAAGTTCAAATAATGGTAGACGATCTCGCAGCAATGATTATGACCTTTGAGGAGGGAATGAATCGTAGGTGGAATGGTATTACGACCAATGATGAACCCCTGCGTCATATCTTTCTTGAAGTCACGCCCGAGGGTAGAATGAACATGAGTTCTGTACCCATGCTGGTCAAGCCAGAGGATCTTCGTGAATACTACTACTCGTACTGCCAGATGAAGAAGGGTATTCAACCGTAGTACGGAGGGATCACGAATGGTCACGGAGTGGGGGATTGTGGGGGATTGTGGGAAACTAAAATAATGCTAATAAATGGGGGTGCTGTGTGATGCTTTGACGGCATCCATGTCTCCGCAGCCCCCCATCAGACGCGCCTGTGAGCGCATTAGAGACACGCAGATCCATCCGAAACGCACTCCGAGGGACGCAGATACCCTCTGATGTCCTCTGCGAAGTTCAAAAAACACCCCATTCCATACCCTGCACTGCCGCGCTGGCAACCTGCTGATTTATATTACCCCTCATAACCGCTATATTACTACCGCCCCTCTGAAACCCCCTGTGTTTCCGCTGCCGATTGGGGTCTGTGAAATCTAATCCCATCGAATATTATTTCTCGACTTTCAGAGGTGGGCGAGTCGAAAGTTCAAAAATCCACCATATGCCTACCATATGCCAAGAAATCCTCCATATGCCTACCATGTGCAGGGAAATCTACCATATGTGAAGATTCCTGTATTCCTGCGTGCGGTGAATGCCCCAGAACCAGGACCACCCAGAACCGGTCCTGTGGTCCAGGTGAGTCCGGCGATTTGAAAGTTCAAATATTACGCCATGTGCTTGAATACCGAGCATTCGAGCATATGTGAGATTTCCGAATATTTGAAGTTCGATATTTCAACTTTCACCCATGTGGCAATATGTGAACAAAAAAATCTTATGTAATCTTGAAAAGACCCCTTGACTTATTACCGGACCGTGGTATATTTATGTCGTGGTGATGAAAGCCACAGAAACAGAAAGGACACTCATATGTCGAACACATCGTACACGAAGAACCAAGTGGAGTTTCTTGCAGAGTGCAAGAAGCACTTTCCGAACAAGACCGTTCTCACCCGTAAGGAACTGCTTACGGTCAAGGACGCTCTCGGTTACAGCGTGATCCCCGTATGGGTCACGGGCGACCCTGCTCGCAAGGCTGGTCGGGCGCAGTATTCCTTCACGGAACTGTCCTCCGACATCGCCGCCCTGCCCGTGTCCAACGATACGCGAGGTGCGCCGCGTCAGAAGTCGAGGGTGGCTTCGACGGGTTCAACCACGCCCTAATACCCGCCTAGATGGCGGCTGGGTTTCGGATGCCTAATCGCATCCCAAACCTTTCCCAATGGGTTGTCTCGGTGAACTAACCCACCACCACGCCCGCTAGAGCGACTCTAGCAGTTACTTTGGAGATTTCACTATGAAGAATCGCAACAAGTTCCGTCCGTCTTTCGTCGCCACCGTCACCGTTGATCTGTACGAGAACAGCACGGACAGCAAGTTCGATGCCTTTGCTGCTCGCATCGCCGGTAGCAATGTGCGTCTGATTGAGTCGGACGGCGGCACCTACACCTACGAGGTGACGGATGCTGGTCTGCCCATCGTGATCGACCGCTGGAACAGCCGCCTCGGCACCGGCATGAGCGACGCGAACATCAGCGTCAGCCGCGCCTAATCGCACGATGAGGTGAGGAATACGAGGGGGGTCGCAAGACCCCCCTTTCCTCGTTTCAAATGGATGAAGCAATCACTCTCGTACTTCTTCTGCTGATCGGCATGGTGCTGGCTAGCAGTTCACTTGAAAACCTGTTTCGGAAAGACCGATGACCACTCCTTCACTCAAGACCCGTACTGAACCGAAGTTTCGCTCTCTGATCGTTCTCGCAGCCAAGAATCCAGGCGATCCCGCTATTTGGGTCGATCCACGACAGCACAATGTGTCGATGGTCACGATCACCGATGAGGACTTCGCCATGCTGGAGCGTGGTGTCGTCACCATCGAAGGCATCATTCCAATGGTCGAAATGTCGATTTCTGATTCGACCATGATCGTCCCCGAGAACTCCCACGAGGTGATCGAATGAGAGCAGAAAAGCGTGTCGTTCCTGATCCGAAGCCCACTTTCACGAATCCCTACACGATTTCCCGTAGGTGTATCGTGACATCCAAGCATTTCTCCGTGATCGTGGAACGCGATCATTGGGACGCATGGGTGCATGGAAAGGGTAGCAGCAAGACGCTGTTTCCCTACCTGAACGACGGGGATCGTGAGTTTCTCGTAAGTTCTTTGTCGCCCGAGGGTTACGAGATTCTGTTCCGTGAGAGCGTTGGAAGCGATCCCGAGGACGATGGTGACGAGGAAAATCCCGATGTTTGAGAAACCCGGTCGAGACAAGCGCCGCAAGCGTCTACAGAACAAGAAGCGTGACCAATGGAAGCGCATGAAGCAGATGGGACGAAAGGACTACGGTCCTCCGAAGGATGTGAAGCCTTTGGATCGACCTGAAGAACCCCAAATCTGAAAATCCCGAATCATGGGTCTGCCCCACATATGCCTAACCGTATATGTGGGGTTTTTCTTTATTTGAACTTATGCACTTGTCACAGATCGAGCAGCTCGAGCACGCCCAGGACCAAATCGAGCAGCCATACATTTCAAATATTAGAACTCAAATTATTCTATCAAATTGTAAAGGAAAATCAAGCATATTTGAAGCATTTGGTAGCATCAGAGACACCAGAGGAATACCTGGGACATCTATAGATGGCGGAATGGGTTCAAGTTCACATATTGAATTTCCCTGTATTCGCTCGCTATCTGCTTATATGGGCGAGTCTCAAACTGAAAAAAACAGTGTTTCGGCGTATGGGTGGGGGGTGAGCCTCTGCCGTATTAAGCACCCATCCTCTCTTTCTCTTTAACCCCTCAATTTTAAAAATACCCCCCTACCCCCAAATCCTATAAACTTTTCAAATAGGATCCCCCGTATCCAAATTTAAAAAACACACCCCCACCCCCAAAACTGTAAATACTTTCTATTAGGATCCCCCACTCCCTAATTTACTAAATACACATAAAAGGAACTATACCCATGAATATTAACGAATCATCCCTTAGAGAATATGTAAATAATGTCGTAAAGAGCATTTTAGAAGATGTTTTTGATAGTCCTACATCAGCAGCAGCAAGTAGAGCAAATGTCAAAAAAGCAACAAAGGTATTGGGAGCAAGTTCACCACATACAAAGTCATTAACTAAACTTCACAATACTATGAAGAAAAGTCCTTATCACTATGGTATCGCTGATGATGAATTAGAAAGAAGAGAAATTGAAAAGTATGATGATTTGGATTCGCGTGATGTTCCTGCTTCAAAACCTACACTAACTCCAATGAAAGGAAAGGGATACGATGGATATGATGCTATATTTGGAGGTTCTAAGAAAGGTATAAACCTTGGAGTTATTAAGAAGGCTGCAGCAGCAATTAGTAAAAAGACTAAAGGTAAATAAAGACATTTAAAGAAATAAAAAACCCCGCTTCGGCGGGGTTCTTTTTTATAATTTAAAGAGTATTACTTACTCTCCTCTATTTCTTCTTTTTCATTCTTGCTGCTGCTGCTCCAGCACCAGTTACCGCACCGAGTCCAGCACCAGTACTCAATCCTGCTGCTGCCGCTGCTGTTGCTTTCTTTGCTGCTTCTACTTTACCTACCATTGTCTTTTCGGGTTCTTTGAATGTGTGCTCTACTGATCCTGCTGCACTACCGGCTGCACCACCAAGACCTGCACCAAGACCTGCTGCTAAGAGTGCTGCTCCGAGTTTCTTTTTGATATTTTCTGTTAACTCTTCTTCATCTAGAAGATCTACTAAAATGTTCTCTAGAAGTTCTGAGTACTCTTGTTCTGACTTTAGTTCTTCTGAGAGTCTATGTGACTCGTTTAGGTAGTAATTGTATTTTTGTGCTAATGGATTGTTCATTTGTTTTCCTTTAATCGTATTTATTACTTCCAAAATCTTGTTTGATCTCTCCAGAACTTTGCATTTTCTTTGTTTTTTTGTGTTGGTTCAACTGCACGATTCAAAATAGCAAGTGCTCTTTCTTTTTTTATATTACCTTGCACATATTCTTTACTTTTTCGTGAACTTTTTAGTTTATCACCATGAATATCTGCTGCTTGGAGCACTCTTTCTCTTCCTGGTGTTAAGAAATCTTTAAATTCAAAAAAAGTTTTCATTGTTGGTTTCTTCTTCTTTCAGCACTCAATTCTCTTTGAAATCCTTTTTGAGTGTTTCTTCTTACGGGTGTCATTGAAGGATCTGCTACTAATTTATCTTTACCGAAACCGCCTAAGTTTGAAGGTGATCCACCGCGTTCTGGATGATCAGCCCATGCATCTGGATGAAGACCACCGGGTTGAACATTAACACCATGAGACTTTAATTGGTGCAATGCTCTTTGTACCTTGGGTGTATTGCCGCTTGACATTGTTTCTCTTCTTGCAATATGTGCAATTTTTTCTAAACGACCAAGTTTATGTTTTGAAACACCAGGTATATAAGAACCTACATTGTGGTCGTTTGATGCTTCATCCAAGTACTCTTTAAAATTCTTCATTTCTTGACTCGTTCCTTGTATTTCTTAGTTTTTGCTTTTGGGATTTCTAAGTTGTTCTTTGCAGCATCTTCTGCAAGTTCTTCCATTAAATTCTTAAATCCCTCTTCACCGAATGCTTTTTCTAAAATTGCTTCCAGTAATTGGGTGTATTCTACTTGTGCCTTGAGTTGTAACTCTAAATTTTCACTTTTGCTCATGATAATCTCCTTTTCTTTATGTATAAATACGGTGATGAATGAAAATCTAGGTTATGGCTATTCCTTCTTACGGAAAGTCATCAAGCATGGCAGAACATAAGCATAATCATGCATCATGTGAAACCTGTGAAACTTTAAAAAATGAAGAAAAAGAAAAACTAAAGCAAGATTTAAAAAATTGCGCTGCGGCAAGAGATGCAGCAGAGCGTGAAAAAAAGGCGGAATTAGAAAAAACGGCTTTAGAAGCAGAAGAAAAAGTTGAAAAAATGAAAAAACAACTAATAGCCTTTCAATTGGCTACAGTTGTGGGTGTTACTATCCTCGGACAAGAAGCATTTGATAAGATATTTGCAAAGGTAGAGGAAGTAAAAAGTGTCCAAGACAAGATCACTGGTATCAATTCGAGTGAAGAAAAGTCAGAAAAACCAAAAAAAGTGTCTAAAGATGTAAGTTTTACAGAATTTAAACCAACTTCTTTACTAAAATTGACTGATTTTGGTGGTTTTGAGCAAAATATTGTTATAACCGACTCAAGAACTGATAATAATTTACCTTGGATACCCTTAGAAAGCACAGTTGTATCATCTTTGATCACTAAACCAACTCAATTGATTGTAGATCCACCAATTTACACTCCACCAAAAGTTACAAACATCTCAACTTATGATTTTTCAGTGTTTATGATGGATATACCACCAGAGATTCCATCATTACAGTATCAACTTTTACCATTTCAAGATAGTCCTTTTGTATTTGGACAAAATGAATCAAATATTCCTTCACCTGGTGCATTTATGTTGTTGAGTATCGCAAGTTTTTTATAATAAAAAGAAGAAGATGATGAATTTTTAACTCAAAATCACATATTGTAAATATTAAACCCGCAAACTCCCACTTGACACGGTGGGAGTTTTGCTATATACCACTACATCCCTTCGGAGTAGGGATTTTACAAATAAGGAGATAGAATGAGAAACTTAATCGCTACTTTAGCACTTTCACTTTGCGGTGTTGCAGCAGCACAAAATGCTGCTCCTGCACCTGCACCAACTCCAGTTGTATCAAACATTTCTGTCGAGGAAGGTCTAACCTTCTGGGGCAAGAAGAATGTAGATACAGTTGTCGAACTAGACTCAACCGTAAAGGGTAAGTTGTTCGACATGGCAGGTTGGCATGTCACTGTACCAGTTTACTCACAAGATTATACTGGTTACGGTGCAATTGATCTTGGTTTAGATTACGCAGTTCTAAGCAAGGTCAATTTCCTTGGTTCTGTCACTAATGTCGCTGTTGAGGGTGGTGTTTGGTTACCAACTGGCTCTGCTGGTTATGGTACTGATAATGTCAACCCACACATCGGTGCAAATTATGACATGACTTGGGGTGCAGTAGTTTACACCCAAACATTTGATTATCGTTTCAACGGTGATGTAGCATATAGCCCAGTTTTTGGCAATGCTGCTACTTACTTGGTAAACGCAGAATCATTTGTTGCATACAAGTGGAACACACTTTCAGTCGGTGTTGACCTAAATCAATGGTACACCGAAGGTAGTGATGTTGCATTCCTCGGTCCTAAGGCTGTTTGGAATGTGTCCAACAATGTTGATGTCAACGCAGGATTTGGTATTCCTGTTTGGCAAAATGTTGCTGCAGGCAACGAAAACAGTTGGAATGTTACTTTAGGTCTTGGAATCAATTTCTAATTTTATTTTAAAGGAGATTTACTATGAACAAGAATACTTGTCCAATCACTGGTTCTTTCTGCTGGAAGAACCCACTTCAACTAGTCGCTTTCCTTGCACTCCTACCATACGCCATGAAGGGCGTTGCTTGGATCACCAAGGGAGTTGCTGGTTGGTTTAACTGAGTTTAACTAACAATATACTCCGAAGCAAAAACCCCGCTTACGCGGGGTTTTTCTTTTACAATCTGTTATTGTTTATTATTTTACAATTTTTCCACCCTTGCCATAAAGTTTCTTGCTGCTTCGTTCCTTACGAATTGTGTTTGCTAATTTAATTTCTTGTGCTGCAATTCTTGCTGCTTTATTATGTGCGGCATCGGCACTGTCTGCAGAACCCATTTCACCTTCTCTCCAAGCATCTGCTGAAGCTCTCATATACTTATTTCTTAAATTTCTTTTTTCTTGGTTAGTTTCTGTTGCACGCTCTGGTGTTTGAGCCATATCCTCAAACAATCCGTAGAATGCTTCTTCACCGATTAGTTCTACTAGAATGTTCTCTAGGAGTTCTGAGTATTCGGTTTCGTTTTGGAGTTCCTCTGAAAGTCTATGTGATTCGTTTAGGTAGTAATTATACTTTTGTGCTAATGGGTTGTTCATTTTTAGTTTCCTTTATTAAGTTTTTCTTGACTTTTTTCCTGATCTCTCATTCTTTTCTGTTGTGCTGCTTCACCTGCTGGTGTAACTCCTTGACCTTCACGGTGTGTGTCACGAACACCTAAATCAATACCAGACTTTCTTTGAAGTCTTGCGAGTTCAGCATCATTTGCTCTCTTTGCAGCATTTTCCCACATTTTAACATGTTCGTCTTTATTCATTTTTGGTTTCCTTTTTTCTTCTTGTTCTTTAGTTTACGCTCTCTATATGCATTTGCAATTGCTTGTGCTGCACGAGGATCATAAGTATCTTTTGTTTTTTCTTCTGATAGTTTACCTTCACGCTTCATTTGAAGAGCAGCAGCAACTGCTCTCTTTTGAGGATATCCCTTATCCTTTATGAGATGACGAATCTCTGAAGAAACCTTCTTGAATTTTTCTAATAATGTTTCTTCTTTTACATTCATTGCTCGCTTGATACCTTTGACAGCATTTGCTTGTTGTTTGCCTGTGAGCGAAGCGTAGTGCTTTCCAGAACCGTACATCATGGACGATAGTTGTGAACCACGCTTTGCAACATATGCGTCCTTTGTTGCTTTACTGATCTCATCAATTTGCTCTACTGATTCTTTTTGATAATCAGATTTTTCCATTCCATCGGATATACCAGATGCTTTTCTAAATCTCTGTGCATCGAAGTTGGGATTTGATTTGTAAAAATACATTGCAGCCTTCTTGTGCTCTGCTGGTCTTTCCTCTGGACGAAGATTTGCAATTGCCTTAGCAACTTGAACCATGTGTTTTCTGGTTGATCTCTTTGGAACTTTGATACCAACTAAAGTTTCAACATCTTCATTTACTTTCTTTTTAGCAATTGCTTTACCGATTGCTTTTCTACGGTTTAGGAGGTACTTATCAGTATCATCAACTATACCGTTATTATCTACATCTGAATCTTCCTTACCTACTGGATCTAATGCTACTTTCTTTGCTTCATCTAAACGAGCAACTAATTCTTCAATTACTAAAATTAGTGCTTCATTCTCTGTTTTTAAAGATTCAATCAGTTGATCAATATTATTTGTATTTGACATGGGTATATCTTCCTTTTAGGTTATTTATAAAACCTTTGACTTGTATACATACTGTGCCAAGGATAATAAAGATCTATTATGGATATACTAAAAACCCTAAAAGAAGAGCAAAAAGAGTACCATTTAACTCTTTTAGAAGACATTCAGGACAGAGATGGTGGTTCTGTAACAATGATCCCAGGGAAAAGCAGTCCTGCTGCTGAAACTCTCTTTCCAACCTCATATCCAAGAGATGCAAAGAAAATTATTCTAAAAAGAATTCCAACAACAAGTATGGAAGAATTCTTAATGAGATTGCAACTCATTCAAAACATGCAAGCACAACAAGAAGCAGAACAACAAGAACAACAACCAGACGAAGAACAAGTTGCTGCAAATGAAGAATTTTTGAATAGTGTTCTTACTTTTTTAAGTGAAAAAAAAGTTTTTAATATGTTTGGACCTAAAACAATGAATACTCTTGCAGCATTATCGGTTGCAGGTGGTATAGGTCTTGGTGGAAAAGCATTTGAAAAGAGTATTGATAGTAAAGATAATCCAACATCAAGTAAGGTATCTTTAAGCAAAGCACCAGAAAAACAAACTTTAAAAATAAACGATTTAAAGAAATCAACTGAAAAACCAGTAGAAGCAAAAGAAGAAAAACCAACAAATGTAGTTGGTGATTTGCTCGTCCCACATTTAAAAGAAATGGAAGGATGGAGAGCAAGAAGATATAAGGATAGTAAGGGACTTCCTACAGTTGGTCATGGTGCATTGATTGATGGAAGTTTTGTTGGTACAATGGAAAAAGTCTTCCCACACCAATCCAAAGAGTGGAGACAAAAAGTAGCAGCAGGAAATATGGAATTAACCGCTGCTCAAGGACACGAACTTCTAACACATCAAGCAAGACAAAAACATGATCAAGTAAGAGATATTATTGGTCATGAAACATTTGATAGTATGCATCCAAATTTAAGAATGCATATTGCATCTGAGCATTTTAGAGGTATGATAAAGAAATCACCAAAGGCACTTGCACTAATCCGTAAAGGTGATTTGAAGGGTGCAAGTAAAGAATATTTGAACGCCGATGATTATAGAGAGAATACTGAAAATAGTATTGGAAAAAGAATGAAAAATCTTTCAGATGCTCTTGCAAAATATTCAGAAGGTGTTAAAATACCACAAACGACCGAAAAATAATTAAAGGAGATTGGGTATGAGTGATCAGATGAATACTATGGACTTTGAAACATTTGTTAAAACTAATCAAGTTTTCCCCAATCAACCAATTAAAGAACAACAAACAAATCAGGAAGATAATAAAATTTCTACTCCCACTAGTAGAGGAAATGTTGTTATACCAACTAAAATTGAAATAAAGCAATCTTTAATTCACAATCAAGGTGTTTTCGCAAAAGAACAAATATTAGAAGGTGAACTTATTGAGATTGCTCCTCTTCTTAAATTAGAATGGAGAATGCAATACCAACACGATCCAATAATTAAAAGTTACATTTGGCCAAATTTAAGTTGTAATTGTAGAGACTGCAAAGTTCATAGTCCTATAGCATACATGCCAATGGGATATGCTCCATTATACAACCATTCAGAAACACCAAATGTTTCTTTAAAATTTAATTGGGCAGAACAAACAGTATCATTTAAAGCAATGAAAAATATTGAAATTGGAGAAGAACTTTTTATTCATTATTTAATAAAAAGTTGGAATCAAAATGATAAAAAATAAACAATACACAATAGAATACTTGAAGGATGGGATTTATGTTCTTTTGGGTAAAAATCCATTGAACAATTCTAATGTTGTGCTTGCAAAATCTGATTCTCCGAGTAAACTACTTGAGTATGGTTATTTGGATCTTGGAATAACACAACCCATAGACATGTCGAGCACTGTAACAGCAATTATGGATCTTGAAACGATATCGTCTATGGGTGGTATTAAAATGCATGAAGAAATGATGGATGTAATTCAAAAACTTATTGATGGTCTTTTAAACAAGAAGTTCGATGAGGAAAATTATTATGAATAATACTTTTGTAGTTTCTGGCGTTAGAACCATCAATGGTTCCAAACCAATTATTGATCTGATTAGACACCCAGTAACAGATGCACATATTGCATGTTTTAGAAACTTTAATAACGAAGAATCTATTGATGGTTATGATTATCATGAGATTCTTTCTATTAGAAATATGCTCACTCAAATTCTAAATGAGATAGATACTAGAGAAGTGATTGATGAAATTAATAATGCTTCACAGTATGACCCTCATTCAGAAGACGATGGAGCATAAATGCAACATAGAGAAACATGGGTTCAAGATTTAATAGACTCAGCAGAATCCTGTGTGATTGGTTATGAGAAATATCTTAAGGACAAAATTAGTTCAAAAGATTTGGCTAAATTAATGAAACAACTTCGAAATTTACTCCCAATGGATTTGGAAGATAAAATAGAAGGCAAGTGAAAGGAAACTAAAGTGAAGATTGAAGATGATGTAAAACTTGATTTTGCAGATGTTTTGATTCGTCCAAAGCGAAGTAACCTTGATAGTCGTAGCAAGGTTGATGTCGAACGCACATTTAAATTTAAACTACCCAGTGGTGAATTTGTATGGAGAGGTGTCCCTATTGTAGCCGCTAATATGGATACAGTTGGTACATTTGAAATGGCAAACTCTCTTGCAGATTACGGTGCTATGTGTGCTATTCACAAGTATTACTCTGAAGAAGATTGGGGTCGTGAAGCAAGTTCATGGTTGAGAAAACATTCTGGTCTTTGTGGATTGATTTATACAATGGGAATGGGAAACGATTCCACAACATTAACAGAAATTCAAAAAGCAGAAAAGATATTAAATGCACATAAGCATGTTCGGTTTATTTGTCTTGATGTTGCAAATGGATATACTGAAAAGTTTGTAAATTATGTTAAAACCATTCGTGGTTTATTTCCAGATCATGTTATTATTGCAGGTAATGTTGTTACCCGTGAGATGACTGAAGCACTGATTCTTTCTGGTGCAAACATCATCAAGGCAGGAATTGGACCAGGATCTGTCTGCACCACTCGTAAGGTTGCTGGTGTGGGTTATCCTCAACTCTCCTGCATCATGGAGTGTGCTGATGCAGCACATGGGCTTGGTGGTTATGTGCTATCAGATGGTGGTTGTACTTGTCCGGGTGATGTAGCAAAGGCATTTGGTGCTGGTGCAGACTTTATTATGATTGGTGGTATGTTTGCAGGAACTGATGAGTCTGCAGGACAAGAAACAGAGAACGGTAAAGAGTTCTATGGTATGTCATCTGCTACAGCAATGGAAAAACATTCCGGTGGTGTTGCTACTTATCGTGCAGCAGAGGGTAAGAAGGTATTTGTTAAAAAGACTGGACCAGTTGCAAATATTATGCAACAGATTCTTGGTGGTGTCCGTTCTGCTTGCACATATGTTGGTGCAGCAAGACTTAAGGATCTGTCAAAGTGTACAACTTTTATTCGTGTCAATCGTCAGTTAAATAACATATTTCAAGAAAATTAAAATTTGAATATTTGCATTTGACCCTGAAAAAAAATCTTATAAAACTTTACTTTTTTCCTTGCGGAGTCCGATAAAAGTCGTATACTATACGAGTCAGAGAAAATAACAAAGGAAACACACTATGAAGCACTTTGATAATAATATTATGTGGTTACATTAAAATTACTTTTATTGTTTATAGTATTATATTATTAAATAAGGTTTGTCGGTATGCACCGAGAGCAGATCCGAGCGAGACAGAAATGGTTTACGGAAAACCACTGCAGTCTCTCGACTACAAAACCGTTTCACTGGTTGGTTTACGGTTCCTGATACGAAGGTGATGAATGCCCGTAAGGCAGTAGTAGTTACCGGATACAACCAAAACCGTCTTTTATGCCCTCTTAGCTCAGTTGGTAGAGCAGTTGACTTTTAATCAATAGGTCGTAGGTTCAATTCCTACAGGGGGCACTTTTGGGATGGTAGACCAACGGCAGAGTCGGGACACTCAAAATGTCCATAGTGTGGGTTCGAATCCCACCCGTCCTACTCAGGAGAATAATAATGATTGACAATCCGTATAATGAACTGAACGATCATACCTTTCTGATATATCTTGCACAGAATGATTACATGATTGATGGTCACTTTCTTCCTGAAGGCAAACGACTGATGGAGATTGCTAATAAATTACAGGAGAGAGCAATGTTTATTTTTGGTGACGGTAAATCTGAACCAATCATAGACTTCAAAGCAGAAAAATACAAGAAGTCTCAGGAAGCAATGGATAGACTCGCACAACTTGATGAGGAGTTGGGATTAAATGATTGATTATGTAGATGTGATATATGGTTTAGCATGGGGCGATGAAGGCAAGGGAAAGATTTCTAATGCTCTTGCTCCAAAATATGATTATGTTTGTCGTTGGAACGGTGGACCAAATGCTGGTCACACTGTTTATGTAAATGGACAAAAATTTAAAACTCATATTATTCCATCCGGTATCTTTGCAGGTAAGAAGTGTGTAATTGGACCGGGATGTGTAATTAACCCAGATAAATTCTTTGAAGAGATCCGTGGACTTCGTGCAGCAGGATTTGATACTTCTCTTATCAAAATTCATCCAAATGCACATATTATCACCGAAGAACATATTGAGTGGGACAAGAAGAATCTTGGTCACTTAGGAACAACTTCTCAAGGAATTGCTCCTTGCTATTCAGATAAGATGTTGCGTAGAGGTAGGAGAGCAAAGGAATATTTTATTTCGGAGTGGTTGTGGGATGGTGAACTATCAGGTAGAGTGCTTTGTGAAGGAGCACAAAGTGTTTGGCTTGATATTGATCATGGTGATTATCCATTCGTAACTAGTAGTTCAACAATGCCATACTCTGCATGTTCTCTTGGTTTCTCTCCGAAGAAGATTCGCAGATTGATTGGTGTTGCAAAGGCATATGATACAAAGAGTGGTAAAGATCCACTCTTCCCCGAAACATTATGGAATGATCCCGTACTGAATCGAATTATTGAGGAGGGTCAAGAATTTGGTTCTACTACGGGTCGTAAACGATTGGTGAATTGGTTGAACCTTGATAAGTTGAAGAAGTCTATCGTCTTATCGGGTTGTACTGAACTCATCATAAATAAGTGTGATGTTCTCAAGAAGGTTGGAGAATTTAAGGTCATTCATGGAAATGAATACATGAATTGTACAAGTTTTGCTATGATGTCTGCTTATATTCAAGATACTTTAATGTTTAGTAGTGGTTCGGATTTACATGAAATTACTTTCTCTGGTGATAAGGAAAGTATTTGATTCCTTTGTGGTGAAACGGTATCACAGGAGACTTTGGATCTCTTTTTCCTAGTTCGAATCTAGGCAAAGGAATTATTCTTGAATAGCTCAGTTGGTAGAGCAGTGAGCTGTTAACTCACGGGTCACTGGTTCGAGTCCAGTTTCAAGAGTTTGCCATGTTAGCACAGTGGTAGTGCAGTGCTTTTGTAAAGCACAGGTCATCGGTTCGAATCCGATACATGGCTTTGTATGTTAAATATTAATATTCCACATTTTTATTGTTACATGAGAAAAGAACAAATGTATCAACATAAAAATCATGTTGGTGAATTTGTAAAAGTTACTGTATTTGGAGCACAATCTAATCCAGATAGAGCATTACTTTTTCATGTGATGACTGATGATGGGTTAGTTAGAAGTAGAGTTCCAATTCATATGTTATGCCACAAAGAAAATGCTCCTAATATTCAATTAGATTATTTACAATTATGGGATTGTTTTTCTATAAATTGCACAAATATTGTTTATGACTATTTAAAAGGTGCAAGAGCAAAAATAATTCTAAAAGATAAAAAAGAACTTTGGGGTAATTATATGATGACATTTGATTGGTATGATAATTCATATAGTGACGAACCAACACAATACAAATGTTTACATATGGTTGAATTGGATAATGGTTGTTACGCTTTACAACCAAATAATAGAATATATTGGAAACATATGTCTTTTGTTACAAAACCATTTCCACAAAATCCTGATTATAAAGTTGATCATAAAAATTTTAGATGTGAAGGAACAAGTGATAGATGGATTATTGAAGGAGAAGATGACAGTTATTATTATGATTTGAAAGAGGATAAAGATGGGCGGTAAACATTCAGCAGGTAAAGGTGATACATATAGACCCGTAGATTGGGAACAATATTCAAAAAATTGGGATGATATTTTTGGAAAAAAGAAAGGTAAATTAAAAAATGAGCAATGTACAACTAATCGGACTGGTAAGCGGAGAACAAATAATCGCAAAGATCGAACTAATTGAAAATGTATATTCAATTAAAAATCCAGCAATTATTGTTCCAGTTGGTAAAGGAGAACTTGCATTAGCCCCTTGGTTGCCGTATACTACGGTAGATCAAACAGGAGTTACGATCAATAAGGAGCGTGTTCTTTTTGTTCTTACTCCACAACCAGAACTAGCAAATAATTACAATGAAAATTTTGGTAGTGGTCTAATCATTCCAGATAAGACAGTATCAGCACCAAAGTTGTCATTAGTTGAATGACATCATGCGCTCGTAGCTCAGTTGGATAGAGCAGATGCCTTCTAAGCATCAGGTCGCAGGTTCGAATCTTGCCGAGCGCGTTTAAGGAGTTTATTATGAATAGTATGGATATTGTTGAAAGACTTAAAGTTGATATTGAGATGTTAAGTATGAGTCCTGATGAAAAAGAGAGACTAATTTCAACTACATTAGAGATGGCTCTGAATGAAATTCAGCATCTTAGAAAGAAAAATTCAGATAGCGATTATCTTTCTTCATATTTTACTGAATGGCATGATAAAAAGAATGTTAAGAAAAATACAATCACCAATATTGATGTTGGAGAGATTTGATCATGTCTGTTTTGGATGAATTAATTTCTGATGCATATCCAATTTGCTTGGAAATGAATCGTCAGAAGAAGCATGTTTCTTTTGTTCTTTATAAGAATCGTGTTGTTTCTGTTGGTAGAAATGTTTTTAAAACACATCCTCTTGCAAAAGAATATGGATATCAGTTTAATGAAATGCATTCTGAACTTGATGCATTCCGTAAAATTCCATATAATTTTCGTAGTAAGAAGTTGACTCTTGTAAATGTTAGGTATAATAAGTTTGGGAAACTACGAATGTCAAAACCATGTGAGCATTGTGCTCCTTGGTGTCAGGAAGTTTTTCATGAAATTTATTACACGACCGATGATGGTGTCGTGAGAATGGAGTACTAATGTATCGTCTTCATATTGATATTCCAATCAATGCTTCAGAAGAGAAAGCACTTAAGATTTCTCAAGAAATTATTAATTTTGCATTTGATAATTTTCAATCTCACGCACTTCTAATGTCTCATGATATTGAAAGTGTAAATTATCGTCTTGGAAATGATTATGATCGTCAGAAGTCTAATTATTTTTCAAAAAATGAAAATGGTCATGTAAATAATAAGAAGAGCAAGATTGTTATCAAAACTTCTGAGAATTCTGTTGACTCTGACCAAGAATAAGTTATATTACTGATATGGGATGCATGTGTCGGGTGGCACAGGGTCGCTTATAACGACCTACCGCAGAGTTCGAGTCTCTGGCATCCTACTTATGACAGAAACGCGAAACATTATTGATCATTATCATTATTGGAAGCACGAAGCAATTCTTGCGGACCTAGATAAGCGTAGGCATAATTTTACTGTGCTTTGCAGTAATTTGTACAATGATTTTAATATTGCAACGGTGATCAGAAATGCGAATGCCTTTCTTGCAAAGGAGATCATTCTATATGGAAGCAAGCAATATGATAGGCGCGGCACCGTTGGTACTCATAATTATAATCGTTTTGTTCATTGTAGGGATGAGCAACAACTCGGATTGAAAATTGAGAACATGATTCGTCAGCACGGTACACTTCGTATCGTTGGTATTGATAATGTTCGAAATGCTCGTCCAATTGAAGATTATACTTGGCCAACTAATGAGCATGTCCTTATGGTTTTTGGTCAAGAACAAGTTGGAATTCCACAAGAACTTCTTGACAGGTGTGATGATATTTTGTATATTACTCAGTATGGATCTGTTAGAAGTTTGAATGTTGGTTGTGCTTCATCCGTTGCAATGTATGATTATTGTCGCAAGGTTGAAGCAGGTGTTTTGGCCCCATAGATTAACTGGCTAAATTCCCGCCCTTTCAAGGCGGTCATCCGGGTTCGAGTCCCGGTGGGGTCACTTTAGGATTATAATTATGGGATTTACATCTACATTTTTTGGTCAAGGTCAATTTCCATACACTACCTCATATGAAGGATCTACTTATGTCACACAGGCATATACAAATCCTCCAGAATATAAATCTTCACTTTCCATGACTACACAGTTTTCAAATGCAATTAATGGGAATACGGTTGCCCTTGCAGAATATAATAGTACTTTGTTTACTGGAGAAGCAGTTGGTCTTTGGATTTATAGATTATATTTTGATGGTCAATTAGTTGGTATATATCAAATGTGTGATCAACAATTTTCATTCCCAGTGACATTTGATCGTGTTGAAGGGTTTTGTATGGGTGTGCCACTCACTCCTGCTATCCCATATCGTGGTACTCCTGAACCTGAGCCATCGCCACCGATTCCATCACCAGCGTCTATTGCTATTTTGATTTGTTACACATTTTTTTCTCTACGAAAGAACCCTCGCAATGCATAATTCATTACTAGTCTCTACCGTGCTTACTCTTGCCGCAACGAATGTTTCACAAGCCGCGTTAGTTTCGATTTCACAAATTGTGACCAACAACACCTTGACCACTCAAACTTATGATTTTTCGGCTTGGAGTGGAATGGGTTCCTCAACGACCCCTGCCTATATGCGAGGTTCAATTAGTATTACTCTTAGTGATTTTAATCGTGATGGTGCAATGCTTTCCTCGGACGGTCTTTACCTTGCACAAGTTAACTCGGTGTTAGTGAAAACTATGCCTAATACTCCGTTTACTCTGACTGCTCCTGCTCGCAGTGGTAATTCATATACCAATAGTTTTGGTTGGGAATATCTTACAAGTTCACTCTCATCGTCTGATTCTATTGAATTGCGATTGAATTTCCGTTTAACTCCTGGTGATCAGGTCGCTATCGCAGGAACTTTTGAAGTTGCTTCTGTCCCTGCACCTTCATCTTTTATGTTGATTGGATGTGCAGGAATTGCTGCACTGTTTGGAAAAAGAAATAAATGAAAGTAGGATCACTATTTGCAGGTATTGGTGGTTTTGATCTCGGTTTTGAACGAGCAGGATTTGAACTTGCTTGGTCAGTCGAAATTGATCCACATTGTAGAAAAGTTCTACAAAAGCATTTTCCAAATGCTAAAATTTATTCAGATATCAAGCAAGTAAAGGTTGAAGAACTTGAAAAGGTTGATATCATCTGTGGTGGATTTCCTTGTCAGGATTTATCGGTAGCAGGTAAGCGTAAAGGTCTTGCTGGAGAAAGGTCAGGATTATTTTATGAAGCAATGCGACTTGTACGGGGAATCAATCCCCAGTTCGTCATACTCGAAAATGTGCCAGGATTGTTGTCGAGCAATAAAGGAAGGGATTTCGCAGTCCTCCTCGCTGAAATGGACAAAGGGTGGGATTGTCAGGAAATCGCATGGAGAGTTCTTGACAGCCAATTCTTCGGAGTGCCCCAACGACGCAAGCGCATCTTTATTGTCGCAAGTTCTCGAATCGGGGGTGCCGAGCAAGTATTGGCTCTCTCCGAAAGCATGTCAGGGGATTCTACGAAGAGCAAAGACAAGAGGAAAGAACTTACCTCCAGTATTGGAGGAAACATTGAAGAGACAAAGTGGTGGGATGGTGGACAACTCTCAGACACCTTAACATCTTCAAGTTTATTTCGTCAACAAGCAGAACCGGATAAGCGTAGAATGTCTGCAGTATTGGAGCCTATTCCTTACGATTTATTCCAGATTACAGCACCTATCAATAAGCAAACAAGAGTACCGGGTGATCCGTGTCACACTCTTGCTGCTTCTAATGCAGTTCATGCTGCTATGGTAATGGCAGTTCGTACAGCACAAACAGGAGCAAATGGTCATGGTGTTGCAGAAGAAGTTTCTCACACATTAGATCTTGCAAATGGTCAAGCAGTTGCTTATAATCTAACAATTCGAAGATTAACACCTTTGGAATGTGAGAGACTACAGGGATTTCCTGATAATTGGACTGATGGACAAGCAGATACTACAAGATATAAGCAACTAGGAAATGCAGTTACCGTGAATGTAATTGAATGGTTAGCAAATAATCTGAAAGGAATAATATGAGTGGTAAAGTAATTTGGAACTATAGAATTATTATGGATGATACTACAGAAGATCCACATGATGCTTGGTATGCTATTCATGAAGTATATTATCTTGATGGGGAACCAATTGATCATACCGTAAGTCAGTCAAGTGTTTATGGTGATAGTATTGAAGAGTTGAATAAGTCTCTAGTAAAGATGCGAGAAGCATTCAATCACCCTATCTTGAAGAAGTCTGATTTTCCACCAATGGATAACTATCGTCGTGAACACTGGATGAAAGCAAGAGAAATGGGAGAATCTTATGAAGGATAAATTTGAACCAGATGCATTTGTTCGTAAGATCATTCTAGATGATCATGAAATTGAAAGTTTGCAAAAAACACTTTATTTTCTAAAGGGTGTCGAACTTGCAACACCAAATTCACAATATATGCACAGTGTTATTTCAGAAGTAATTGAGAGTGTTGATTATGTTGTTAGACAGTATTGGAATGCACCAATCGCAACTGAGCAAGATTTTAAAGATCGAAAAGCACGATATGAAGAACTTGATCTAATTCCAACAGATGAACTTCTGCGTGCTACTCGTCAGTATATGAACAGAATGAAGAAAGGAAAAAACAAATGATCGATAAGAAGCATGAACTCCGTCGTAGACGCAAGCGTAAGTATGAATCTCGCCGTCGTAGAAAGCAAGAGCAACTTCTAAATGCAAAGAAGGAAACTCTTCGTAAGTTGGATGCTATTGGTCGTTGTCCTGCTTGGATCAAGGCTGAGAAGGGTATTTGATTTACTGGTCGGGTACTCAAGTGGCTTAAGAGAACGGATTGCAAATCCGTGATTCGTGGGTTCAAATCCCACCTCGACCTTGCGCGTGTATGATGTAGTGGTAACATATTAGATTTCCAATCTTATCTCGTGAGTTCGAATCTCACTACACGCTTTATAAATAATCTTTGATATCGTTGATCTTCAATGAAAGACAATCAGGACAGGGGTTCGATTCCCCTCGGCTCCACTTGACGGGGCTGTACAGGTATTCGACTGGTGTTTAGTAAGGAAAAGGGAGATATTCGGGACAGGCAACGAGTCTCGTTAAAAAATAGTTGTAAACAATAATTGCTAACGAACTAGCAATGGCTGCTTGAAGCAGTGGGGAATGATTCACCCGCATCTGAACGAATCACGATTTGCAGTCAGAAATGATTGCAAATCATTTTGGAGGACTTTATGAATAATGAACAATTACTTGCAATGTGTGATGAATTAAAAAATATTAGAGCAAATATTGCTCATCAACTTTCAAGAATTTCTGCAATTGAAAGAGTAGTAACAGATATTCTTTCTCCAAAGGAAGAAGTAAAAAATGAAGAACCTCAAAATTAAATTTTGCATTTTAATGTTTTGTTTACTTTCTGGTTGTACTCTAAAGAGAGTTTACTATCCTGCTTATGTTGTTGGTTATGACATGTATGGAAATCCAATTTATTATTATGATTATTATTATGTTAATTTGGATGATCCTAATAGTGCAAAAAATGCACAGCCATATATTATTCAACAGCCACCAGTTCAACAAATTGTAGTTCAACAAACACCACAACAAACTCAACAGACTGAAAAGAATAGTGGTAAATCTTGGGATTGTAATTGCAATCATTGAAGTTTATGGTATAGTACTAATACATGGGACGGTAGACCAATCGGCAGAGTCAATAGACTTAAAATCTGTGTAGTGTGGGTTCGAGTCCCACCCGTCCTACTTAACTAAATAGATTACTGTACTGGGCAAATAGCTCAATTGGGAGAGCGTCGCCTTTGCAAGGCGAATGTTGCGGGTTCGAGTCCCACTTTGTCCACTCTTGGTCCCTTAACTCAACGGCTAGAGTGTTACCTTTACACGGTAAAAGTTGTAGGTTCGAATCCTACAGGGATCACTTCGCGTCGATACCAAAGCGGCAACTGGGACAGACTGTAAATCTGTTGTCTTTAGACTCCGTAGGTTCGAGTCCTACTCGGCGCACTTGGACAGATGGCAGAGTGGTCTATTGCAGCAGTTTACTAAACTGCAGAGGTGAATGCCTCCGAGGGTTCGAATCCTTCTCTGTCCGCATTTTGGGTAGGTGGCAGAGTGGTCTAACGCGGTTGTCTTGAAAACAACAGTAGGTGAATAGCCTACCGGGGGTTCGAATCCCTCTCTACCCTTTCACTAGATACTTCATCGGGGTGTGGCTCAGCTTGGTAGAGCGTCTGCTTTGGGAGCAGAAAGTCGTAGGTTCAAATCCTATCACCCCGACTTATACATACACAAAACGGAGGAAATATGGATCTACTACTAATATCACAAATTAGTCTCGCCATAAGTCTTGTGACATTTTTTGTAATTAGTATGGTCAAATTTTACAATTTTGCTTACTCTCGTGGATATACACATGGTCATCATTCTGGCTTTACACATGGATTGTATAAAGCACAAGAAATAAAAAATAAAAGGAAGGTTGAATATGGATATGCTTGATTACACATTTATTATTTGTATGTCTGCTGCTTTAGTTTGTTCTGTAGCACAAATTTGTTTTACCTTTTATGATAAGGGATACAGAACTGGTTATAATGCAGCATTGAATACAAAAAAGAAGAAAACTACAAAAAAGAGGTAATATAAATACTGTAGTTAATAAAAAGGAACCCCATGAAGACATTTAAAGAATTTAGTCAATTAGACGAAGGTATTTTAGATACCGTTAAGGATTTAGTAAAATCCATCGGTAGAGGTATTGGCAAAGGTGTAGTTGGTGCTGCTAAGTATGGAGCACAAGCACTTGGTGCAATTCCTAGTGGTCTAATTGGTGGATTAAAATCTGGAGTTGGCGGAGGTGGTGGTTATGGTGGTTATGGTATAACTCGTCGTGGTGGTGGTTCAAGTAAAAAAATTGAACAATTGAAGGCGGAATTAGCAAAAGCAAGAGTAGGAAGTAAACCATCTGGTAAACCAAAAGCACCAAAAGGAACTGGTACAAAATTACCACCATCTGGTCTTGGTTCTAAACCAACAACTCCACCATCTGGAGCACCAACAAAGGTTCCATCACCAACAGGGTCTGCTCCAGTACCACCAGCAACACCAACACCAGCAGTTCCTGCTCCAGCAGCACCAGTTCCTGCTCCAGTTAAAACACTAACAAAGGCAGAAAAGAAAGATAGAAGAGATGCTGCAAGAACAGTTGGTGGTGTAACGAGTAGACTAGGAAAAATTGAATCAAATCCTGATGATGATACATCTTTCCGTGCAGCAAGAACGGATCCAGCAAAAGAAAAACTCGCAGCAAAAGGTGTTGAATTAGAAACAAAGAGAGCAGCACTACAAACCAAAACTGGCAAATTAAGAAAAGGTGTAGACAAGAAAGATATTAAGTCCTTCAATATAGATCAAGAAATGACTAAAGGTAATATTATCAAGAGTGGTAGTATTGCAAGTAATCCTGAATTAGCAAATAAACTTGCTGCAGCAAGAGCAAGAATAGCAAGAACTAAGGCAAAATCGGGTCAGGTTATGGGTGCTTATGAATCGACAGATTTACTTAATTCGGTAATGAAGTTCTTAAATAAGTAAAAAATAAGATCCACAAATATTATTTTATATAAATAATAGTGATCGGGCTGAGTTGGTCGTAGACAGTCCTCAAGCGAACTACGCCATTCATGCTAAAAAGGAACTTCGCTACCTTTCGATCTTCATAGGGGAAGGGGTTTCGTGAGAAGCCCCTTCCTTTTTTTGGGTACATTATATATACTAGGTAATCTCTAATAGGAGCAAAAAATGGACACAAATAAGGAATGGTTGGATCAATTAATGGCAACATATACAAATATGAACAATCCAGTTTCTGAACCAGTAGCAGAAACCAAAGAAGAAGTTCTCAATGAAGAATGCACAGAGTGCAATGAATCAGCAGAACCACAAGTAGAACAAACAGAAGAAGTTGAAGAATTAGAGGAAGAAACCTCAAATGAAGACTTTATGGTATCTCTATTAGAAGATGTACAAGCAGCAGTTGGTGAAGATCTAACAGAAGAAGAGATCGAAGCAATTCTCGAAACCGTATCTCTAGTTGTTGAGGGTATGGTCAAGAAGATGAAGAATGTAACAGAAGCACACATAGGAAAAAGTGGATTCCCTACTCAAGACGAACGCACATTTGCAGATAGAATAAAACTAGGTGCAAAACTTGATGCAAAAGGTGAAACTAAAGGTGCAGAAAAACGAGCATGGCACGCACTTGACAAATGGGCACAGAGAAAAGCAGAAAAGAAGAAGTATTGATCTATGATTTACGAACTCCTAGTAGAGCAATTAGCACTAGTCATTCTTGAGAACCGTCTTTCCCTAGAGGAAGGCGGTTCTAGAATGAATCTTCCTATCGAAGATAGTAAGAGAAAATTCTTTCCATCAATTAGATCTTTAAAGAAACTAAATCCAAAAATGGTTTTGGTTTATGATAAAGAAGGAAAGGTAAAGAGAGTTCCAGAATCAGAAGTAAAGAATTATGCAGGATTAGCAGAAGCATACCTCTCAAAGTATTCTTATAGAACACCAAAAGAGACTATGGCTTCTCGTGTTACAGTAGATCCAAAGACAGGTGAAGAAAAATCTGCAAAGACATTTACTGCAAAAATGGATGCAAACGCAGATTTAGAAAAATTACAAACTTTAAAAAATAGAGTTAAAGAAACAGGTAAACAACATGAAGTATCCTTTATTGGCAAAAAAGGACCACAACTTCAACCACAAAAGCATAGAGAAATTGAACATAAATTAGAAGTAAGAATGCATATGGGAGAACCACATGTATTTCACAAGGGTGAAAAAGTTCAATTAAGAGCAACAGGAAATGGTGTACATATTGTTGCACCCGGCGAAAAAAATGATAGAATAGTAGCACACACAGGAATGTTGAGTTCACCACATTTTGGTGGTGCTGCAACAAGAAGAGCAATTCAAACTGGTCGTTCAGTAGAACAAACAACACAAAAGCAAGCAGAGAGAAGAAAACGAGTTGCTAAGAAGGTTGCAAAGAAGAGAAGACTTTCAAGTGAAGTTAAAGCAAAGGCAGCAGCAGTTCAAGGAAAGGCAAAGAAGTTAACTCCTCCACCCGTAGCACCTGCTCCAGCAGCACCCGAAAGCGGTAAGAGTGAAATTGGTGAATTTAGAAGTAGAATTGCAGATATTATGAAGCGTATGAGAAAAGGATGAAGTAAGTGAAAAAATTTAATCATGTACCTGTTGAACTAAAAAATAAACTAACAACTAAAGAAATAGACGGAAAAAGATACTATGTTACAGAAGATGGTAATTCTTATCCGTCTGTAACTACGGTTACAGGTTGGGAGAAGAGAGAGTTCTTTGCTGAATGGCGAAGAAAGAATCCAGAAGAATCAAAAAGAGTTCTTCGCCGTGGAAATAAGTTCCACTCAATTATAGAAGCATATTTAAATAATGAAACAATTAATCCTGATGATTATTCACCGGGTGAATATTATTTGTTTTCACAATTAAAGTCAGAACTGAATAAGATAGACAACATTAGAGCACTCGAAACCGCACTACAATCCTCTCTGTTGGGTTTGGCAGGTAGAGTTGACTGTATTGCAGAGTTCGCTGGCAACTTGTCTATAATCGATTTTAAGACCTGTTCTGCTGAAAAGGGCAAGGACAGTATCAAGGAATATTTTATGCAAGCAACTGCATATGCAATTATGTTCCAAGAACAAACTGGTATACCTGTAAAAAACATTGTTATCCTTATGAGTTGTGAAGATGGTTCTATAACTGTATTTGAAGAAAATCCTTTGAATTATACAAAACTACTTAAAGAAACCATCGAATCATTCATGATAAATAATTCATGAGATGTCAGACAAATACTTTCCAGCAAATACATGTGTTTTAGCGTGTTCGGGACCATCTCTGAACACAATTGATCCTTTTAGTTTGGGATTACCTGTTGTTGCAGTTAGTACAGCAATAAGAAAAATAACAAAACCACATTTTTGGATTATTGCTGACTATTTAAATGAGATGCATGGAATAGAAGGATCACATGCTTATTCTGATCCAGATATAATAAAAGTTTTACCAGAAGGCAAAGTATCAAGTGGAGCAAATGCTCAAAGTGTTGTTTTGTGTAATTATGACACAAATACTCGTTGGCCAGATGTAGAGTCTGTTTTATTTAATGGTGCACAACCATTTATAAGAGGACCACATAAATCCGTAACATTTGCCATCCAATGGTTACATTATATTGGTGTAAAAAATGTAATTTGGGTTGGTAATGATTTAAAAGCAAATAGTATGAAAGAGAAATATTGTTACGAGGTTCAAGAGTTTGATATGAAGAAGGCTTATAATTATGATAAGACTTTGGATCAAACAGCAGATGCACTCAGACAATGGCACCCAATAGCATTAAAAAGAGGATTCAAATGGTTTTCTTGGAATTGTGGTGAAGTTTTTGAATCATTTGTTCCAAAATTTGACCTGAATTGGTGGGAAAGCGAGGGGAAAGAGCAACTAAGACAGTATGCTCCAATTACCTTTCCAACAGTAGATATTCCAGCATATCAACCTACTCCCAAAATAGAAAAACCAGTACAAAAAAATGAAATACAAGTTTTAAGAAAACAACACCAACAACCACAACAACCATCACAGAAAAAAGAACAACCAAAACCTTTCAATAAAGATGCGTATTTAACATCACCATATACTCCAAACATGACTGGTAATCATTCACGAAGAGAAATTAGAAAAAATGAAATGAATGTGAAAAAACAATTACGAGCACCAAAATGAATGAGTTTAAAATTATAAGTTTTTATACAGATAATGGAATCTATGCTGATATGGCAAAAAGATTAAAAGATTCCTGCAAAAAATTCAGTATAGAATGCGATATAGAAAAGTATAAAGACAGAGGTTCCTGGGTTGATAATTGTAATATAAAACCAGAATTTATATTAAAAAAATTAAATGAAGATGTCGATTGTGTTATATGGGTGGACTCTGATGCAAAAATAATGAGTTACCCATATTTGTTTTTAGACACGCCTATGGATTTTGGTGTTCGTGGAGAACCGGGAGCAAGAAAGAAAACTCCTGTTGGAAGAGAAGAAATAGAACTTCCAAAAAATTGGCCAGTTCAAACAGAACTGATGTGGTTTAATTCTGGTACTATGCTGTTTCGTAAATGTAAAAGTACAATAAGAATGGTTGAGAGATGGTTGGAACTATCTAAATCAATGACAAGATCATGGGATCAATGGAGTTTACAGCAAGCGTGGGCAGATGTACAACCAACTACTGAATGGTTTCCACGAACTTATTGTCAGATAGATAGATTACACGGAAGAGACAAAGCAGTGGTTTTACATGATTTAGCATCAGTAATGCAGAGAGTGGATAGAAAATGAAAACAGCATTAATAATTGGAGCGAATGGTCAAGACGCATCTTATCTTGCAGAATTTTTATTAGATAAAAATTATAAAGTTCATGGAACGATTCGTAGAAATTCTGTTCCGGAATCACAAACAACCAGAATACAACACTTACATGATGAAAATAAAATAACATTACATTACATGGATTTGATAGATCCTATAAGTGTTGATTCTATAATAAAGCAAACACAACCAGATGAAATATATCATCTTGGTGCTCAATCACATGTTCAAGTTTCTTTTGATTTACCAAAATATACACTAGATGTTAATTCTGGTGGAACTTTAGCAGTTTTAGAGGCTGTTAGAAGATTCTCTCCTCATTCAAAAGTATATCATGCAGGTACATCAGAAATGTTTGGTAATTCTTGTGACTCTGATGGGTTTCAAAGAGAAACAACACCAATGGTTCCAGTGAGTCCATATGGTTGTGCAAAATTATATGCACATACTCTTTGTAGAAACTATAGACAAGCATATAACATGTTCGTCTGTTCTGGGATATTGTTTAACCATGAGTCCCCAAGAAGAGGAATAAATTTCGTAACTAATAAAACCGTATTAGAAGCCGTTAAAATAAAATTAGGATTATCGGATAAACTTGTTCTTGGTAATCTAGAAGCAAAAAGAGATTGGGGTCATGCAAAAGATTATGTAGAAGCAATGTGGTTGATGCTTCAACAAGAAACACCAAAAGATTTTGTTGTTGCAACTGGTGAAACTAGATCAGTTAAAGAAATGATCGAATATGTTTTTTCAAAATTAGAATTGGATCCTTGGAAATATATTAAAACTGATAAAAAGTATTTAAGACCAGAGGAATTAAATTATCTAAGAGGTGATTCTACAAACATAAGACAAGTTTTAAATTGGAAACCAAAATATACTTTTGAACAAATGATGGATGAAATGATTAATTATTGGCTGAATGAATTACAATGAAATATCCTATAACTATAACATTTTATACACCTGAATATAAAGAAGAAGCAAGAAAATTAGAAGAAACTTGTAAATTATTTAATTTACCTTTTTATTCATATGAAAAACCAAGTAAAGGTTCTTGGGTTCATAATTGTACAATGAAAGCAGAAGTAATTCAGGATGCTTTGTATTTACACAAGCACCCTGTTTTGTGGATAGATGCTGATGGCAGATATAAATCACATCCAAATATATTTGATTCAAATGAATTGTATGAATGTGATTTTGGTGCTTATTTTATTCCTGATGTTTGGAATCAACCAAGAAATGTACATTTAAGACCTTGGGGATTTGATAGAGGTAACGAAGCATTAGCAGGCGGCACTATGTTTTTTAATTATACAGATAAGTGTTTTAATTTAATAGATGATTGGAAAAAAGAAAGTCAAGCAAATCCAACAAGATGGGAACAACAAAGTCTTCAAAAAGTTTGGGATAAATACGATAGAGATGGTTTAAAAACATACTTCTTCAATCAAGCGTATTGCAAAGTATTTGATTGTAAATGGTTTGAAGAACCGAAAGAAATAGTTGTAGAACATACACAAGCAAGTAGACGGTTAAAAGGAAATATAAGATGATAATAGATTTAAAGAGTATAAAAAAAGTTTATATAAATCTTGATCGTGATGTTGATAGAAAAAATAAATTTGAAAATATAATTAAAGAATTACAGTATACAAATATTGATAGGTTTTCAGCAAGACTATTGCCCAAAATAAGAGATTTTAATCATGGTTGTAGTCAAAGTCATCATGATTTGATGAATCAATATAAAAATGAATTACCATTATTTTTGATGGAAGATGATGCAAAACCAACTAAATGGTATGATGAATATGTAAATGATGGTAAAATAGAAGTACCAGATGGTGCAGATGTGATCTATATTGGATTTTCAACTGCAGGTTGTTGGAAAAATTTAGGAGTAGATTTTTGTGCAAAACCATATAATGAAAAATGGGTAAGATTAAAACATTGTTTGGGAACTCATGCTATGATTTTTTTAAATAATAACATACAAAAATTTATAGAAAATTCTGGAAGTACGATACAAAGAAAAGTACCTCTGGATATTGGTTATGCTAAAGAAGTTTTACCAAATTTAAAAATTTATGCACCAAAAAAATCATTATTCTATCAATGGGATAAATGTTGGATAACTACTAATACCACTGTTGATGTGGATAATAATAAATGGACTTCCCATAATGAGGACGGAACAATAAATTTTATTAGGGATTATATAAATGCTTGATTTTACAGATTGTACATTTTTAATACCATATAAAAATAGTAATAAAGATAGAGAAAATAATTTACTACATGTATTGCGTTATTTAAATACTTTTTTAAAAACAAATGTTGTAGTTATTGAACAAAAAAATAATATATTAACCAATACTTTAAATATAATAAATTCTAAACATTTTAATAATATTTCTTTAATTTATAAAGAATATGATAGTGGTCATAATTTTAATTTTCATAAAACTAAATTATATAATTTAGGAATGCAAGAAATAAAAAATGAAATAGTTATACCATATGATGCTGATGTTTTAATACCATTAAGTCAGTTAGTAGAAGCAAGAAATAGCATAAAACAAGGATTTGATTATTGTTTTCCTTTTAATATGAATTATATTGAAATTTCAAAATTATTACCGGATGATAGAGAAACTCTATTAACTGATTATAATTTTGAAAATTATAAAATTAAAGCATCTTGTAAACATGAAGAAAATTCAAAAAAAATTTACAGTAAAATTCCAGGTATAGTTAGAGGATGTCCTCCAGGCGGTTGTCTTTTTATAAAAAAACAAGTTTATATAGATTTTGGATTAGAGAATGAAGATTTTTATGGATATGCTCCAGAAGATATAGAAAGAAAAGATAGATTAAAAAAACTTGGTTATAGTGGAACTTCGATAGATGGTGATATCTATCATATAGAACATCACACAGAAGATAGAAGAATAGCATCTACAGATTCTAAAAATTTGTATGCTGATATTTCCAGAATGGATGCTAATACTATAAAAGATTATTATAGTAAAAAAAATTATAAAAATATATATGGATTAAAATAATATGAAAGTTTATATAGATTGGCATTATGATATAGATCCATCACCAATAAACACATGGTCTAGAACAAAAAATATTCATGAGTGTGATATAGTTGTATCCGTTAATAAAAACAAATTTTATGATAAAAAAACTATTAATTGGTTATACGAACCAGAATCTATAATATCAAGTGTATATAAAAATTGTTTAAATTCAAACAATTATATTGCTACTCACAGAGTAGATTCATCATTTAATAAAAAAATTACTATACCACCTTGTTTTCCATCTTGGATCGATGAGTGTGATAGAAAAATTTATAATAAAACAAAATTAGTAAGCATGGTAGCATCTAAGAAAAATATATGTTCAGGTCATTCAATAAGACAACAAGTAGCAGATGCTAATGAAAATAATTTGGATTTATATGGATTTGGTAGAAAAAATCAATTAGATAAAAAAATAGAAGGACTAAAAGATTATATGTTTTCTGTTGCTATGGAAAATAGTGTGGCTGATATTTATTATACAGAAAAACTATTAGATTGTTTTTTAACAGGAACAATTCCAATATATTGGGGATCAAAAAAAATAAATGATGTTTTTGATAAAAATGGTATTATATTTTTAAATGATGATTTCACAATACCTGAAATAAGTGAAGAAATTTATATATCAAAATTAAACTCAATTAAAAATAATTTTGAATTAGCCCATAAATATAATTATAAAGCCTCAGATGGTATACAGTTTATAACGGAACAACTATGAAAAAAATACACATAAATTATGCGGCACTAGGAACTAATCACAATTACAACCACCCAAATGGTGGTTATTTTAATGCTCAGATGTTGAATAGTTCAACAGCAAAAACTGTTGCAGGATTCGATGAAAGTATTAATTATAAAATAGAAAGTTTACCAGAAGATTTTAAAACAAAACATTATCAACATTTTTCACATACCAGAGGGGCTGGTTATTGGATTTGGAAACCTTATATAATTTTAAATCATTTAAAAAATAAAATGAATGATGATGATTTATTGATGTATACTGATTCTGGTTGTCACTTTATTAATAATTTAAATCCTTTATTTAACCGTTTAAATGATACACAAGAAAAAGTTTTAGTATTTAATCTCGCTCAAATAGAAAAAGATTGGACAAAAAGAGATTGTTTTATAAAATTAAATTGTGATACCCCAGAATTTACCGATAGCAAACAGATAATGAGTACATTTTTTCTTTGTAGAAAAAATGATTTTGCAATAAATGTCGTGGAACAATGGTATAATGAAATTAGTGATTTTCATATGGTTTCTGATGAATATATTTCTCCATCAAAAACACCAAATTATCCAAGTTTTAAAGAACATAGACATGATCAATCTATTTTAAGTCTTGTTTGTAAAAAAAATAATGTAGAATTTATGGAAGATATAAGTCAATGGGGAGATCCTATTAAGAGAAATATGCCACAACTTGTTGCACATACAAGAAAAAGAGATTAAGGATATTTATGAAAATACAAAAAGTAATACATGCATGTGATGATAAGGAATTTTATTATGATTTTTGGCCAATTGTATCTAAAATTTGGAAATTAAAATTTAATATAGAACCAGTTTTATTATATTTTGGTACAAAAAATCCATCTACAGAATATGGTACTGTTGTTCATATGGAAATATTACCAGATATTCCGGTAAATACTCAATGTCAATTATCTCGATATTGGATACCAGTTACGGAACCAGATACTATCTGGATGACATCTGATATTGATATGTTACCTATCTCTAGACAATATTTTATTGATAATATAAATCACATATCTGATGATAAATTTGTTGCGTTAAATTCAGATCCAAGAGAAAAATATCCAAATTTGTTATATTCTTGTTGTTATAATGTTGCACAAGGGAAAACATTTACAGATCTATTAGGCATTTTACCATCATGGAAAGATTTTATGTCATCTGGATTTTGGAAAGAAAATACACATAATTATAAACCTGATGGTCTATCTGATGCTTTACCTCATTGGGGGGCAGATGAAATGTGGTCTAGTAAAAAAATAAACCAATATCATGATCAAAATAGAATAATTCGATTACATAGAGATTGTGGTAGACACAGATGCCATAGAATAGATAGATTAGAATGGAACTGGTCTGATGATAAAGTTAAAAATGAATATTATTATGATTGTCATAGTATAAGACCATATAAAATACATAAAGAATCTATTGATAAATTAGTAAATTTAATAATAAATAAATGAACATGATAAATTACGACGAATATATTTGGGGAGACAAATTTAAAAATTTATCTTCTTGTAATTTTGTAAAAATTGATGATGCTAGGAGTTTTTTAAATAGAACATCAAAAATAAATAAAATTGTAACACACAATGGAGATTTACCAGTAGATGCATCATATCTCTCCCTTAAAGATAAATTTAATTTTTGGTTTGGACAAAATATAATTATTGATGATGAAAAAATTATACCTATACCAATAGGACTGGAAAATGATTATGTTCCAAATTCAATACAAAAAAAACATATGCTACATGACTATAGTAATAAAAACATAATTATTAAAAAATTGTTATATATTAATCACAATATTGGTACTAATCATGCCGAAAGAATAATTCCTTATAATTTGTTTCAAACTAATAATTTTATTACTATACACAGTTGTGATGGATTTGGTGGTCAAAATTCATATTATACAAATATTAAAGAACATGAATTTATTCTAAGTCCACCCGGAAACGGGTTAGATTGTCATAGAACATGGGAAATATTATATCTTGGAAGAATTCCTATTTTAAAAAATATTGGTTCTCTTAAAAAATTATACAGCAATCTTCCTGTTATTTTTATTGATAAATACGAAGAAATCACAGAAGATTTTTTATTAAATAAAAAAAATGAATTAAAAAATAAATCATTTAATTATAATAAATTAAAATTTAGTTATTGGAAAAATTTAATAGAACAGGAATGAAAAAATTATGATAACAGTAAATTTAATGGGAAGACTTGGTAATAATTTATTTCAATTAGCAACATGTTTATCACTAGCAAATAAAAATAATACAAAAGCTTACTATTGTAAAAATGAATCAAATATAAATGTATTAGAATTACCGGATATTCAATACACTTCTTCAAATGCTCCAAATGTATTTTCAGAAAAAAAATTTAATTACAATGAAGAATTTGAAAATTTAACAGATAATACACATTTACATGGTTACTTTCAATCGGAAAAATATTTTAAAAATTGTAAAGATTTAATACTAAAAAATTTTTCATTTAAAGAATATGTAAAACAAAATGTAAAGACTAATGGTTATTCTGATATTGAAAATATAACAAATCAATATACAGCAATTCATATAAGAAGAACAGATTATCTAACAATACAACATGCTCACCCAATTTGTTCAAGAGAATATTATATAAATTGTTTAAATGAAATTTCACCATCCGGAAAAATTTTAATTTTTTCTGATGATTTAAATTGGTGTAAAGAAAATTTTATAGGAGATCAATATGTTCATGTAAATTTAGATCATCATTGTTGCTTATACATGATGACTAAAGTTAAAAACATAGTAATAGCAAATAGTTCATTTAGTTGGTGGGGTGCATGGCTAAATAATAGACAAGACAAAAAGGTATATGCTCCAAAACAGTGGTTTGGGGACACTTTGCCATATAGATCTGCTGATATTAATCTGACTAATTGTTTGAAGGATCTTTATTGTGAAGGGTGGAATGTAAGATGAAAATTGCAATAATAGTTCTAAGTGGTGGTAAAGATATTGCTCATTCAAATGGTAAAACATATGATGAATTGGTTGATACTATAAAGGAAACATGGGCAAAAAGATTACCAGATAATGTCAATATTTTTTTTAATTACGGGTTTATACCAAATTATGATAATAATCCAAAATTAGGTGAAACAAAAATTTATAAAGACATGTTATTACATGGTATAGAAGAATCATATGAAAATATGAATAAAAAAGTTTTAAATTCATTATCCTATTTTGAAAAAGAAACCGATTATGATTTTATTTTTAGATGTTGTTGTGGTAGTTATATTAATGTTGAAAATTTAGTTAATTTTTTATCCAATAAACCAAAACAAAATTTTTATTGTGGTGTACCAACATCCTATAACCATAAAGGTGAACATTTTAATTTTGCATCTGGCTCTGGATTCTTTTTCAGTAAAGATGTATTAAAAATTATATCTAAAAATTTAAATAAAATGATAGATGAAGAAATAAAATTAGATGATGTTACTATAGGATATCATTTTAAAAAACTTGGAATAAATATTCATCCAGGGGCAAAAAGAAAAGATATAGGAGATTTACCGGAAAATAGACACCATCTTATTGATCTAAATTGTATAACAAAAGAAGATTTATCACACTATCATTTTCATATGAGACACAATTCCCTTGGTATGAAAAAATTACATAATTTAATTGAAAATAAAATTTATTGTTAAAGGATTAAAATGAAAAGTAGTATTTCTGATTACGAAAAATATAAAAATGTTTGTATCAAAGCAGTTGAAGATGATTTATTTTTTAAATCATTTCGTTCAAATAATGAATATATGGGAATATTGGAACATGTTTCATATGAATCTGGATTGGAATATTATAAACATTGTGTAGAAAAAAATAAAGTAGAATTTACAAATGATTTAATAAAAAAATTAAAAAAAACAGATTATTACGGGCTTCCTAACAGATATAAATTTGAAAAAATAGATGAGTTATCACCAACAATTTTAAGATATATTTCTGTTGCATCTGATATTCATAGATTATATGGACCTTTAGATGGCAAAACGGTTGTTGAAATAGGAGCAGGATATGGTGGTCAATCTATGTTAATAAATTTATTATATAATATAAAAAAATATATCATAATAGATTTACCAGAAGTTATAGAACTTATAAAAAAGTTTTTAACAGTAAATAATATGGATATAGAAAAATATGAATTTTATTCATATCCAAATATACCAACTATTAAAACAGATTTTTTAATATCAAATTATGCTTTTTCTGAATGTTATAAGAGTGTACAAGACATTTATATTAAAAATTTAATCAATAACAGTAAAAATTTTTATATGGTTGTTAATTTTATATCAAATGATGTTTATAATAAAGAAGAATTATTACAAATGTTAAATGGAAATATAGTAGTAACAAAAGAAGAACCAATAACAACAGATACAAATCTTTTATTTTATAAAAAGGATTAACAAATGAAATCATATTCTCAATGCAAACAAGATTTATATGTTTTAGAAAAATTAAATAATAAAAAAGATGGCTATTATATTGAGATAGGTGCATATCACCCTACAGATATAAGTAACACAAAATTATTGGAAGAATTGGGTTGGTGTGGATTAAGCTTTGATGCCAATAATATTTCTTCCATATGGACATCTTTTAGAAAAAATGAATTTATATGGGCTGATGCTTTAAATTTTAATTTTAAAAAGTGTTTTGAGGAAAAAAATGTTCCATCGGAAATAGATTATTTATCATTAGATATAGATGAAGCAACATTAGGATGTTTAAAAATATTACCATTAAAAGAATATAAATTTAAAGTTATTACACTTGAGCATGATGAATATTCACAAGGTTCTGCAAAAAAGAATGCTATGAGAGAAATTTTATTTTCTTATGGTTATAAATTAGATAAACCAGATGTTAAAAATGATGGTCATATATATGAAGATTGGTGGTTAAGTTCATGAACATGTTAGTTACAGGTGGTTGTGGATTTATTGGTTCTAATATTGTTGATAGACTTTGCATATCAGAAAATTATAATGTAACAGTTATTGACAATCTTTCATCTGATGCCCATGATAAATTTTATTATAATAAAAATGTTGTTTATTATAAAGATGATATTAATAATAAACATATAGTAAATGGTATATTTGAAAGACATAGACCAGACTATGTTTTTCATTTAGCAGCAGAAGCAAGAATACAAAATTGTATAAATGAACCAACAAAAGCATTTAATACAAATACTGTTGGAACTCAAAACATACTAGAAGCATGTAGATTGTTTAATGTAAAAAAAGTAATGTTTTCAAGCACATCTGCAATTTATGGATTAAATGATACACTACCACAAACAGAAGTATTAAGTCCTAGTTGTCTGAACATGTATTCATATTCAAAATTGTTTTCTGAAGGATTATTTAAATTATATTCTGAAATGTATGGTATTGATAGCATATGTTTCCGTTATTTCAATGTTTATGGACCAAGACAACCTATTCGTGGATCATATGCACCAGTAATTGGTGTATTTTCTAGACAAAAGAAAAACAATGAAAAAATGACTATTGTTGGGGATGGTTTACAAACAAGAGATTATATCCATGTTTCTGATATTGTTTCTGCAAATATAGCAGCAATGAATTGTGAACATAAATTAAATGGAAATATAATAAACATTGGAACTGGTAAATCTTTTTCAGTTTTAGATATTGCAAAGATGATGAATGGAGAGTATATTCATGTACCTGCAAGAAACGGAGAAGCACGACATACTCTTGCAGACATAACAAAAGCAAAAGAACTATTAAATTGGGAACCAAAATATAGTTTAGAAAAATACATGGAGAATAAAGAATATGATAATTGAAAATAGTGAATTAAATCTTCAGCAAGAAATTGAAAAAAGAGTTCTTAGGACTGGAGATTCTTATATTGATGCAATTCTTTTTGTATGTGAAAATTATTCTTTAGATCCAGAATATATTGCAAAACATCTACCAAAACCAATTGTAGAAAAATTAAGAGAAGAGGGTGAATCATTAAATCTACTCCCAAAATCTTCTCGTCTACCCATATAAATACCCTTGACTACTCCAGTATCTGTAGTATACTACTGGTGTAAGTCGTACATGTCGTACACTTAAAACATACAAAAGGAGATATCGTATATGTCGTTCAAGGATCTAAAGAAGCGTTCTCAGGAAAACATTTCGCGTCTGACTGAAGAACTAGAGAAGATGAATAAGGGCGCAGAGTCTTACAAGGATGATCGTTTCTGGAAGCCTACGCTTGATCAAGCAAGCAATGGTTTCGCTGTCATCCGTTTCCTTCCCCCTGTTGAGGGTGAGGATGTTCCTTGGGTTCGTGTGTTCTCACACGGTTTCCAAGGCAAGGGTGGTTGGTTCATTGAGAACTGCCCGACCACTATCGGTGGTAAGTGCCCTGTTTGTGAAGCAAACAGTGAACTTTGGAATTCCGGTATTGAGGACGACAAGACCGTAGCCCGTGATCGCAAGCGTAAGTTGTCTTACATTGCCAACATCATGGTCGTTTCAGATCCAAAGAATCCTTCAAATGATGGAAAGGTGTTCCTTTTCAAGTTTGGTAAGAAGATCTTTGACAAGATCATGGAGAAGTTGCAGCCTGAGTTTGCTGATGAGACTCCAACCAATGTCTTTGACTTCTGGAAGGGTGCAGACTTCAAGTTGAAGATTCGTAAGGTTGCTGGTTATGTTAACTACGACAAGAGCGAGTTCGATGATTCTACTCCGCTTCTTGGTGGTGATGATAAGCAACTGGAAGGTGTCTGGGCTAAGCAGCACAAGTTGCAGGAGTTCCTCAAGCCAGAGAACTTCAAGTCTTATGATGAACTGTCCAAGAAGTTGGATAGTGTCCTCAAGTCTGCTCCAGAGGGTAAGCGTAAGGCTGAGGAGATGTCAGATGATGACTTCGAACCAGAGACTGAACTGAAGTATTCGACTCCCAAGACTGCAAAGCCAGCAAAGATGGCTGAGAAGAAGATTGAAGAGGATGTCGAGGAAGAGGATGCAATGTCCTACTTCGAGAAGCTTACTAGTGATGACGAGTGAGTTAATGTGAAGATGGTGTGGAAGAGAGCCAGAGAAATCTGGCTCTTTTCTTTTTATAACATAGCTGCTTTATAATAGTCCATATAAACTTTTTCAAGTACACTTTCATGTTTATCTGGTATAGTTCCAGCAGAATTGAAGTGTCCATTTGTTTCTAATAGTCTACCACTATTCATACCACCAATCATGTTATTGACTATGATTGGATTTGATGAACTGGATGAACCAGATAATAAAGGTGCTATCTTATATGCATCATTATATTCTTGAACAGTATTTGCTAACACTGTACCCAAAACCATAGTTTGTCTTTGGGTTGCTGTTATATCATTTAACGCATTTTCTTTTATTATCTTGTAGATGTTATTACCAATACTTTCTGTTACTGCATTTGGTTTAGTTGATACAACTGCTTCTGATGTTCTATTTTCACCAGCAACTATAAATGAACCAAATCTACTTCCTTCAATGATTCCTTCATTTGCCATCATACCAGCATACTGACCATATGCTTCGTTAACAGCTTCTCTGTGTTTTCTTTCTTGTTCTTCTCTTTGTGCAGCACTAATTAATTCTGAACCATATTTGTTAAAATATTCCTTTGGTCTTGCCCAAAGATTTGTATTATAATCTTTTAGTATTTCTGGTGCTTCTTTTAATAGCATAAAAACATTATCAAAACCAATTCTATTCAAAACAGAATTTATTTTTTTATCCGCACCTTTTTTGAGGTAATATTTATAGAGATCATCGGAATTATTAATATTTCTTGCATCTTTAAATGTTTCTAAAATTGTATTAACATCTTGTATTGAATATTTTTCTCCTTTACCCCAAGCGAGATCCATATCTACTACATTATTTAATTTTTCATGTGTTTTTACAATATTATGTAAAGCAAAAAAATTCTTTTGAGCATTTTCTACCATCTTTACTGCTCGTTCTTCTACGATCTTTGCTTCATTTATTTTTCCTTCATTTGCCAATTTCAATGCTTCTTGACCCATAATTTCTACTTGCTTATTAGTATTTTCTAAATCCATTCTTCCCTGATCTAACATTTCACTTTCCGCAATGCCTCTAGACCAATCACTTGCTGTGTATGCTCTATATAATGCCTCACTAGCACCATACATTAATCCAACAATAGGAACAGCTCTTGCTAAAGATGGTAAACCAGCTGCAGAAAAAGCATTTGCTGTGGTTGAGATACCAAGATCTACTAAACCAGCAGATAACGAGCCTTTACCAAAAGCAACACCTGCTTGTTTTAATCTATCTGCAAATGGTACATTTTGTAAATTTGGATCAAAAAGAGTGGAAACACCAAGAGCAGTTCCTCCTAAAAATGCAGATCTACCAGCAGAAACTGCACTCATAGTTGCAGCACCTGTCGCTCTGCCTACTGCACTTGTTCCTGCTTTTACTCTCTCAAATGGAGTTGCTTTTTGTTGTGGTCCAATTCCACTTATTGGTTTTTTACCTGTAATAGCAGTTTTTGCCTTTTCTCCTGCAATTCTAGAAAATTCTCTTTCAGGTAAAGGTGAAAATAAAGGTTTTCCTTGTATTAAATTTTTTAAAGTTTTTGTTGAAACCGTTTTTGCAGTTGCTCTAGTTGCAGCACCAGATGCACCAATATCTGCTGCTGATGATGTTCCTGCAGCCATTCCTGGCTTATTAATTACTGGTGTTTCTTTACCATCAAACCAATTTTTTAATTCATTTATTGCAGCAGTTAACCCAATTAATGATCCTGCCAATCCGGCAATACCCAATCCACCCAATAAATCAGTAATTCCACTAATCAAAGAACCCAAACCAGACTCCGTTGAAACATTTATTTCTTTATCTCTTATTTCCTCTAATAACTTAGTTGTTTTAATTCTATATTTTTTATCTTCATTTAATAATACTTTTGATTCTGACTCAGTTTCTTCTTGTTTTGCAACTTGATCTGATGTTACTTCATTTTGTTTTTTAGTAATATCATATAGAGATTCCATAACTTTAGAAATCCCGTCAACTTTTTTACTTACACTTTCTAAAATTTTATCTCTATCTTCTTTTAATGGCATCTAGTTATCCTTTGATTTTATTTTTTCTTCTAACTTGTTCCATTCTTTCTTTTTGTTCTTGTATATTCTTTATATGCAATCCAATGTATACTCTTCTTTCCCAAGGCAACATATTTTCTATTTCTTCTAAATTAAACTTTTCGCTCTCGATTAATGCATAATTTGTTTCGTACATTATTTTCAAACTTTCAACCGAGAGCGTTATTCGAAAAAAGATTTAAAATCATTTATAATTATGGGTATTTTATTTCCTTTTGTTGGAGTTACAAATTCTTCTTCATATGTCACTCTTGGTAATTTATCAAAAAAATGTGTAATTTTTAAAAACATTTCTTTTGGTAGATTTTCTAAAAAATCTATAACTTCTTGTTTACTTTTTTCTTTTGTACTTATTACTTGATCTTTTGTAAAAATTTTATCTATACAAGACACTATCAAATTAAACATGGTTTCTGTTCTTGATTTTTCATTTTTTTCTATCTCTATAAATTCACTTATAGATGGATATTTCATAATAACACCCATATTATCATTCAACTTTATAGTAGTTGATGTTTTTTCTGGAAGATTTTTAACTATTACATTTTCAAGTTTCATTTCTGTTTCAAATTTTTCATTAGTTTCTGAATCTTTAACAATTATTTCTACAACTTCGCCCATCGATTTCATTCTTAATTGGATAAAGAGATATTCAACATCAAAATATGGCATTTCTTCAATATTTAATTTTTCAGAAAAGCATGTATTGAATATACTTTTCATTGCTCCCATAATTTGTTCATCATCCTTTGATTCCAAAGCAATCAATAATATTTTTTCTTCCTTTACAACAAAGGGTCTAAATGAAACCTTTTTACCAGTTGATGGTACTGTTGTTGTGTATGTTGGAAGTGATACTAAATTTTTCAAATCAATCATAATCTACTCCTTAATCGGGTTTACCAAATGCATTTTCCAAATCGTTTCTATCAAGTAGTCTTGTTTCTGCTATATCTAGAGTCAATGTAATTACAACTGGATTACCGTCTTTAAAGTGTGCATAAAATCCTTGTTGTGTATAATCTAATTGTACACTTTTTAAGAAACATTTTTGGAGACTTTTTGGTAGAACTTTAGATTCTTCTCCATTTATTCTAAAATAAAAGTCTACAGTACCTGGGAAAGTATATAAAATACCACCTAGATCTTGTGTTGGGTATGAGTGTTGTTTTAACATTTCTACTATTTTTAAGAACTGATCTGCTTCTTCTTTGCTTGTTGGCTGGAATTCGATATTCCATTGCCAATTTCTTAAATTTGGACTTCTATAAAGAGTTTCTGTAGCGGGATTAATTGTTTTCCTTGTTGCTAATTGAGCATTATTAGCAAGAAATTCAGCAACATTAGTAGAAGCTTTACCAATACCTGCTCTGGAATTAGGTGTTCCTGATAGTGGTCCAGTAATTAAATTTAAAAGACCGGATACTACACCTCCTATTGGTATTATCGGATTGTTTGAAAACCCATCAACATTGTGACTGTGTATATCGTTTATTTGTTTTGGCAATGGTAAAAATATTGTTTTCTTTTTATTTGGTGAATCGGTATCACCTTCAGTATAAAAATTTTTATTTAATGATTCAATATTATTACTTGTAAATTCTTTTGTTTTATTAAAATTTTCAACAGCTTGTTTACCACCCTTTAAAAGACCTGTTGTTAATACTCCTAATTTATCAAGTGCAGTAGATTCATTTGTTATTTTTTGTTCTGGTATTGCATCAATATAACCACCAATTTTTTCTATTCCAACTGTTGCAAATTCCGCACCCTTTCTGTTTAATTCTTGTGGCGAATTGCTTAAATTTGGATTTTCATTGCTTGATGGTGAATAGAGAACTATTACCATGCAATCTCTTAATTTGCTAGTATCACCACTAAATGATAATTGTTTTATGATATCTGAATCTACAGTTGGTAATTTTTGTTCTAGTGCTTTGGCTCTATTTTCAATAAAATTTAATGCTTCTTTATTTGATAGAGTTTTTTCTCTACCGGCAGCATCCAAAGTATCTCCTATCAGAGATTCATAATTTGCTGGTACTGAGTTCAAATCTGGTATTGAAACTGGTGGATTAGGATCTGAAACTTCTTCAGGAGTCCAAGAACCTAGTTTTGAGTAGTTTGCTATGTTTTCTTTTTTAATTAACATTTTTTTAGATAAATAGGAAAGAATTCTGTTCATTTTTATTTATATGCCATACAAAGGTAAATATCACCCAGAAAACCCAGAAAAGTATGTTGGTAACTCAAACAACATCATTTATCGCTCTCTATTAGAGAGAAGATTTATGGTTTTTTGTGATAGAAACGATAATGTTTTGAAATGGTCATCAGAAGAACTTGCTATACCATATATTTCGCCCATAGATAACAGAGTTCATAGGTATTTTGTTGATTTTGTCATAGAAGTGCAAGAAAAAACAGGGGAAAAGAAGGTTTACCTTGTAGAAATCAAGCCATCTAGACAATGTATTCAACCTAAACAGTCAGATAACAAGAAGCAAAGAACATTTATAAAAGAAAGTAAAACTTGGTTAATAAATAATTCTAAGTGGAATGCTGCTTCGGAATTTGCTAAAAAACAAAATTGGGAATTTAAAATAATAACAGAAAAAACACTAGGAACAAACTAAATGAGCACATTTGGACCATTTGGACCATTAAACGGCGCAAACAGCATAAAATCATTTCAGGGACTAACGGATAGAATCTCCGCAGGGTCATTTAAACCATATGACTCTGTTGGTTCTTTTTCCCCAGTTACTGGTGATTCAGCAACAGAACTTGCTAACTTTTTGTTTACTTCTGGAATCTTATACAGAACCAATAGGTTTTTTGCAACAGTATTCCCACCAAGACTAACAAATAACACACTTTCAGCATTATCTGATAGGAATGGATTAAGATTTGTTTGTGAAAATGCCAGTATACCAAATCAATCATTGTTTACATCAGATTATAAGTTGAACAATTTGCCAGTATTGAGATTACCATACACCATAGATTACGGTAATGAATTGACTTTAAGTTTTAGAATGACAGACAATTATAAAGAAAGAAAGTTCTTTTTAAATTGGCAAGAATATATCTTCGATACGGTTAATGGAGTGGAATATTATAACAATTATACAGATTCGTCATTAATTGTTTTAACTCAACTGGATACACAAAATAATAAAGTGTACAATACACAATTTATTGGTGCATATCCAACAAATATAGGTTCTATAGAATATTCGTGGGAACCAGATTCAAACTATGTAAAACAATCTGTATCATTCTCATATTATAGAATGGTTTCTGAAGGTGTGGTTTATGCTAAACCAACAGTTCGTTATGATCCAGATCCACCTCCATTATTAAACAGTACACCACCAGATGTACCTTATTACTTAGAACAACCAACTGTTTCCAAACCACCAGACAATTTTGTAGAGATGTAAAATGTTTTTTACAAAGCACCCATATACAACACAATTAGATAAAAACGGCAACCAAATCACCGTAACAGATATAACTTCAACCATAAAGACATATGAAGTTTTTCGTAATACACAATATTCAATTCCATATTATGTAAGAGAAGGTGACACTGCAGAATCAATTGCTAAACAAATATACAATAAACAATCATATTCTTGGATAATTTTATTAGTAAACAATATGAAAGGGATTTATACTGATTGGCCACTTTCATCTACAGCATTTGATGCTTATGTAAAAAATAAGTACGGTGGTCTTTCTTCAATTTTCTTTTACCTTGATAGTATCAATAATTACAATATTAAAAAAGGTGATGTAATTAGATCAACAACTAGTTCCAGTAAAACAGCAGAAGTGGTTGATTGGAATCCATCGTTGAGTAAATTAACTATAAGACAATTGAATGGCACTTTTACAAAAAATGAATTTGTCAGATTTTTAGACACAACTCCAACAATTGCAAAAATTGGTAGAGTAAACCTGTATGAACAAGATTCTTTGCATCATTTTGAGGCAAATGGAATTTATCTAGATCCATTACTTGGTTATTTACAAGGATACATAAATGGTGTAAGTAATGAAGTGATAACCAACTATCAATATGAGATGACAGAAAACGATAAAAAGCGTTATATTTACATTCCACTACCAGAGGTAGCAACAAGAATAGAACAAGAATATTCAAATTCTATGGCTGTTTAATATGATTAATTTAGAAACACTAGGAAGTATAATAATAAAATCTGAAGATGTTTCTGTTGATGTTACAACAGTAGTCACTTCTATAAACTTATATCAAAGTCTATATGATCCATTTGTAACTGGAGATATAACAATTGTTGATGTTCCTAGTAGCAGAGTAACTAAAGAATTTAGAGGCGGTATTGTTGGTAAGGGAGAAGAGGTTTTGTTTTCATTTTCAACAAAAACAAAACCAGTATCAAGAGATAAAAAATTAAAAGCAGAAAAATATTACATCTATAAGGTATCAATGATACCATTAGAATCTGCTGGTGAACAAGCAATATTTAAACAGGCAACAACATTTCATTTTTGTTCAAAAGGAATGTTTACTAATGAATTTAAAAAAGTAAGAAAAGCATATAATAATAAAATTAGCAGTATTGTTTCTAGTATAGCAAAAAATTATCTTTCTATAGATGTATCGGTTGAAGAAGAAACAAATTCAAAACAAAAAGTTGTAATTCCAAATTTCTCTCCAATGAAAGCAATAATGTGGCTTACTAGTAGAGCATACAGTGGATCAACAGATAAACAAAATCATAACTTTATTTTTTATGAAGATATAGATCATATCCACCATTTTACTAGTATTGGTAGATTGATGAAAAATGAACCAGTAATTGGCACAAAAGAAGATGATGGTATAACAATACGAATCATGCCAGATAATAATGTTGTTTCTGGTGAAATAACAAAAAGAACTTCATTTGAGGCATTACAGCATGTTGCTAAAGATTTTTCTCCTTTAAACAATGTAAAGGACGGAATGTATGCATCAACATGTTTAACATTTGATATAACCAGAAAAAAGTTTGCAAAAACAACCATGCGTTATGATGAATTATTTAAGAAACAGGATCACTTATACGACAGACAACTTGTGGATAAAAACTTTTCAGATGATGCAAGTATAATTAATCAGGCGTATAAAAATCCTGAAACAGTAATAAAATACTATCCAAAGGCTACAAAATTATACGATAAAAATGAAAAGCCAGGAAATCCAGATAATCCAGCAAACAATGTAGAGAAGTGGTTGTTACAAAGAATTGCTTCTATGGAAGCAATGGATCAGTTTGGCGTTGATGTTGAAATAAAAGGAAATGTTGGTTTGAATCTTGGAGATGTTGTATTTTTTGGTAGACCACAAGTTGATAGTACTGGTTCAAAAGATAGAAGAGATCCATTTTTTGTTGGTAAGTTCCTAATAACAAAAATTAAACATTCTCTAGTCAATAGAGGAGATACACTAGGATTTGATTTGAAAACAACATTATCACTAAGAAGAGATTCTGAATATTCTGATTCAGCAGATACAGCAGCAGATCAATTAGATAATCTATTAAAAGGAACAACTACAGTTGAAGAATTGGGTGGTTTGGGTAAAGTTGAACAACTTTGTACGGACGCACAGTGCTATCCAAATTTAACTACGAGTGTAAGAAATACTTTTAATTTGCCTAGGAGTGTAGGACGATGAGTGGATTTTTAGGTAAAGATGGCTTTGCATGGTTCTTCGGCGTAGTTGAAGATAGAAAAGATCCATTAAAAATTGGAAGAGTTAAAGTACGAATACTGGGTTATCATGATGATGATAAAAATGTTCTACCTACAACAAAATTACCTTGGGCAACACCAATACAAGGAGTAACTTCTGCAGCAGTTAGTGGTAAGGGTTGGACTCCTCTTGGTCTTGTGGAAGGAACTTGGGTATTTGGGTTTTTTGCAGATCCCGGTTCATATCAAATACCAATGATTCTCGGATCAATTGCAGGATTAAATTCCAAGAGTATCAATACACTTGGTGAATATTTTGGAAATGCATTTGCTGATCTAAGAACTGAATCAGAAAGAAGCAAAGCACCAAATGATAGATTTGAAAAAAGAGAATATCCAAATGGCAAGGGTAAAGATGGTGATAAACATGGTGCTCAATTAGAAACTTCAAGTAAAAATTCATCATACCCAAAATCAAATTATTCACCAACTGCAACCAATAATCCAGATGGAACACCAGACACAAATATATTAGGTATTAATGATAATGATAGATTAGATCAAACATCTGTTGGTGTAAAAAATTCAGATAGAAATTCTGGAGGAACTAGAGATACAGCAGTTCCCGTTGCAGATGTAAATTTTGAACCATTTGAAACTGGAGTTATAAACAATAGTGGAGCAAATAAAGGAACAAATAAATCATTAGCAACTGGTTATAATGGATTGAAATCTTCATCAAAACCGTCATTAAAACAAAATTATAAACAATTCAAAGATCAACCAACAAATGCAAATGGTAAAACTGTATATTCTTCCGGTGCTGGTGGGGTAGGAGTTGATAATTTCTTACCAGTATCAATTTCTGCTGCTGCAGGTTGCTATAAGAGTAACATGGATAATATCAGAAATGGAACTCAACAGATTAAAAATGATGTAGAGCAAAAAGCAAGAACAACATTGAGCACAACAGCATCTGGTGGTAGACAAACAACATCAACCGGATTTGTTAATAGATCTAGAGATTTTGGTTCATATGTACCAACAACAACAGGTTCAAGTACTTCACCAAATGATGTACAAGATGCAAATAATAACAAACTTGGAGATCAAAAGCAAACCACTACGACACCAGTAGAACAAGTTGGTTCTAATGATCTTAGTGGTGGATTTGGAAATCAAACAAGCATAAACGGAATGGCTATAACCAGAGATAATTTTGGAAATATTCTCTTAAATGGTGTTAAAGTTCCAGTAGTAGATGCTACCAAGAAGATAACAAATCAATCAGATGCAAATAATCCAGATAGAGATAATGAATGTGGTGATTGTGGTTGTAATGATTGTGATAAACTTAATAAATAAATTAGAGAAATAAACAATGTCAGTAACAGAAACACAAGGTAATTGGAACGAACCAGAGACACCATACGGTAAGGTAAAGGGAGAACCCGTAGAGGAGATGTATCCTTATAATAAGGTGTATGAATCTGAATCTGGGCATGTTATAGAAGTTGATGATACTCCTGGTTCTGAAAGACTGAACATATTTCACCGTTCCGGTACTTTTGAAGAATTCCATCCAAATGGTGACAAAAATGTTAAGGTAGTTCGAGACAGATATACAAGTATTTTAAGAGATGATTATGTTCATATTGATGGCTTCTGTAATGTTACTATAGATAAAGCTTTAAAAATTGTAGTTAATGCCGAAAACACAGAGAGTACCCCCTCAAAGAATGTAAATTTTGATATTGAAGTTGGTGAAAATTCAAATGTCAATTTAATTCTAAAAAAGGGAAATTGCAACCTAAAACTAGAAAGTGGCGATGCAAATATTCTTTTACAAGATGGTGATATCAATCTAACCCAAAAGGATGGCAACTTCAATCACAATGTAAATGGTGATTATAATTTAGAAGTAACAGGTCATATGCATGTGGTTGTTGGAAAAGATTTAGTGAATGAAATAGGAGGCAGTCGAGACACCAGAATAGATGGTAAATTTGATAATTTACATGTTACTGATGGTTATTCAGAAACTCTAATAGAAAATGGAGATAGAAGAGTAGAAGTTGGTCTGAATGATCATAAATTAGTTCATGGAGAATCACATCTAAAGGTTGAAAAGGGCAGAAGAGAATTTATAACAGAACATGATGAACTATCCGTAGATGGTGATAAAAAAATAAAAGTAGCACCTGGTAACTTTGATATTTTTACAGATGGTAATATATCAGTTTCAACTAGTGGTACATTTGATGGTTCTTTCGGAAACGCATTAAGATTAACAACTGATTCATCTATGGATGTGGTTGTAGGTACATCTGGAAAAATTACAACTAGTGCGGGTATGGATATATTTTCTGCATCTCAATTAAAGATTAACAGCAATTCAACAGTAGATATATTAAGTAGCGGTGTTATGAAGTTATCATCTGGTGCTGTAATGGGGCTTAATGCTTCTGGTGCTTTACTACAAACAGGCAGTGTAATACATTTAAACGGTCCAAAAGCACCAAAAGCAACTGCAGCAACAAGAGCAAGAAGTGCACAATCTGCAACTTTACCAACAAACCAATTTCTTTATAAACCGGGTGAAATGGGTAAATGGAATAAAACAGAAAATGGAAAATCGCCAGCGTCAATTTTAAATGAATCTACTTCAAAATTGAATAACCAATTAAACACGCTGAATATATCAAAAGAACAATTAGGTCAATCTACAAATCAACTCAGTGGACTTAGAGAGCAATTAAATACCGCAGGAACAGATCCTAGTAAATTAAGTTCTGTTGCTAGTTCCACTGCATCATTAACAAATAATGTATCAGGAACTGCGGGAAATGTAAACGGTGTTCTTGGTGGAATGGGTGGAGTTGTTGATGATGTTTCTAATGTTTCAGGTTCATTAGTTCCGGGATCTGCTGATAGTTTAAGTAAATTTGGAAGTGGTGGTGATTTCTTGACAGGACTAAAAGAGGGTCTTGGTGGTGTTGTAGGATTTGTTGGTGATATTTTTAGCACCATAACAGATATTGCATGTGGTATCATTGACGCTATTGGCGGTGCTTTAGACTTTGTTGGGAAAATAGTGTCAGATGCTATTGGTGCAGTAATGGACGCTATAGGATCGGTTATGGACGCTATAGGAACGATTATAGACGCTGCAACAAAAGCAATAACAGAAGTATTATCGACAATAGCAGATGTAATTGGTCAAGTATTTGACGCTGCTGGTAACTTCATAGGTGGAATAGTTGATGGTATCGGTAGCGTAATAGACGCAATAGCAAGTATATTCAATGGTCTTGGTGGTAGACCAAGCAACTGTGGTATATCTCTTGCACTGTGTACGGAAGACTTCTCTATAGGTGTTGCTAACGCACCAGGAGGTGGTTAATGCCGGGTGCTGCTAGAAAATTCGTAGATAGAGTTGGTGGTGGGATAGCATTGGGTTCTAGTAATGTTTTTGTTAATAATATTATGATAGCACAAAGAGGCGATAGGGTTACACCACATCCCCCCTGCTGTTGTGGTGTTGGTTGTGGCTGTCAAGAGCACTGTAGTGCTAGTTTAATAGTGGCTTCTCCAAATGTTTTTGCAAATAATAAAAATGCAGTAAGACAAGGAGATCCAGCAACTTGCTTACACCCAATATCCGGTTCATCAAATGTTTTTATAAATTAATAAAAAGAAATATACATATTTAAAATGATAGCAAAAGACATAGATTTAAACTTTAATATAAATCCAATAACTGGGGATTTAAATAAAAAAACCGATGGAGATGCTCTTAAGCAATCTCTAAGAACTCTTCTTTTGTTAAGTTTATATGAAAAACCATTTAATACGGATTTAAATGCAAATATTAGAGGATTTTTATTTGAAAATTACCTAATAGATGGAGACATTGAATTAAAAAATAATATCATGAGAATTATAAAAAAATATGAACCAAGAGTATCTTTAAAAAGTGTATTAGTTGCTGCTACTCCTGATCAAAATTCAATAGATATTACAGTAGAATATTATTTTACGGGAAATAAAGAAGAAACTTTAAGTTTCTCAATAGAGAGAACAAGATAAAATGGAACAAAAAAGAGGCGATATTTCTAATTTAGATTTCGTATCAATCAAATCAAATTTGATTGACTTTTTAAACAAACAATCAGAATTTTCTGGTTATTCGTTTGAAGGTTCTGCCTTTAATGTTCTCATGGATTTACTAGCATATAACACATATTATAATGCATTTTATAATAATATGGTTGTAAATGAAACATTTATTGATACAGCAGGAAAAAGATCATCTGTTGTTTCACTAGCAAAAAATTTAGGTTATGTTCCAAAATCAACAAAGGCAGCAACAGCAGTAATCAACATAAAATTGAGTCCAGAAAATTATACAAATGATATAATTACGAGAAATACTCAACTAACCGCAACAGACTCCAACAATAATACCTTTACATTCGTAACAACAAAATCATATTCATTTGATCCAATAGAATTTGATGACACAACAGGCGAAACAACCAAATACGGAATAGTCGATGTTCCATTAATTCAAGGTACATATACAACATTCACATCCATAATAGCAGATCCAAATCAAAAAATTTCGATACCATATGATGGTGTAGATCTCTCCACAATAAGAGCATTTGTTTTGCAATCATTTACAAATCAAGAAGGTATCGAACAAGAATGGAAATTGGCTACAGATATAACAATGGTGAATAAAGATTCTAGAGTTTTCTTTATTGAAGAATCTCCATCTGGAACATATGAAGCAACATTTGGTGATGGTGTATTTGGTAAGAAGTTAGAACAAGGAAATTTAGTAATCTTTGAATTTTTAGTTTCTTCCGGAAGTGCTGGAAATAATATAGGTTCTTCAGATTCAGTGAGTTTTTCATCGTTTAGTTTATCTGGATATGAAATAGAAACAGTTCAACCATCCAGTGGCGGTTCTGATAAAGAAGATATTGAAAGCATAAGAAGAAATGCTCTAAAAAACTATTCAAATGAAGAAAGAGCAGTTACTGCAAGTGATTACGAGAGTTTGATTCTTAAAAATTACAACAATATTGAATCTATTCGATGTTGGGGTGGTGAACAAAATAATCCACCACAATATGGAAAAGTTTTTGCCTCAATAAAACCATATAATAGTTCCGTACTATCAATACAAGAAAAGAAGCAAATAGTAGATTCTATCCTAAGAAATAGATCTATGGCTGGTATTACTTTAGAAATTTTAGATCCAGATATCCTGTACTTAAATCTTTTAGTTAATGCAAAATATGATCCAACATCAACAAGAGATTCTGAAACAAAAATCAAAGAAGTTATTAATACTAAGATAAGAGAATACGCTGTACAGAATTTTAAAGGATTTGATGATGATTATTATTCATCTGATTTAATTCCAGAACTATTAAAATTTCATCCAAGCATAGTTGGTGCTTCTACAAGCGTAACTATGGAAAAAAGAATATACCCAGAATTAACAAAGAAAATTACACATACAATTGATTTTGGAAATGAATTATATCACCCAAGAGCATGTTATGATGTTCCAGTTGTCGAAAGTTCATACTTTAAGATGTATGTAATACAAAATTCAGCATTAGTGGAAAAAATATGTTATTTTGATGATGATGGTGATGGAAACATGAGAATTTATACAACAGATAATAAAAACAACAAAATTTACATAAACAATAAAGCAGGAAAAGTTGATTACAAAACTGGAATAATAACACTAACAGATTTAACAGTTTCATCATTCGTTAACGCACAAAACTATATTTACTTCATTGCAACACCAAATGATGCAGATGTATTTACCGATTATGACACGATATTATCTTTTGATACATCCATTAATAGAAATGTTTCAATAACCTTACTGCCAGTTTACAAAAACTCATTAAACAACGCATCTTATTCTACTAGAAATAGTTCTAATTACACATCTGGTTAAACATGTTACAAGTAGAAATCATATATCCTCAACAAGATTCAACTGTTTATAGTGACGAATTAAAATTTCGTTATAAAGTTTTAAACAATTTAGAAAAATATAAACTCAGTAAAATTGTTTTCATAGTAAATGATACCGAAGAAATAACAACTACTGTAAGCAATGAATACACTTTTGATTCTCTCAAATCTGGTACATATGAAATAAAAGGATATCTATTAAATAAAAATAACATAAAAATAGATGAAACGGATTTCTCTGTAAAATTTAATGTAGTTACTGAAAAATTTGAATCAAAAAATCCAACATGGTCATTTGCTAAAACAAAACTACCACAATTTATACAAGAAGATTATAAAACATTTTCAAGATTTATAGAAGCATATTACGAATGGCTACACAAATCTAATAATCCAATTTTTGCACCATTCACATCTGAACAATTTGCTGATGTAGATACCACTCCAGAAGTTTTCTTATCAAATTTTAGAATACAATATTTAAACGATTTTCCAGATAATATATTGACATCTGGTGATAAAAATATAAAAACAATAATTAAAAATATAAAACAATTTTACAGATCTAAAGGTTCTGAAAAGTCCTTTAGATTTTTATTTAGATTACTGTATAACACTTATGTTGATTTTTATTATCCACGAACCGATTTGATAAAGGGTTCGGGTAATTTGTGGGTAGAGAATGTTGGTATGAAAGTAAAAAATATAGAATTAAAGACTGCATTTTTACTAAAAAACTCTTTAATATATCAATTAGATGCCAGCGGAAATATAACTGCTTCCGCAAGAGTTGTAGAAGTTAGTGTACAAAGAGTAACAAATATGGATTTAATTGAACTTTTTGTAGCAAATGTTGTTGGTGAATTTGATGGAGATAAACAAGTTTATAGTGATATGCTAATTGATGGTAAGAGAAAACAAGTATCAATGGATCTTTTACCAGTTGTTACTAGTGTTGATATAACAAGTAAAGCTTTACGAGTTGGTGATCCTGTTTATTTGCTCGACTCCACAGATTCTATAAGTGGAACTGGTTTTTATGCAGTAATACAAGAAGTAGATTTTAAAGGTAAAGTAAAAAGATTACAAATAATTGATTCTGGTTATAATTATTCAGGTACACATTTACTTCACAAAAAAAATCAAAATGGCTCTTACACACCAATATCAGGAACTTATGAAATAGGAGTCATGACAAGATATCCTGGATATTATAAGACAATATCATCTTCTCCCTCCTCTAGAGGCAAATTACACGATAATAGAAAGTACCAAGAACTTTCTTATGTGTTAAAGGTTGAAGAAAATATAATAAATTATGCCGATATAGTCAAGAGGTTGGTACATCCAGCAGGTGTTGGGTTATTTGGTAGTTACCTTGTTAAAAGAGATGAACAGATCGATGTAAGTAGTTCAACAACTACAAATTTATATTATCAAGGATTTATAGGTAATTACCTACCATATACATTCAATACTATAAAAAATTTAAGAAATGATTCTTATCCGAATGCCGATCCTATTCTTTATCCATCGGGTATGACAGATTTGTATCCTTCTGGATTTAATCCAAATCAAACCATTCCTGATGAGGATGAAGCAACACAAGAACATTTAGCAGGGATTGAAAGAAAAAATTCCGGTGTTAATGATTTGGTTTTTATTTATAAACCAGATGTATCAGATAAAAATCAAATAAATGAGTATTGGATTGTTTTTCCAAATCCAAATACACTACTAAATAATTCTGATAACGCAGTTGGAGAAATAGTAATAAGAGATTTCTTAAAAATACCAATAACAGATTTAACACAAAGTACTAACTAAAATGCTAAAAACCAACTTAAAAAATTCATTAATACAGTCTTTTTATGACAAATTTTCCGCATTTTCAAATATAAAAAATTATCTCTTTATTGGTAAAGTTACTGAATGGGATAACGAAACTCTTCCCCCAACAGCAGACGATTCTCTCAATGAAGAACTAGAGGCATGGAGAAACATGCTACTTTGCAAGTCATTGAATTCTGATGATGTTGCATTTGTAATAAGAAGAATTAATTGGGAATATAATAAAGTTTTTTCACAATATGATGATGTGATTGAATTGTATTCCGAAACAAATAATTATGATTTTTATGTTTATACTTCTGGTAAAAATGTTTATAAATGTATTTCAAATAATAATGGTTCGTTCTCTCAATATGAACCATCAGGAACTAGTACTGATGACATAATAACCCAAGATGGTTATATTTGGAAATATATGTATTCTGTTAGACCAGAATTAGAAGATTTTATAACGGAGGAATATATTCCTGTAGAATTGCTAGACGAACTATTTTACACCGATCAACGATCTCTGCAATTAACAGTTCAACAAGATGCAAAACAAAATAAAAATGGTGCAATCACTTCGATACAAGTAACTCAAACTGGTGCATCATATCCATTCGCTATTGACTATGTAACAAATCCCGAAGCTCAAATTTTTCATGTTGTACAAGAAACTGTTAATGTTGGTAGTTTTACTATAAAACTAAACCCATTGTCCGATATAAGTAGAATTAATGATATTTATAAAAATGATTATGTTGTTTATATTTATTCTGGAACTGGTTCAGGTCAAGTTAGAAAAATAACAGCATATAATGGTGAATCTTGTATTGCAACTGTTAGTGAAGCATTTACTGAACAAATAACAACTGATTCATATTATAAAATTTTACCAAGAATAGAAATAATAGGTGACGGTAGAAATGCAGTTGCAATTCCAATTTTAAATCCTTTGACAAAAATGATAGAAAGTGTAACCATCTTAAATGGTGGTGAAAATTATCGAAAAGCAATTGTAGAAATAAAATCAAAACGAACTAATGATATTGATTTAACAAAAGCAAGAGCAATATTAGCACCAGTTAATGGTCATGGTTATTCTTCTATTATTGAATTAGGTTGTAAAGATTTAATGATAAAATCATATTTTGATAAAGAAGAAATTCAAGACAATAATTTTTACAATGATTATAGACAAGTTGGTTTGATACAAGATATAGAATTATTAAATGAAATCACCCCAAAACAAAAATATACTCTTGATATTGAAAATTTAAATGCAACAACAGCATTGACATTGGGTGGAAATTATTCAACATTTGTAAGTGTTTTACAGAGCAATCCCAACTTAATAGTAAAACAAGGATCCGATGACAACATCAGTCAAGCACAAGGAACTTATTTAAGTTTTGATTCTACAACCGAAACATTAATACTAAAAACTGTAAATGGTAAATTTATGAATTATCCATCATCTACAGTATATCCACTAGTAATAGAGGATTATCCAACAACAGGAACCGACACATATTATACATCAGTGAATGTTTTAAATTGTGCTCCTTTAAATTATTATAGTGATTTAACATTCAAATTGGATGATACTATTTTAGGAGAAGATTCAAAAACAACAGGTACTGTAGTTGATTGGAAACCTACTTTCTTTGGCACTGACGGTAAATTAGTTGTAACAGATGTAAATGGTTCTTTTGATGAATCATATTATAATGATTCTGGAGATTTAATAAATGGAGAAAGAATAATAGCATTCTCTGCTGTGAATATGACATCTGGTATTTCAGGATTTAATGAGAATAAAGTTGGTATTATTAAGAATATTTCAAAAGCAGGATTAACAGAGGGTAAAACCAGTTATAGAACCACAACTGCTTTAACATTAAGATCTGTAAACAATCCAATAACAGATACTTTTTCAGAAACAGATTTTTCAGAAGATGATATTATAAAACAAGAGACATCTGGTGCTACTGGTATTGTAGTTTCATGGAAACTTTCAGATGATAAAACCACTGGTACTTTGTTACTGACTGGAGTTGATGGTGCTTTTGATCCAACCCCAACATCAGGACAAAGAATATTGAAATTGGTAGGTGGTTCATATACATCAACTTATAAAGATTTTAATGTTGGAATTTACGATATCAAGTTACCAGAAGTTTCTAGGTATTCTGGTAAAATGTTATACATAGAAAATATAAGACCAGTTGTTCGTGGTGATGATCAAATGGAAGAATTTAAAATAATAATAGGACTCTGAGGTAATTAAATGGCATATAAACACACAGATATACTTTCCGGTTCGCCTTATTACGACGATTTTGCCGATACAAAGAATTTTTTAAGAATTCTTTTTAAACCGGGCTATTCTGTTCAAGCAAGAGAACTAACTCAATTACAAACACTATTACAAAATCAAGTATCAAAACTTGGTAGCCATGTATTTAAAAATGGTAGTCTTGTATATGGTGGTGTTTCTACACTTACTGAGTGTAAGTTCCTCAGAGTAAAACAAACTGATATAAATCATGAGGATCTAAGAGGTAAGGTCATATCAGACACCAGCAGCACAGATGTTCTTGGATCCACAACAGCAAGTAAAGCAAAAATTGTTTATACTCTACCAGAAGTTATAGGAACAGACGAATATACAATTTTATTCTTACAGTATCTAACTGGAAATGAATTGAACAATGCACAAAGATTGTTCATAGGTTCTACTGTCCAATCCATAACAGTAAAATCAACAACAGTTGATACTTCAATTCCTGTTTCTGGTTCAGCAAGTCTTGTTTCTGTTGAAGAAGGTATATTTTATGTTGATGGTTTCTTCGTAAACAATACAAAACAAACAACTTCACTTTATAAATTAGATTCAACATCTGGATTTAGAGATTTTTCAACACCAACAAACAGAGTTGGATTCTCATTAAATAGAATAACTGTAGACGCAACCGAAGACGAAACATTAAAAGATCCTGCAAATGGTTCATATAATTTTAATGCACCCGGAGCAGATAGATATGTTATAGAGTTGAATTTGACATCATATGTTTTTGATGATAAAGAAACAAAACCAGAAGAATATTCAACAGAAGATTTTATTGAACTTGCAAGAACAGTAAATGGTAAATTGGATTTCGTAAGAAGAACTCCAACATATTCCGATTTGCTTGAAATATTTGCTAGAAGAACTTATGATGAATCTGGTTCTTATACAGTTAAACCATTTGGTCTAGAACTCAAAAATCATATTCGTTCTGATAAATTTAAGTTTGTAGTTTCACGATATCTTGGTGATATCACAAAACCAATATCATCATCAGTTCAAGATACATTTAGTTATTCCTCAGAAACTGGCAATTTACCACCATTTCCAAATGATATATTAAAGGTTTATGATGAAACTACTGCAAAAACATCTCTTTTGGATATTGTAAATGTTAGCGCAAGTTCAGATAGTCCATACGCAACAATTACAGCAAAATATCAAGAAACAGACATAAATGATGTATTGACGATAGGATTGAACACAAAGTTTTATCTTTTTAGAAAAGGTAATGCAGTTCCTGAAGGTGGCGTTTTCTATGCAGTAGTCAATGTACAAGATACTCCAATAGTAACAATTGATCAAGATGAAACAGGAACATATACATTAACAGATACACCAAAAGGATCAGAAGATAAGTTTGTTTTATCAGTACAACCAGGCAAAGCATATGTTTATGGTTATGAGTTTGAAAATATTAACAATACAAATATATCAATAGATAAACCAAGAGATACTGTATTTTTAAATAATTATGAAGTAAACGCAAATGTTGGAAATTATTTCGTCGCAACAACAACTCTTGGTGCAGATGGTTTGTATAAATTTAATGATTATTCTTCTTCATTGAACATAAATGAATTCCCACCAGTAAAGTTGAAGGGTCAATTTGTTGAAATCAATTTACCAAAGGTAGAAGAACAAGAAGCATCATTACCTGTAAAATATTGGTCACCTTTGTTTGCTTCAGAACATACAAATTACTCAAGTATATTGTTCTTGGAACCAAATTCCGAAGCAGGTGGTCTTGCATTATTAAAGGAATTGCCAACAGGTTCAACTACATATGGTCTTATTAGACCAGAAGAAACAACAGATACTAGAAAGAAAACTATAGGACAAAAAGTATCTGCAACAAATAGTATTTACTACAATATAAACAAATCATCATTTGCAACTGAAAATAATATAAGCAGATTGGTATTCACTGAGCCATATCACGGTAATTTTAGAACAGCATATGGTCAAGATGGTAATGCTGATCTTGATGATCAATTTGGCACTGATGAATATAGAGATACTACAAAAAATTATGTCTATCAAGTTGACTATAAGAATATAAAAAATGCAATTCCAGATGAACCAACATCTGCAGAAATTTTAAATTATATTACTGTAAAGAAAGCAGAAACTAGAAGATGGGTTCCTGCTGGTTCTTCAGGCGTAACTAGTGGAAGTGCATTATATATCAAACAAGGAACAGGAAATATAGTATTCGGTTCAGGTGCAACAAGAGGATTCTCATTACCAGGATCAAATATTACAGATGGTGTAGGAGAAGAATCTGGTGTAGTATTTAATCCAGAAGTTGGTAGTGATATTTCCTATGGAAGTAGTATTGAAACTGTTCAAATACAAAATAATATTGTTCAAATAACACTAACAAAGGCAACAGGAGTTGAGGATTGTTCACAAACAAATCCACCAACTGCAACTGATGGTTTTGGTAAATATCGTATTGGTGATCTCATAACTCAAGTTTATGATACGGTTGGTGGAAGCACAAGAGAAGCAACAGGTATAGTTTTAGCAGTTAGTGAAAGTCCAGATGCTGGTAATTATAAAATTTATGTTGAAATGAAAGGTAGTGATGATTTTGTTACAAATGTAAATCCAAATCCAGCACTCTATTCTAATGTTGGCTTGTTATATGCACCATGTGCTTGCTATGCTATCAAGGGAGTAGTAGTTTTAGACAACTCAACTTGTGGTGAATTTACAACAATTAAATTTACCGAATCTGCAATTTATGGTGAATATACTGCTGGTAACAGAGTATTCCAATTTGATGTAAACAGTTTACCAATTGATAGTTTAACACCACCAACAAATTTTGTTTCATCGAAGTGTGTAGCAAAAGGAACTGTTGTATCATGGGATGCAAATACAAGAACACTAATTATTCTACAAGAGAAAAATAAATTTAATAAAGAATCTGGTTGGGTTTTTGAAATAGGAACAGGTATTCATTATGGTGGTAGAGGTTGGGATTTGGCAAAACACAATGAAAACACAGTATCATCATTCGAAGAAATAGAAAAAGCATCTGGTGTATTTGTTCATGTTTCTGATTCATATGTTAGTGGAAAAGATTTCGATGAAGATAATGCATTTGGTTCTGCTAAACAAATTATAATTTCAGCAGAACAAAACTTTAAGAAAGGCAAGGAAGCCAGAATTGGTGATATTATAACACAAAGAAATAGCGGTATCACTAGTGAAGGAAAGGTTGTATTCTTTAAGGCTGGTGATGTTGATAATCCTGCAGCAACCGAAGATGAAAGCACAACAACATTTGTCTTAACACCAAACACACTAAATGGTGTTTCATTGCCATTCTCGTTCAATATCGGAGCACCATCATCTAGTCCATTATCAATTAAAGGAAGATCTCCATCAGTAACATATGCTGTTGATAGTACAAAGGTTCCAACAGGTGGTTTGGTATCCACAACTGTAACAGGAAATGCAAAATTAAGACAATTACATAGAATTTCAGAGGAAAGATATAGTGTACACTTATTCGACATTGCAATGTTGAATATTGGTTCTACAACATCAAAATATCCATTAAATTCTACAACACACATTGCAGATACAAATGAAAATGATTTATTTGCTATAGAAACTGCAAATGGTGTTTCAACAATATATTCACCACAACAAAACACACTATTGTTTGATTTACCAGTTGGTGACATTGTTCAAAATGTTAGTGATTTTAAATATAGAATTCAAAGAGACATTAATGTAACAATAAACACTACAAGTACAACAAAACTAATAGAGCCAGGTTTACCAGCAAATATAAGATTTATAGGTGGTGCTTCTGGAACAGGTGAAGAAACTGGTAAAGTTGATATGGCAGATCTTCTAGAGCACTATATCTTCTTAAATACCGATAATGGTAAAGTTTATAACCTATCAGATACAAGATATTTTGATAAGATTATTACAAACAATACAAGTGAAGGAGCTTCTTCAACCTTAACACTTTATATGAAGCAATCTGGTGGTAATAGAATTTTGCCAGATGGTGATTATAAATTAATCGCAACCATGTCTGTTGGTGGTTCAACACAAACAGGTGTTGGTATTAGAAGCAAAGTAAAGAAGAGAGCAACAAAGGTACTAACATTCAATTCAAGTGGTGTTCTAACAATACCACAATCAGATATAATTTCTGTTGATTATATGACAACAACAACTGGTGCAATTTATGATTTAACATATTTTACACTAAATAATGGTCAAACAGATAATATCTATGATTATGCAACATTCAAATTGAAACCAGAAAATAATGGTGTATTTATTCTGTCAAATGAACAGGTATTGATAACATACACATATTTCGAACATCAAGGTAATGGACCAATTGTTGTTAACTCTTATGAATCACACAATGATATTCCGGAATATATAAGTCCCTCTACTAATGAAAAATATAAACTTGATACAGTGATTGATTTTAGACCATATAGAAACTCATCTGGCACATTGGATGGTATCTATGGTATACCTGTTATAACAGAATCATTTACTGTTGATTATTCATACTATCAGGCTAAGAACTATAAATTGGTTCTAACTAGAGATAGAAAATTTAAAGTAATTTCAAGTCCTTCATCACTAACCCCGGTTATACCACCAGATGAACCAAATTCAATGACTCTCTATACTATAGAGTCACCTGCATATCTTTCAAATATTGGTGATTTGAAGATCACTCCATATAATCATCAAAGATATACAATGAGTGACATTAGAGATCTTGAAAGAAGAATTAGTGAATTAGAGCACACAACCAGAATGAATCTTTTGGAAAAGACCGCTAAAGAGCAAAGTATTCCAGATTCAACAACTGGTGAAGAATTAATCAAAACTTCAATTCTTGTTGATGGATTCTCTGGTCATGGAACAGGTGATACATTAAGTTCTGATTATAACTGTTCTATAGATGTTGGAAACAACTTGTTAAGACCACCATTCAAAACAACTGTTATTGGTTTTGATGTAAATACAGCAACTAGCACAAATATCAATATCAATAATACTACAGGATTAGTAACTCTTGATTACACAGAGACACCACTAATTATTCAGCCATTATCAAGCACATTAACTACAATAAATGCATTTGCTGATACTGTATGGACAGGTAGAATGAATCTCTCACCATCTAGTGATTCTTGGTTTGATGATACAAAGACTCCACAAGTTCTCTCAAATCAAGAAGGTGAAAATGATTCATTTATAAATGTAAAACCAAGCGTAAAGAATAATAATACCGGAGCATTTGGTACAAATTATGACTCTTGGAGAACATTCTGGCAAGGAATTCCAAGAAGAAAATTTGGTTCAACAAGAGGAAGTGGTGGTTATCGATTCGGTGCAGGATATAAGAATATTAATGGTGAAAAATTAATTTTCCCCGCTCCTCTACCAGTTTCAGAAACACCAAAACCAACCAAAGTAAATGTTGGTGAAAAGGTAGTTGACAAGGATATTATTCCTTTCATGAGAGAAAAAACAATCTCAGTAAGTATTACTGGATTGAAACCAAAAACATTAGTATATCCATATTTTGATGGAATAAGAATCGATTCATATTGTAAGATTGGTAGTAATGATTTTGTAAATGGTTCTAATAATAAGACAGATTCCAGTGGTTCAATTTCATTCACATTCAACTTACCATCTGGTAAATTTAAAGTTGGTGAGAAGTTACTAACTGTAATGGATAATCAATCTGGTAACAGAGAGGCAGCACAAACAATAGCAGAATCGAAATATGTTGCAGCAGGTGCAAATACAAATACAAACGATTATTTTGTAAATACAAGACCAGCAATTGTCGATACTCTTAACAAACCAAAAACACTATTAGCACAAACATTCTTCGTAGATGGTAATAACTATCCACAAGGTGTTTATATTAAGAGTGTTGAGTTGTTCTTCCGTTCAATTGACACTCAAAATATACCAGTAACCTTAGAAGTAAGACCAGTTGTATCTGGTTATCCACTAATAGGTGAAGGCTCATATGCATATCCATATGCATCAAAAACTATAGTCCCATCAACAAGTTCGATTATACAAGATGGTGTAACACCAACCCCAGGATCAAAAGATGGTTCAGTTGCATCTAATGGAACTAAATTTACATTTGATGCTCCAATACATTTGTTGCCAGGAGAACATGCATTGGTATTGAATAGTAATAGTTCTGAATACTCTGTATATTCAGCAGAAATTGGTGAAGTTCAAATTAACACTGGAATACCAATCTCAGAACAACCATATTCCGGTAAGATGTATAAGACAAATAATAACACTATTTGGACAGAAATCCAAGGAACAGATTTAATGTTTGTCATTAATAGATGTGACTTTGAAACAGATGGTCTTTTAGTTCTAAGTGAACCAAACACGAGAAAGTCAAAGGACAATTACTCTGTAGCAAATGTTAACATATCTTATGTCGATTTAAACAATACCATAGATGGAATAACATTAGAAACATTAAATGAAAATGCAGCAACTAGAGTATCTGCTTCAATCAAACCAAATACAAATATTGATTTTGGTGTAAATAAGAAGATTCTATATAATAGCAGTTCTGTAAGATTGTCTCTAGATTTATCATCCGATGGTATCATAACACCTGTAATCGATACAGACAAGATCAGTATGATCTGTGTTAGAAATATGATAACGACACAATCTAGAACAAGTGAAGAATTATTACCAATAGCAACTACTGCTAAGGCTCGTTATATTACTAAGACAATAACATTGGAGCCTGGTTTAGAATCTACTAATTGTTCAGTGTTCATGAAATTATGCAAACCACAGGGAACAGCAGTGGATGTTTACATAAAGAGACAAAAGCAAGGAACTGATTCTGCGTTTATAGAAGAATATTATGAATCAATGACACCAGAATTTGAAAACTTTGTTTCTGCAGATGAAAATGACTTTAGAGAAGTAAAATATACAATAAATGCTGACCAAGTTGGTGAAGAATTCTCTAAATTTAATATAAAAATTGTCCTATATAGCACAGATGAGTCAATAGTTCCAATTGCTAAGGAATTGAGGATTATTTCTACAACATGAACCAAAAAATAAGAGTTGAAGGACAACCCAATTTATGCCGTGATAAATATTCAAGAGCACTTTTGAATACTAATGTCAATGAAGTTATTACGGCTAAAAATAGAAGAAAAGAAAGAGAAAGATTAAGCGGTTTAGAAGAAACAGTAGGATCACTAAAGCAGGATATAACCGAATTGAAAGATTTGTTAAACAATCTAATACGGGAAATTAAGAAATGAGTAATACAGACGGAAGCGATCTAGTACAAGACATAACAAAATTAGCATTAAGTGATAATTTTTATACTTGGTTTACAACAACTAACCAAATAATTGATGCTATCAATCCATTAAATATTTACGATATTACTCCAAGAAAAGGTCTTAATGAGACTCGTTCCGGTGGAAATGTAATACTCGATGTTGAAACTGGTAAAGGTCTTAAAGCATATCCCAATGATGCTATTGGTGCTCTAACATTAGATATTGAAAATCTTACATCAGAATCCTCTGTTTCAAATTTAGATTATTTTGTAATAGAAAAGCCAGGAACAGAACCAAGTAATGATCTTTTTAAGGTTCTCGCTTCCAATATTCTACCACCAACCCTATCCGGTAATCATGAATTTACTGGAACTATAACTGTAAATGCACTAAATGTTAAAGACAATGCTCTTAGATTACAATATGATGATGCCACAACAGATAATGATTCTGGTTTGATTCTTGATACAACATCAAGTTCAAAAGTAAAATTCACATATAATACAACCAAGTCTGCTTGGTTCTCAAATAGAAATATAGGTTTACAAGATGGCTATGCTTTCTTGACAAATGGTACAGGAAGAAGAGCAGAATTCAAGTATACAACAAGTGGATCAACACAATATGATGTTGCACTTGAAATGTTCATGGGTGTTGATAGCACAAATAATGATGATAAATCTTGGATAATTGAAGCAAGAAATGTTGATAGAGCTCTTAATTTTATATACAAAGATTATACAAATACTGATACCGAAACTAGAGTATTCTATGCAACAGTAGAAACTACAAATCCAGTTACAAGTACATTCGTTGTAACAGATAAAATCCAAATTGGTAATGTTTTAGGTTCAACAACCAATTTCAAGACAGTTACAGATTACTCAACAAGTATAATTCCAATTAGTAACTCAAATGGTATTCTAGATTCTAAGTGGACAAACCGTTATATAACTTCTAATTATTCTGCAGGATTGGAAGTTGGTAATGTTGTAAAAATATACAACGATACAAACAATCAAGCAACAGTAGTTAAATGTTCATTAACTTCTTCATCAGAAGAATCAGAAGCATATTCTATTGGTATTGTTGAAAGAATAAGTGGTGGTAAAATTTGGGTAGTAACTCATGGTGAGTTCGTACTAAGTAATATCCCAGGATCTTATTCAAATCTTGATGTTGGTGCAGTTTATTATTTAACAAGTGGTTCACCAAATTATACTCTAACAAAACCAGCAAGTGGCATAGTAAAGCCAGTATTTGTTGCAACAAGTACAACTGGTGGTATATTCTTCCCAGTTAGTGCTCAAGGACTTTCTTTTGGAAGATTCAATGCAGTTGCTTCAAGCGGTGGTACTTTAGTAAGTGGTGCTGAAGTGACAGCAGACGCACCAAATGATGTATTTACAATAGATGCAGGTTCAGGTATTACATTACAAACAGTTCCTGGATCAAATAAAATAGTGATAAGTGCCTCTACACTTGGTAATCAACCAACATATTCAACTATTTCTACAGATAGCGGAGGAAGTGTTTCAGCGTTTTATCCAAGTGAAACTCTTCTATTAACAGGTAATGGTGGTGGTATAGAGGTAGTTGCAGATAATAAAGTAGATACAAACGGCGACAAGATCACAATTAAAGGTAAGTATTTTAGAACAGTTTCTTGGATTGGTGATAGTAGTACAAATGACATTCCTGGTAGTAAAACTGCAACTTATGATGACAATCTTCAAATTTATGCAGGAACCGGTATAGGAATTAGAGAATATCTTGGAGTCGGTGGTGGTTTATTAATAGAGGCAACAGGTCAATCTGTAGCAAGTGTTTCAAACGGTAGCATAACAATAACAAAGCTTGCAACATTTAATCCAAATTCTGTTTTGATTGGTAATTCTAGCGGAACACCAACTTTACAAGTTACAACTAATAATTCAATTTTAAGTGCAAATTCTTCTGGTGTAATTTCGTGGGATACACCAACAACATTATTACAAGACAAATTTGCTAAAACAGGTTTTGATACTGGTTATCCGACAGCAAAACAAAATAACTTTGGTATAACACCTACAAGAAATTTTGGTATAGTACGAATACCAAGAAACGCTACAACTATAGGAACAACACAAGATTATGAAATACCAGCGTTTAGATTTACAACTACAAATTCTATAAATGGTGCTCTGATTGGTCTTCAAGAGGGAGATGGCATTGAACTTGCAGTAAATAATACTGTAGCAGATATTATTTCTGGTATTCCATCAATCAAGATAACAAATAAATATGGTTCAGCATTTAGTAAAGTTTATATTGCTGATACTGGTGAAACAATAGAATCAAATGGTACATCAACAGTCACATATAGCAACTATTTCTTGAATAGTAATGTAATGACTTCAATAACTTGGCTTAGATATAGAGATGGACAAGCAGCAGATTCTTCAATTGGTGCTGCTACAACAAATATTGCAGGAAAAGAAACAGAAAGTTCGATTACATTTACTGATGGTATAATAACTTCAACCACAGGAACAAAAGTAACTTTCGTAAATAATTCATCATTAACTTCAAATTTAAATAATGGTATTTTTGCAAATTTTTGTAAACCCGGTACAAGCACAAATTGGAACGCAACAGAAACTGAAGGTAAATATCTTACAATTTCTGTATATGTTGCTACTTTATCTGGTACTCAATCATTTAAAATTGGTTACTATCACGGAAAAAAAGCAGGATTTGTCAACACTGCAGCACCAACATATTCACCGGATTTTACAGCAACAACAACTCCACAAAGATTTACTTTTACAGTTAAAGCACAACCATCCACTACTGTCAGTGCAAGTACAACAGAAATACCACCAAATATTAATATTTCTCAACCATTTGGTACAATAAATGGTGGTAGTGTTGTAGTTTGGGGTGCTCAAGTAGAAGAAGGAAGAACAGCAAATTCTCTAATTTCAACAACTTCAACTGCTCTTTCCGTAACCAGAATTGAAACACAAAGTCATGGAACTTTAAGATTTGATACTACCTCTTCACCAATACTTTTGGATTCTGATACAAATTCAGATACAATTTACTTTAAGATAGCAACGAATGGAATAACAAATAATTATCTTGCTACAATGGCAGATAATACAGTAAAGGTTGGCACAGGTTCAACAAATTCTGATAATACACCACAGGATCTGTCAATAGGTACTAATAGTGTTCTAGGAAGAGTTGGTAATGGTGATCTAAAATCTGTATCTGCATCTGAATTGGCAACAATGATTGGTGCAAATTATTTTACAAGTATAGAAACTGATGCCGGAACAGTAACACCAAGTGAAACTAATATTATTAAACTAAAAGGTGGAAGTGGTATTACTGTAACAGAAAGTACAGATCATCAAATTATTATTACAAATACTGGTGGTACTGGTGGGACTGGAAGTATATCTCTCGTTGGTGATTGGGATGGCACTAGGACAAACAGTTCTGCATCCTCAAAAGAAAAATTATTGTTTTCGGATGGTGATTTAGAATATACTATTTCCTCACTTGACAATTTTACAGCATTAATTTCTTCATCAATAAGATGGTCTGGATTAACTTCTACTATCAATGGTGGGGCAGGATTCTTATATGGTTTTGGTACAGCAACTGTAAATAAAGATGCAATAGTCAGTAAATTTGTGCCAGTAAATGCTTCATCCGGTTCACAATTACCAGTAATAGACGCTGCAACTGGTAACTTAACTTATGTAAATTCTTTTGGAGCAGGATCAACTGCAATTACACATGTAGTAGGACTTACAGGTGGTGGAACTTTAGTTGCTACAAGCAATTTCATCAGTACTCTATCATTTACAAATATAAGTAATTTGTCATTCTCTGGTACTACGATTACTGCAAGCACTGCAGCAGCAACAACTTTCCCAATAATTGCAAGTAACGGTGGAGTGTATACAAACGGAAATGCAAATATTGGTATTAGTATGCCAACTGGTAGTTCTTCACTACATCTAGGAAGAGACACTGTTCTTGTTTCAACATGGTCTGGTGGTGATTTTATCACACAATTAGGTCTTGGTGGTTCTGGATTTACGGTTGCATCTGGAGTAACAGCACCTCCAAGTTCTACTATAAAGACAAGATTCTTTGGTAGTTCTGCTTGGGCAAATCTATCTGCTGCAAGTTCTCCAAGAATTTGTATGCCCAATTTCTTAATCGGGACTGGTCCAGATTCAAATTCAGATACTCTTGGTAATGGTGTCTATCTAAGAAATGATACAACAAATAATGGTTTAATCTTTACTAACTATAATTTATCAACAAATACTGGTAAAACAATACAAAAAGATAGAAGTTGTCGTTTAGGTTTAGAAGTATTGGATGTTGATACTGGTACTACTGCATATGCAAATTCTAAGAATACTGCATATTTAACACATACATTCATACCAAGAGCAACAAGTGCAACTACCGTTGATCAATTCCTTATTCCAAATAATTCAAAGAAATCCTATAAATATTTCATACATGTAGAAAATGCATCAGGTGATTTCTATACAACAGAATTATTGATTCAAGTTAAAGGAACCACAACAAATATAGTTCAATATGCATCATCCAGTACATCGACATCATTATCAGTGAATTTTTCAATTTCCGCTACAGCAGGTGGTAGTGAAACAACTGTTACACTCACACATAGTAATACACCAGGAAGTTTAGATATCAAACTATTGAAGTACGAAGTCTAATATGTCAAATAATAAATTTCAATCCCAAACAGATTACTCGTTCAATATAGATAATACAACTTCAAAAATCAGAATTGATTTTGATACAAATGTTGTAGATCCTACAAATTCTGTTTTAGGAATTGATAAAGATGCAACACAATTAATTTTATTAGATCAAAGTCAAGTCCCTGGGTTGGGTACAAACACAACAGCAGCAATAAACTTGTCTTCAAGTTCTGGATCAATACATTTTGGTGATGTTAAAGAATATGTTTTTGAAAAATTAATAGATCCATCTGTAGTTGGTTGTGAAAATTGTGGCGATAAGAGAAAATATACACCATCAACAGGTGTTGATTCATCTGGTCAGATAACAGATACTTCTGTTTTACCAATAATTAATAAAGAAGTTATAGCAGAATTTGAAATACAACCAGAAGCATATCATTCATTTGAAATAGATTTAGTTGGTCATAGAACATTGTGTAATGAAAGTGGTAACTGTTTCACTGAAAATATAAATGATGCAGCAGGAACTACAAATATTAATAAGCGTTCATGGTTTGCACCATATACATACGAATCAACTGGAGTATTGAAAGCCAGTGAAGCAACATCCTTGGCTTTCATTTTTGACCCTTTTTCTTCACCATTCACTGTTAGTTCTTTTTCATTAAGTACTGCATCAAACGATAATCCGTTTCCACCATTTAATTCTGAACTTCCATTAGAAGACAACGAATATGATTCTTATAGAGCTATGGAATACCATTGTTGTAAATGTTGTTCATATTATGAAGATTTTCAAGTAGGAAAAATAACAGAAGCACAAGCAAAATTGTTATGTGAAAAAAGTAATATATTTATACCATCAACTCCTTCTTCAGTTACACATTTTGATTATTGCACAACAAAAATAACAAATAGTAGATATTTGTCATATTTAAGTAGAAAATTTTCATCAACACCAACATCTGTTTGTGATATAGTCAAGGATAAAATTAATCAATATGGATCTATGCCAGATCCAAACATACCACAATGTAATAATGTTAATTTTAATTCAGTACCACCAAGCAACCTTACAAATCCAAATCCAAATTCTGGTGTAGAGAATGTAATAGTTGAAGAAGGTGAATTGACAATACCATCATTTCTCGGTCCCGGTGTAGAAATTGCATGTTGTTGTGAACGAACTTGTTTTGACGACGATGGAAACACAAGACCTTGTTCATTAGAATTGGATAATTGCTGTGTTAACACATCTGACGATGTTGACTGTGCTGATTGCACAATTCAATGTGGCGGCGGTGGTGGCGGTGGTGGCGGTGGTGGTGGAACAGATTGCGATGATCCTGCTAATGAATGTTTACTTAATTGCTTACAACCCACTGATACAATAGAATCTTGTCTTCAAAGAAAATGTGAACTTGATCCATGTTTCGATAGTTCTTGTGCATTTTATAATCCATGTCTCTGTGGAGGTGGATCATGTGGTGGACCAACTGAATGTATTTCTGCCTGTGGTGATTATAATAAATGTTTTTATGATGGTCCAACAACCGGACCATGGAATTCAAGTACAAAAACAGTTCCTATTGATTATGATATAGGCATCGATGAAGCAGATCCATCTGCTGAAAGAATATCGCCGTGTGGTATAGACTGGACTAGAAATAGTAGCAGACATTCTACACTATTGAGAAATTTTGACAATTCTATTCTAAGTACAAAAGCATTTATACTCGGAAGATGTATAGAAGGATCTGGTGATAGTTCTTATAACCATGTAATTACGAACAAAAGTTGTACATACTTAGAGGATGCTATATTAAATTCTGGTTCTACAAATTATTGTGCTTTATTCTTGAATGAACCATTATATTTTAATCAAGTATGGGATGATACTACATTTAATGTTTATGGTGGTGGATTCTATGCAAATAGAGATTTAAGAGATTTTATATATGACCAAAAGGGAACCATACATTTTACAACAAATGTAAATTCTAACTTCTTAAGTTATAAACCAGTAGATAAAACACATACAATCTATCATATAGAAAAAATTAAAACAAATGACATAACATATCTTTTAAACTATGGAAACAAACCAACAGCACCAGCATTTTATGATAATGCAAGTGCATATCTTTCACTTGGTTATGGTTATGTTTCAGAAACTGTAACAACTCCTGTTAGAGCAAAACAACAATATCCTGTTGTAAAACCATATATTTATTATCACTTACCATCACAGAATTATCTTTCGGAATATAGAACTAATACAGTAAGTGGAACAACAACATTAATTTATAGAACATATTATGCAACTTATGGTACAACAACAAATGGTAGTCAAGACACACAAATAACAGGCGCAAATACAGGAAATACAAATATACCTGTTACAGAAACAACCTATAGTATCCCTTCTTATATTCAAGAAAATTTAATTCTTGTTGGTGATAATTCTGATTCGGATAAAACAGTTTTGTCTCTACCAGTAAGAAATCAATCAAAAGAAATTAAATCAATTTATACTGAAAAAAATTATGGATTAATTTTGTGGGATGATAACAGTTTATCACTTCTATCAAAATGGGGATTAAATTCATCTCCAACTCCAACTGGAGATACATTAAAAAATAAATTTATTGACCTATCAATTAATAGAGTAGCGGTTCTTACTGTTAATAACTTATTTAAACTAGGTGGATTTGGTGGAGATGGTACTATTTTTAGTAGTACAATATTTAATACAATAAATCAACAAAAAGTGTTAAAAGTAAAAATTTCCCCAACAACTGCCTCTCAATCTAATTTTGCTTTTGTTATAGTAGATGACGGAACTGGTCAAAATAAAGGAACAATAAGAGGTTGGGGATTCAATTCTAGCACCACAGGAACAATTCAAGGAATATGTTTAGGTACAAATTCATCAAATCAACCTATTAGGAAAACCGTTGGTGCAAATACAAATGCAAATGCAACTGGTGATATTGATCTTCAACTTGGTGGAAGTACTTTATCGAATGTGATCCAAGTGGATACAAATGGAAGTGTTGCTATGGCAGTTAATCAAAATGGTGATGTTTTTGGTTGGGGAAATACATCTTCTACAACATCAAATCCTTGGGGTGGCACGAATGCATCCGGAGATTCTATTGGAATTCCAACTGCAAATGGTCGTATAAGAATTTTAGGAAACAATTTAACAGGAGTTAAAAAGATTGTTTGTGGAGCCAATAATTATGCTGCATTAAAAACAGATTTGAAAACACTGGTTCTTTGGGGAGATGCCAATAGAATAAATTTTGATGGAACAAGTAATACTGCACTTTCAAAAACAATAACATTTACTAAAAATATATCAGATATACAGACTGTTGGTGTTGGTGGTGTTGTTCTATTTGAAGACGGTACAGTTTCTCAATGGGGAGTTCAGACTGTTGGTACTGAAAGAAGTTCATTAGCAGCATTAAAAGACATAAAACAATTAGCAAACAGTAATAGTCAAACAGGATTTTATGTTTTAATTAAAAATATAGACGAATCAAGTAGTTTCATAAACGGTGTTTCATTGAATACTTGGCCAGAAACCAATCAGTCATTTAAGTATACACCAACAGCAAGAATCAGTAGACAATTAATTTGGCGTTCAGGAAATCCTAATTTTAATGGTATTGATTGGAATAAAGTTTATAATTCAATAACAGATCAAGAGTATCCTGGTTTAATATATCATAGTGATATAACACCAATTAATACTCTTGAGATAGCAAATGGTTCTAGAAAAAGAGATAATGAAATAACTCTTCAAAATAATGAATATATTTTTACATATACTCCATATAAGGGTGGTGTGACCACATATAAAAATTATTTGATCAATAATGGTATTAGACAAGAATTTTCATATATTACAGATTCGAGAGATTTTGCTGGAACTGTAGGTAATTTTGAAAACTTTAAATTCCGTGGTAAAATATTATCAGATAATGTCACCGTAGAAATACTCAACTCTAATTCAGTTTATGATTCACAAGGTAATAATGTTGCAGGTTCATTACCAGCAAAAATATTAAGCACTATATTTGGTTCTGGTTCTGGCAATTTAGATATTACATCAACAACAAATCCAATAGAAGTAACAATAAATGCTTACAAGTTTAGTGGTGGTGTAAGTACAAAATTAGTATTAAATACAACAGAGGCAATATTGGATGATGGTACATTAGTTGGATCATTTACTACAACTGGAGATTTAAACACCAACTTAGGTAAAATAACAATAACATTGGATAGAAAGTTTACAAGAAGTGTTTCTAGTTTAAATAAAAATGATGTTGCCTTCTTGTTTAAAGTAAAAAATAATGTCAAAGCATTTACTGAATCAATTACATATGATAAAACTGGATTATTGACTACCAGCGACTTTAATACATTTGTATTTGGTTCATCATACACATATCTTGATAGACCAAATAGTGAAAGAGCAAGAGACTTGGGTAGAAATGAACACGAATTATTTACTATCAAATCTGCAAGATTTGCAACACCAGATTATGCTTCATGGGATATGACTTCCCATTTAAACAATTCAACTGACAACCAAAATGTAATTCCATTCAGAGGATTGCAATATCAATATGCTAAATTTAAACCCGGTAAGTCATATGGAATTTCTGCAGAAGTTGATGATTACCCAATAATAAGAACAATTAGAAAAAATGATGGTAAGTTTTATATTCAAATTCTTGCCGGTGCATTCCCGTATTATCACCCATTAGTTCACGAACCTGCATTATGGACTCTTGGTTTGGGTGGATCATTATCACTAGACTGGAGAAATGCAGTATGTAATAGAGTATCTAATTGGTTTAATTATGTGGCTACCACAAAATGGAGTTGTTATGTAAAGCATACACAATTCTCACAAAATACCCTCTCGTGGCAATTACCACAGGGACTTACAGGAAGCGATTCAACAGGAAAACAAAAACCAGTAGTAATAGGAAGAATACCACCAATTTCAGTAATTGATATAGTATCAACCACACAACCGTCATTACCAAGAGTACCATCACCAGCCGAAGAAGAAGGTGGTGACAGAATAGCATTATAACAAAGGAAACCACATGGGAAACACTTCATTTAATTCAAATTATGGATTCGATTTAGGAAATATAAGTAATATATTAATTTCCGGTGCTAGTTCCACAGCAGATCAAGTTTTAGTGTTAAAATCAGATGCTACTGGAAAATTTAGATTAGAACCACAAGCATTAAACTCAGTTGGTTCAGCGGATTCAATAACTATAACACCAACTAGTGGTAGTTCTTATTATAAAAAAGAAGTATTTTCTAATTCAATGACAAACACTACTACATTCGGTACACTAAAAAGTTATAATTTTAATATAGGTACATCAAAAACTAAATTATATCTTACTGTAAAAATGGATCTTATGGCACAAGGGACTATTGGATCTGTTTTTCAATATTATCATTTTACAACAGGATATAATATAGTATCAGATAGAACTGGTGCTAGTAACTTTATTTTTAGACATATACCAGGTCATTTTTCTTATATTTTTAATAAAGGCAGTGGTGCAAATAATTCTACTATTGCTGCAGTTGGACCAGATAAACAATTTCAAAATTTTGCATCTATACCAACAGTATCAGAATTGATGTTACAACCAAAATTCTCTACAATAACAACTCCACTAGATTCTACAATAATTGCAAATTATCCAAAGATAATACACAGTATAAATACTGGTAACACAAATAGCACTACAGATGATACTTTGAACTTGACAATTCAAGGAAGAAGTATAAGATCTAGTGAAAACATTGAGTGGTTTGGTACTGTTGAGTTTTTTGCATCTATAGCATAAAAGGAGATTTAAAAATGAAGGTTAAGTTAGTTGAAGTTTATAATTCTGTTTCTGTCATGAACAAGATACTAGATGCTGAATTACCAGCATCAGTGGCATTTAAGTTAACAAAGTTACTAAAGTCTTTAAATGATGAGATTAAGTCAATAGAAGACCAAAGAGTTAAATTGGTATCAAAGCATGGTCAAAAGGATGAAAATGGCTCTGTTTCGGTATCAGAGGCAAATAAAGAAGAATTTATGAAGGAATTTGGAGAATTACTATCTACGGAGATCGAAATTCAATGGGAACCAGTTTCTGTTGAAAAATTCGATGGACTCAACTTATCTGCAAATGATTTGTTAAAAGTCGGATTCTTATTCTCAGAATAAGCATTTTTCTTAAAAACTAAGAAGTCTCCTCTTTATAAATAACAGATAAAGAGGAGATTTTTTTATGGCTAAACCAGCCAGCAGAGAACAATTAAAAGATTTTTGTCTTAGAAAACTGGGTTATCCAGTTATTCAAATAAATGTCGATGATGCCCAAATAGAGGATCGTCTAGACGATGCTTTGCAATTTTTTGCAGAATATCATTTTGATGGTGTCGAAAAGGTATACATGCGTAAGCAGATTGAACAAAAAGACATAGACAGAGGATATATTGATCTAACAGAAGCAACTACAGCAGACCCAGGAGCAACTGTGCCTATCGTGGATGCTCCCGCATTAGATCCAGATGGCAATTCTATCATATCAGTAACAAAGGTATTCCAGTTGTATGATACCCTTGGTGGCACTGGTATGTTTGATGCACGCTACCAGATCGCTTTAAACGACTTATACGGTCTTCGCACAAACACCTATAGTCAGTCTTTGATAACATATGCAATAACAAGAAGCCACATGCAGATGTTACAAGATATGTTAACTCCGGAGAAGACTTTGGAATTTAGTCGTGTGACAAACAGAATATATGTAAACATGGATTGGAAGGGTCAAACATATCTTGGTCAATATATGTTATTCGAAGCATACAAGATATTGAATCCAGAAGCATATACTGAAATATACAACGATAGAACATTAAAACTTTATACTACCGCTCTTATTAAACAACAATGGGGAGCAAATATGATGAAGTTTGGTGGTATGGAGTTACCGGGTGGAATTGTTCTGAATGGTGCTGAAATATTCCAAGAAGCAACATCAGAAGTACAAAAATTAGAAAACGAAATGCAATCTAAGTGGGAACTTCCTCCTCAATTCTTTGTAGGATAAAATGGCAACAAATCCATATTTTAAAAATCAAGGTTATAAACCTACTCAAAATCTGATAGAGGATTTATCAGAAGAGGCTATCAAAGTAAATGGTATTGATGTTGTTTATATTATAAAAACAACAGATAAAGTTGACCAGTTATTTGGTGATAATCAACATGGCAAACTCAAAAATTCTTTTGGAATTGAAATGTATTTAAAGAATGCAAAGGGATTTGAGGGAGAAAGAGATATAGTAAATAAATTTGGTATGGAAGTTAAAGATAATGTTACTTTGATTGTATCTAAGAAAAGATTTAGAGAAGAATCTTTCAAACTACCACAATTAACTGGTCGTTTATACCCAATGAATAGACCAATTGAAGGTGATTTGATTTACTTGCCACTTGCACAAACATCTGACAACTTATATGAAATTAAGTTTGTTGAAAATGAAGATGTTCTTTATCAACAAGGCGATTACTACACATTTAGACTAGATTGTGAACTATATAAGTACTCTATGGAAGATATTAATACAGGATTCAGTAAGATTGATGATATCAAATCTGAATTGGTACAAGAAGTCGATGTTGATGGTGACGGTATAGCAGATTATATTATGGATAAGAAAAAGATAAATGACAATACCCAGATTCAAAATGAAGCAAATGATATTATAGATTTTACCGAGAAAGATCCATTCTCTGAGGGTAATTACTGATGTTTACAAATTTCTATCATGGCACTATAAGAAAAATGGTGACTGCCTTCGGCACCTTATTTAATAACATTTATATCGTAAGAAACGATGGAACTACCACAAAGAAAATAAAAGTCCCACTGATTTATTCTCCAAAAGAAAAGTTTGTTCATCGTTTAAATTTAGATGTAGATAAGACAATGGTTCAAACTATTCTTCCTAGAATGGGATTTTCGATAACAAGTATGTCATATGATGCTGACAGAAAGAAAAATTCATTAAATAAAAGATGGAAACAAGAAGTCGGCACTAATGATGATATAACCTTTCAATATCGCTATGAAGATGTTCCATATAATATAGATTTTGAATTATACATTTATGCAAGAAACATCGATGACGGTCTACAAGTTGTAGAACAAATATTACCATTCTTTACTCCAGATTTTACAATAACAATAAAACCAAAAGTATTGGACAACACTTTAGAAAAAGTAGATATTCCAATAATATTAAATCAAATTACACCAAACGAAGTATATGATCAGAGTTTTTCTGAAGAAACAAGAATGTTAACTTGGGATTTGCAATTTACCGCTAAAGCAAATCTATATGGTCCGGTTAGAAATTCTTCTAGTATAATTAAAGATGTTAAGGTTAATCTTTTTGATTTCGATGAGGTCTAAATATGGCATATAAGAAATACGCTTCAATAAGAGTTAGACCTGTTATTTTTGAAAAAGATACGAATGGTGATTTTATACTAGATACAAATAACGATAAGATAATTTTAGTTCAACCTAATAATGTAAATTCAACAGAACCATACGACTACTTAGTAGAAATAGAGGAATTTGAATAATGTCACAAAGAGATCAATTTGCACCCGGTGTTGGTTCTGGAATTTATGGTTCAGGAGAACCTGTCGGTAATATAGTTTTTCAATTTAGTGATATTCCATCTCCTCCTACAAATTTAATCGCCTCTAGTAATTTATATACAGACGGTATTGAATTACAATGGCAACCAAGTGAAAAGGCAGTTTTTTATAAAATTTATAGAGATTTTAATTTTTTAATAGAATTAAATAATTTAACATTAAATACAAATAATACATTTACATACAAGGACACAAATGTAGAAGAAGGAAAAATTTATACTTATTCAGTTAGTGGAATTAATAATTCTGGAGAAAGTCAACAAAGTAACACGGATACTGGTTCTATAAAAATTAATGGTGTTCAAAATTTAACAGCATCACAAACATTACAAAGTACTATAAATTTGTCATGGGATTCTAATCCTAATGCAGTAAATTATATTGTTTATAGAGGAAATACTACAAATTTAGAAAATATGATAATTTTGGGAATAACTTCATCAAATTCTTTTATAGATTCATCAGATCTTATATATGGTAATATTTATTACTATAGAATAATACCGGTATCGGGGGATGGTAATGGTATAGAAAGTTCACACACTTCTGGGTTTTTATTCGTTAATAAACCAACCTGTCCATCAATAAATGTAAGTTATGGAACATATACAGATAAAATAATATTATCATGGAATTCTGTTCCAACTGCAACAAATTATAGAGTGTATAAAAATGGTATACAAATACACAATACCACAGAACTAACATACACAGATACATCTATACAACAAGGAATAGAATATCAATATCTAGTAATATCAGAAAATCAAGCAGGACTATGTACAGATACAAATGATAATTATGAAATAGGTTGGGCAAAATTATCCCCACCACAATCACTAACTGCTGCTGATGGACAAGATGAAAAAAATATTACTCTGAGTTGGTCTTCTGTTCAAAATGCAACACATTATAATATTTATAGAAGACCTGCAATTATTGGTGTACCATATTCATTAATCGATTCTGTTCAAACTTTTAATTACCAAGATACAAATACTGATTTAGTCTATGGAACTACTTATGTTTATAAAATTCGTGCTGCGTGTCATATAAACGGTATAGAAAAAGAAAGCGCCGATAGTAATGAAGACACTGGTATCTTAAAAAACCCAATACCAAATGCACCTGTTATTGTTGCATCAAATGGTGATTATGATAATAAAATTTCTATATCTTGGAATCCAGTTCCAAATGCTTCTGTCTATATTGTTTATAGAGATTCAAATCAAATTGCAGTAGTAACTGATACTTTTTATGATGATATTGATCCATCAGTATCTTCTTGTACAAATTATACTTATAGAGTAAAAGCAAAAAATATGTTCGGGTTTGAGAGTTCTTTTTCAAATTCAGATATTGGTATTAAAAAATTACAAACACCATCTGGCTTAGTTGCGAGCGATTCACAATTTACCGGAAAAATTTATGTGTCATGGAATTCTGTTCCAGATGCTTTAAATTATACTTTATATAGATCACTATTTAATACCGAAGCAAGCATGGTTCCTCTCGTAACAACTTCAACACCATTTTATGATGATACAAACACCGATTTAGTTTATGAAACCACATATTATTATGCAGTAAAAGCAAATTGTATTTGTGCTCTTTGCTCTACAAATGGTGAAACTACAGCATTTAGTAATATCGATTCTGGTGTGTTAAAAAACATGTCAACACAATTTACTCCTCCAAGTGCACCAACCACACTCACAATTGCATCACCAAATACTACTTCTATATTATTAACTTGGTCACCAGTTACTGCTGCAACTCTTTATAAAATTTATAGAGATGGAATACAAGTAGGAATAACTCTTGCAGGAACAACCACATATACAGATACACCAACACCAGGTATTCAGTACACTTACACTGTAAAGGCACAGAATAGTGATGGTGAAAGTTCTTCATCACCATCTGCTACTGGTTATATTATATTAACAACACCAACTAGTTTTGTAGCAACAAAAAATGAAAATTCCACAGAATCTTATATTAAATTAACATGGTCTGCTGTTCCCGGTGCAACAAGTTACACAATTTTTAGAGGAATAAGTTCGAGCACACTATCACAAATAGATACAAGTTATACTACGGAATATTTTGATACAAATACAGATTTATCATATAATACAATTTATTACTATCGAATAAAAGCAAATTCATCTTTTGCAAGTGCAGCAAGTTCACTTAGTAATATAAACAGTTCTTCTACTGGAATTTTAAAATCTCCCCCTCCAACTAATTTTAATTTAAATTCTATAAGTTCAATTTACACAGATAAAGTAATTATAACTTGGAATTCATCGCAATATGCATATGGTGGCTATTCTGTAAATAGAGATGGAATACCATTAACAAACGGATATTCTTCATCTAATTTTTTAACACATAGTAATACATTTCAACTAGGACAAACGGATTGGATTTTGTATAATAATTCAACAATTAATTCTAGTCCACAAATTCCTATGCCAAATGATGATACAAATGGTGAATATGGTAAAATATTATTATTATCTTCATCAAAAACCCAAAATAACGGTATATACCAAGTAATAAAAAATGTAGCAAATTCAACAATATACACGCTTTCTTGCTATGTTAGATCTATTACTGACACAGCAAAATTTAGAATGAGTTATTTTAATGGTGGTGTAAGTAGTTTTTCAAATGAATTTATAGCCAACACAACACCAACGAGATTTACTTTTACATTTACAACTACTACAAATAATATAACATCAAATATTGCAATTGGAAATAATTTTACTACATCTGGTGGAACTACATTTTGGGAAGATGGTAGTATTGTAATATGGGGTGCTCAATTAGAAAAGGGTTCTGTTGCAACTACATTAATTTCAACAACAACAGCACCAGTCACATCAACGACATATACAGATACAACAGCAACATATGGAACCAACCATTCATATAGTGTAACTGCTTTGAATAATATAACATCAACAAACAGTAGTAATTCTGTAAATGGATCTCTAAAATTATTAGCACCAACTTTAACTTCTGTAACAAATAATTTAACAACAAAAGTAACTTTAAATTGGAGTTCTATTTCTGGTGCATCTACATATAAAGTTTATAGAGGAACAACTAATGATACTTCTTCTATGTCTCTTTTATCTAGTGGTATTTCCACTACTTCATATGATGATACAACTGCTACTGCTGGAACTACTTATTACTATTCAATAAAAGCCACAACATCATTTGGTACTGATAGTGATTTTGGTAATGTGGTTTCTGGTAGTAAAGTATTACAGGCAGTACAACCTGGAGATATTTTTGAAAATTATTTTAGCCATAATAAATATGATTATACAAATGTAACATTAACAGATTCGAGTAATAACAATGTTACATTCAATCATTTTACACATGAATCTTTTTATAATCCAATGGCAGCAATAAATTGGAATTCTTTACAGAGAGACAGAGATAATAGATATTCAAAACAAATATTTTATTCAAATAAGTTATCAAGTACAAATAATGAAGTAAATTATCTTGAAAGAATAATAGTTAACAATTTTAGCAATACCGCAAATGGATTTAGTGGTACTAAATTATATAAAAATTTTGATGTATATAGAGGAGAAGGAGACTCGCAATATGAAGACGACATTATTTGTACTTTTCCAAATTATACGGAATTATTAATTAAAACAGTTGAACCAATTTTACAACCTAAATAATCAATATGGCACAATTTATAAACATATCAGATCCTGAATTACAAAAATTTCCACCGTGGAAAGCACATTCGTGGAGACAAATATCAAGAGAATTAACTGGCATAAGAGGATGTGCTCCTGCTGTTCATTTTCACGATACAACTCATGATAATAGTACTGATTTATTAGCACCAGATGACAGAATTTTCAAATGGTATGTTGGTGAACAAATGTATTTTTGGGGACAAGAAATGTGGTCTTCTGTGAATAAAAATAACCACAATCATGATAATTTAAATATATATTGGAGAAATTTTGGTGAAGATGATACCAAATGGGTATTGATAAAAGGAACTGGCATTTATGGGTTTAATGCAGCAGAATATGTATTTTATCCAAATTTAAATCTTAGAAGTTTTGATACATCAAATAATCCACATGCTGGCGCGGCAAACCCCAATTCGTTAACAACATCTGATCCTGTAGGATATCCTTATATCCGAGAAGATTATGTAACCGGATTTACATCTAATTCTAATAGAGGCGAATCCTATGGATTTGGAAGTACTAGCAATGATAGAGGTAATGCTATAACATCAACCAGATCTTATACACATGTAAGATGTATGACTTTTTTGAGAGAAGGAGAATATAAAATAGAAATAAGTGAAACCGGAACATGGGATGCATCTGCTTCACTAAATGGTAAAAGTTTACCGGCAAAATCTATTGAATCAAATCAGATACTTTATACTAATAGCACATTAACACCAACCGAAATAGACAAACTTATAAAATTTAATCCAATAAATTATTCCTCAAATTTAGGTTTATATGGTACATTACCAGAACAATTATCATCGTATACAAATTTACCACAAACATATCGTTCACGATTCACAAAAACATTAATTTTAAAAATTTATACTAAAAATAAAGATTTAGTAACTGGTAATGATATATCTTTTCCAGCAGATATAACTTTACAACCAGGAACAATAACTACTGGTAGTGTAATAACTCAACCATATCAAAGAGTTATTGGTTATGGTGCAGTATATGAATATATACCATCAGGTAATTTTGTTGGTTACTCTACAGTACATACAGATACAACAACACCAGAACAAAGATTTGGTAAAATTAATCAAAGATGGAATGGAACTGCAAAAACATTAATAAATAGAAGACATTTAGTTGTGGAAGGATTAACATTAAGACCATCTGCAAATAGAAATGTAAATCAAGATAGAAATTTATTTCCATTTATATCGACAGCAAATACTATCGTAGATTTAAGAGGTAGTATATTTAAAAATTGTACATTTGAAGATATGGATTTTAATGGTCAGGCAGATTGGATTTGTTTTAGTGGGTGTAAATTTATTAATTGTAAATTTAAACGATGTGCAATAAATATGCACGCAGACTCTGTTCTTTTTATGTATTGTGATTTTGAAGGAAGAACAGATTACATAGATTCATTTAATGTTTCTGGTATATCAAATGCTAATATTTGTTGTAATTTTGAAAACAATTTTAGAACTTTCTTTTTTGCTACAGACAGTTCACCTTGCACAGATAATTTATGGTTTAAATGTATATTTGATACAACTTTATTTAATAGTGGCGGATCTGAACAATTTATAGCAGAACAAGTAGAATCTCGACTTGTTTCAACACCCACCGATTCAACAAGCGAAATACCGATACTTGCAAAACAAAAATTTAGAGAATTTGCAAGAAATATGTTTGTATATAACAGAATATACGATTCTAGTATATTTACTATAACAACATATAATGCATTTTCTAGAGCAAATTTATACACTTTAAATGAAACATTTTGTCCAACTGTAGTAGATACTACTACTATAAATTCTACTAATAACACATCAACAACTGGTATTAGTGGTGGTTCATATTATGATGTTCATTTTTGGAATCATTATAGCAGATTTTCAATGACACTCGGTGAAAATACCCATCATACTAGATTTATAGAAAATCTAATCACTGAACCACATTTATCCGGAAATAGGTGGAGTTCAGAAAATGGTTCATGGAATGTTCTCAGTCAATTTTCATATCCATTTTTCTCAATACATAGTTTATATGAAAATCCTGCAAATGGTTTTTGGGATTGTAGACATACATCAAGAGCTACAGGTAATAAATTAATAGGAAATAAAATAATTAATTGGGGTGGTCGGTTTTCAAAAACTCCAACATCACCATGTTCAGTTTATTTAAATTTTTATAATTTAGAACACTGCCAGACATGCAATGATACAACTTACAATTCAGATACTAATGATGGTACTGGTAATTTTACTCAAAAATACTTACAAAATAAAATGTTAGATTTTTTGGATGATTATCCATTTATTAGTGGCGATTCTACTAAGTATGGAAAATATATAAATGTTGCTTATAAGAATGTGTTTCTTACACCAACTGCATATAGTCGAAGAACTATAAACAATCAAGGTTATTCTGGATCACCCTGTTCTGGTTTTAATGATAGCAGTATTTCAATTGGTACATTTGATCATATAACATTTCCAGGTGGTACTACTTGCAAAGAAAATGCTAATTATTTTAATTGTAATTCAATTTATATTGGTTCAGGTACATCATACCCCGATCCATATAGTGATACATTTGGAACACATGGAAAACAAGGCAATAATGACTATAGAAGAATAAGTGTACCAACTTACACAAATTCTTCAACTCCAGTTACTATATCGGCATCTACTATATTTACTGGTGATATATTCACCGCAATAAATAGTTTTAGTTGAGGGATAATTTAATGGCTTGGAAAGCATATACAGATACACAGGCACTAAAAGAACTAGCAGGACTTCGTGGTGTTGCACCATCTGTTAGATTTTTAGAAAAAAGACCACAAAGTTCTACTAAAGAAAAAATATATCATGTTAAAACAAATACACCAATATATCTTTGGGGTGTAGAAATGTTTCAGGGTGGTTATGATTGTGTTACAATAAACAGAATAAATTCCGATGGAACATTAACTCTTTACAAAGATAGTGGTGGTAGTATCGAAAATTTTATAAATCAAGATAAAAAAGTATATAATTTTAATTTAACTGAATATCCATCATTTGATGATTTTTGGTCTGATCCTTATCTTGTAAATTATATTGCTGGTGGTGATACAACAAATACTTCAGATGATGAAATTAAAAAAATAGTTAAAAGCAATTTTCATAGATGTTTTGTGTTTCCAAATGAAGGTTATTATAAAATAACTTTAGATGAAAGGTTAAATCCACTTACTGGTTCAACGGGATTTGTTGCAAATTATAGTGAATCACAATATGCACCAGTTACAGATGTTGTTTCTAAATCATACTTTCCTTGGGTATACTCTGATGATCTTTCTACAGCAAATAAATTTGTTGTAACATCAAAATTTTCCAATTTAAGTTCTCAAGAAAAAACTATAGGACACTTCTCACCACCAATTCAAGCAGTTAGAACAGAATATGAATTTAAAAGAGAAATAATTATCAGAGTAATAGATGAAACAAAAGATATAGTTGATGGTACTACTTCAATTTCAAGAAGAGTTATTGCTCTTAATCCCGGATTATCGGATAAATTAAAATATAATTTAACACCAGTTTCTGAAGGTAGCGGAACTAAACTAGGTTCTTTTCATATAAAAGGAAATAATACATTTATTGGTGGCAAAGAATTATTCAATAATGACAACAGAACCCAATATACAAATGGGGCAGGAATTAATACCATTAGACTTATTTATCCATTACCATTTTTAACCGTTGGTTTTGATATTGGTCATACGAATCAGGGAATTCCAATTATTAAAAATACAGATTTAGAAGATTTATATTTTGATAACGATATGGAATTTGCTCCAATACAAAAAGAATTGTATGTTGGTAGCCAAGTAAATAATGGTACATTGAGTGGAACTTCAACTGTAAATGGTGTTACTAATCCATACAATCCATCAAATAATAATAATGATTCTGGATTAAGAAAATTAAAAATTATAAATGCTAGAAATAGTATTATAGAAAATTTAAATTTTTTTGGAGCAGATGGTAATCTGACTGCAAGTGAACCTAGATTTCGTGGTCCAAATCCTTGGTGGATTGCAACACACAACTTAACAGAATACAATGATAGATATCAAGTAAAATATGCTGCACTGGATTTTTCGGGTTCTATAATAAGAAATTGTGTTTTTGAAGGAGATAGTTTTACTACTATGTCTTTTAGAAGCGATCAATATGGAATTTATACAAGGTATATATTTGATGGGTGCACATTTGAAAATTGTACATTTAGAAGATGTAATTTTTTAGGGAGTTGTAATGGTACTGGTATATTAATTAAAAATTGTAAATTTGAAAAAGCTCAAAAAAATGGCAGTATTAGTGATAGTACTTTTGGTGTATTTCAAGCAGACTCTATGTGCATAATGGGTTGTAATTTTGAAGATCTTGGTAGAACATTCTGGATAGAACCATATGGACCTATTTCAAATAATATCTACATTAGATGTACCGATTCAAGAAAATCAAGCCAACACACAGCAGGAGAAGGAGCAACAATAGATGCTCCAAATGAAGGTGGTTTTCAATGGGCTGGCGCAAATGGGTTTAACAATACTGACCGAGTAGATAAACATTTAGTAACTGGAAATATTTTTATATTTAATGAAAGTTCATATTCATCTGGTGCAAATCTTCTTCTAAGTTCTTATAATGCTATAGCAAAATTAAACTTAAGTGCATTTACAACACATTTTAATGATCCTGGGTGTTATTTAAAACCTCCTCCAAGTTCAAATGGAAATTCCTATAATGTATACATGCATAATTATTCATATGGGACTGTCTTAAAAATTACTGATTTGGAGAATACATCAATACATAATAGATTTTTAAATTGTGTTTATCAAGGAGCTCCCGGTGGAGCAAATAGTTTCGGAAGTTTTATGCATGTAGCAAATACAATTTATGGCAATCCGCCATTGTTTAAAGTTACATCTAACGCCAAAAGTAATTTAGTAAACAATTGTTCTATAGTCGATTATTTGGATAAAATACAATATCCAAGACCTTCGTGGTATCCATTAAATGATTCTGGTAATTCTGGTATTTATGGTGACCAAACACCTACAAATAATGGGTTTATATATGCAAATTCAACCACAGGAGAAATGCATAAAAATCTTTCAGACAGTCAAATACAACAAAAACTAGATAATAATGAAAATATAATTAATAATTTAACTAAAATAGGATTGAGACACATATAAAATGCCAAACAGTTATGTAGATTTAAGTTTTCAATTGGGATTAAGAAAAATGGCTGGCTTGCGAGGTGTCGCGCCAGCCATTAGGTGGTTTGATTCTTCTATAGGCGAAGAAGTATATGTAGTTGAAAAAAACAAACAAATACATTTATCGGGTTGTGAAATGACACCATTGGAAGCAGATTGTATTAAGATACAATATAAATCAAATGCTCTGGGTTCATATAACACTGTTAAAAATTATTATCCACAAACATCATATACAGTCACAGATACTACAGATGGTGGGGATATACTATATACAAAAATAGTTGGATCACCAACTATGCCAAGAAACAGATATGATTATGAAACCAGTTATTTTACATATAAAAATGGTACAACAACCGTTGCACAAGAATTTGATACGCAACAAGGAATCAATGGATCAAATCTATTAAGAAATACTTATGCATCTCAAGACCCAATTGGTATTAACAATTATAATTTCTCTAGATCTATTACATTTAGAGAAACTGGTTATTTTGAAATTACACTAGATGAAGCACAATCTGCTTTATATAAAATTACAAATACAAATTCAATTTTAACAAATCCAGATAATCAATCTGATTATAATCTATACAAAACAACAACTAGAGGACCTTGGACACCTGTAGATCATTCGATATATCCAAATGGTTCATTGTTTAAAAGAAGAATTGTTATCAGATGTGTTGAAAATTTTGATGTATTGAATTCAACAATTATACCTGTAAATACAGATAATATAACATCTTCATTATTAGAAAGTGCTTATACACCAAATACTTCAAGAACTATTAATCGAGTAGGTTTAACAATTCAAGGAACAAATTATACAGGTTCCACCAATAAATATTTTATAGAAACAAATTCTTTGTCATCACAAACAATGGGAACTGATGATAAAAATATAACAATAAGTTCCGGATCTGCTTATAAAATATTAAGAAATAAAATTTTTAACAATACAATATTTAATGGTTCTGGTGATTTTGTTAAAGTGGAGGTTATTGCTGGAGTTACCACTACTGTTGATATGCGTAATTCTACTTTTATAAATTGTAAATTTAGGGGTATAACATTTGGCACAAAAAATTTTAAACAATTAATGCTGGATGGGAGTAGATTTTTTAATTGCGAGTTTATAAATTGTAAATTTTATATTAGACCACAAAATATTATATTTAATAATTGTTATTTTAATAATCACGGAGATCTTTCTGGTTTATTTTTCTTTAATGGGTCTGATGGAAATGTGTTTATAGATTGTAGAATGAAAAATATAACCCAACCATTTTATTTTGATAATTCAAATAGTAAAAACAATATTAATAATTTGATTTATAAAGTTTATTGCTACAATAGTATCAATATTTCAAATAAATGTTCATTTATTAAAGTAATAGGCAATACTGCTGGCACTATTGGAGTATTTACTGGTAATGTAGTAATATTAAATTATATTTCCCGTTCAATTGGTGATGTTATCAATATTGAATCTTCTGCAAGTCTTAATCTTTTTGCAATGAATTATTTTGAATCAAGTGGATCTGTTAAACTCGGAAAATAAATTTACTATAATAAATAATTTAAAGGTATATTATGGAAGATAAAAAAAGTATTGACAATAAATTAGAAGATGCTTTTAATTTGCCCAAATCTGTTGGTGAAATAGTAGAGCAAGAACCAGTTATTCTTACATCAATAAATAAAAACGATGTAGCATCTGAAGATTTTCAAGCAGTTCGGTCAAATCTTTATGATATTATTGAAAAGGGAAATAAAGCAATTGAAGGAATTCTTCATGTTGCTTCCGAGGGAGATTCCCCAAGAGCATATGAAGTTGTATCTCAACTTATCAAAAGTGTAGCAGATGCAAACAAAGATCTTCTTCAATTACACAAACAATTAAAAGAAATTAGACAAGATACTCCTGCTTCTACACAATCTGCACAAAACATTACAAATCAATCTATATTTGTAGGAAGCACAAATGAATTGCAGAAACTGCTAAGAGGTAAGATGCAGGAGATAAAGCAAATAGAATCTAATCCATGATTGGTGATAAGAACTCATATCTCGGTAATCCAAATCTCAAGAAGACAAATGTTCCTGTCAACTTTACTCAAGATCAAGTTGAGGAATATTTAAAGTGTTCTGAAGATCCTGTTTATTTCATGAAAAATTATATTAAGATTGTCAATCTTGATAAGGGATTGATGACCTTCTCGATGTATCCATTTCAAGAAAAACTAGTAAATCTTATTCGTGACAATAGATTCGTTATTGCAAAGATGCCTCGTCAGTGTGGTAAGTCAACTACCATCATTGCAGATATTCTACACCATGCACTGTTTAATCCAAATCAAACCATAGCAATTCTTGCAAATAAAGAAAAACTTGCAAAGGGTCATATGGATCGTTTAAAGACTGCTTATGAAAACCTACCAAAATGGCTGCAGCAGGGTGTTAAAGAATGGAATAAGCATTCTATCGAATTGGAAAATGGATCAAAAGTCATTTCGTCCGCAACATCTGCATCTGCTATCCGTGGTGGATCTTTTAATTATATTCTGTTGGATGAGTTCGCCCATGTCCCTGAAAATATAGCAAACGATTTCTATAGTTCAGTATATCCAACAATCACATCCGGTAAAACTTCCAAAATGGTTGTAATTTCTACACCTAATGGATTGAATTTATATTATAAACTATGGATTGAAGCAATAGAAGGAAGAAACAGTTTCAAGCATATAGATGTTCACTGGTCAGATGTTCCCGGTCGTGATGAGGAATGGTATCAAAGAGAAATCAAAAACTTAGGTGAAGAACGATTCCGCACAGAGCACGAATGTGATTTCATTGGTAGTACCAACACTCTTATCTCTGCAGATAAACTCAGAACAATGGTTTATAAGACTCCAATCCACACTACCCCAGACGGATTGAAGGTTTATGAAAAACCAGTAGTAGATTCTAAAAATCCTGCAAATAATCACACCTACATTTTAACAGTTGATACTGCTAGAGGTACTGGAAACGATTACCATGCATTCACAGTTGTTGATATAACCAAGACACCTTATAAGATAGCAGCCACTTTTAAAAATAACGAGATGTCTCCTTTGGTATACCCAAATGCAATATACCCAATTGCCAAACAATATAATGATGCTTACATATTAGTTGAAATAAATGACATTGGTGGTCAGGTGGCTGATTTATTACATAATGAACTGGAATATGATAATTTGTTAATGTCTAGTATTCGTGGTAGAAAGGGTCAGACTCTTGATGGTGGGTTCGGAGGAAGTAGTCAAACCCAATTAGGACTCCGCACTACGAAGGCGGTAAAGCGTCTAGGATGCTCCGTGTTGAAGTCTCTGATCGAATCCAATAAACTACTCATTGCCGATTACGACATCATACAGGAACTTGTTTCCTTTATTTCAAAAAATAATTCCTTTGAAGCCGATACTGGTCATAATGACGACTTGGTTATGTGTATGGTTCTCTTTGGTTGGTTGACGACTCAAAGTTATTTTAAAGATATGACAAATATGGATATCAGAAAAACCGTGTTTGATGAAAAATTAAAACAATTAGAAGAAGAAATGACACCGTTCGGTGTAATTGATGATGGTATTCAAATGAATGGTGATGAAATAGACTCATCTGGAACCGTCTGGAGTGATGCCGAAAATAGAAATAATGATTTTTATACATAACCTTAGACCAAAATAGGCGAATAAGGAGAGAAAAATGGCATTCCAATTAAGTCCCGGTGTAGAAATTAGAGAATTTGATCTTACTTCAGTAATTCCTGCCATTGCAACCACCCCTGCAGGTTATGCTGGCTTTTTTCAATGGGGTCCAGCAGATTCTAGAGTATTAATTGAAACAGAAAAACAATTAACAGATGTTTTTGGCAAACCAAATTCAGATGCAACATATGCAGTTGATTGGTATGTTGCTTCAAACTTCTTATCATATGGTGGTGCTCTCCAAGTTGTAAGAGCTGTTGGTACTGGTGATGACAATGCAACTGACAGTTCAGATACAGATGGTATTCAAATAAAGAGCAGAGAAGATTTTGAAAAACAATTTGCAAACGCAAATACCACATATAGTGGTTATGGATTCTACTGGGCAGCAAAGTATCCTGGCGAATTGGGAAATAGTCTAAAGGTAGTAGTAATCGATGGTATTGATCCTGATACAAATGGTACAGGTGAATGGGAAACATACACAGATGTTTATGGTATCCCAGGCACATCAGATTACGCTTCAAATATCAACGCTAATGCAAAAGATGAAATTACTGTTTTGGTCATTGATGAAGACGGTAAGTGGACTGGTACAAAAGGTACAGTTCTAGAACAATTCGTCAAAATATCTAAAGCAACCGACGCTCGCTCAGGTGACGGTAATACAATCTTCTGGAGAAATGTAATTAATAATCGTTCTAAGTATGTTTGGGTAGGTAACGAGCCAGCATCTTACAGAACTCAAGCAAACACACAAGATTGGGATAATGCCGTTTCATCATCACTAGCATTTAAAACTCTTTCAACAGTCAAGTCATATTCATTAAATGGTGGTTCTTTAACACCAAGCTCAACTTTAGATGAGGCTGATAAAGTTGCAGCATTCGAGCAACAATTTTCAAATTCAGAAGATGTTGATGTATCACTCTTGATTGCAGGTAATATGACTGCATCAAATGCTAAGTCGGTAATCAATATTGCAGCAAATCGTCAAGATTGCATCGCATTCGTATCACCAAAGGCTTTGGATGTTCTAAATGCAACATTAACATCAGATGACGCAACATTCACTGTACTGAACAATTATAGAACAACATTAGGTTCGTCATCCTACGGTGTAATGGATGGTAATGCTAAGTATCAATATGATCGTTATAACGATAAGTACTTATATATTCCTCTCTGTGGTGACACTGCAGGTTGCTGTGTAAGAACAGATAACACAAGAGAGCCTTGGTTCTCACCAGCAGGATATGATCGTGGTCGTATCAATAACATAGTAAAGTTGGTATGGAACCCATCAAAAACTTACAGAGATAAGTTATATAAGAACAACATTAACCCAATAGTATCTTTCCAAGGATCTGGTGCAATTCTCTTCGGTGATAAGACTCTACAAACCAAACCAAGTGCATTTGATAGAATCAATGTTCGTAGACTCTTCAATGTTCTAGAGAAGACAATTGCTACAGCAGCTAAGTTCCAACTCTTTGAATTCAACGATGCATTCACAAGAGCACAATTTAGACAATTAGTTGAGCCTTTCCTTCGTGAAGTTCAAGGTAAGCGTGGTGTAAGTTCATATGCAGTAGTGTGTGATGAATCTAATAATCCAGCAAGTGTAATCGATCAAAATCAATTCGTTGCTGATATCTTTGTTGCACCAGCAAGAAGTATCAACTTCATCCGTCTAAACTTTGTTGCTACCCCAACAGGTGTAACCTTCGCAGAATTCGGTGGATAATTTAAAAAAAGAGTATAAATAAAGAGGAAAATCAAGGAGCAAATAAATGGCAGACTCATCAATTAATTCATTCATGTCAGCCTTCGACGGCGGTTCAAGACCAAATTTGTACTCTGTAACTATGACAAGTCCACAGATTGGTGCTTTACCACAATTACAATTCTTCTGCAAAGCAGCAACATTACCTTCATCAATTCTTGGTGAAGTAAATGTTCCATACTTAGGTCGTATGGCAAAGTATCCAGGAGATCGTCAATTCGAAGATTGGACAATCGATGTTATCAACGATCAAGGAATGTCACTAAGAAATGCATTTGAATATTGGAACGAATTATTTAATTCATATGCAGGTAATGCTACAGCATATCCAAATCCAAGAGCAGCATTTGGTTCTGCTACAGTAGCACAATTATCAAGAAATTACCAAGTAGTTAAGTGGTATCAATTCTTCGATGTTTGGCCAGAAAACATTGCATCTGTCCAATTAGGATATGATCAAAACGATACAGTATCTGATTTCCAAGTAACTTTCAAATATTCATATTTCATCACAAGTTCATCACCATTCCAAGTAAATGGAGTTGGCTTACCAGGCGCAATCGGACCAGGTGCAATAGCAGGTGCTGGTGCAGCAGGATTCGGTATCCCAGGATTTGCTGGCGGTGGATTTGGTGGTGGTTACGGCACAGGAGCAGGTGTAGCAGTTGGCTCAGGTGGCGCAGGTGTAGCAGTGGGTGCAGGTGGTGGCAAGAACTCCACAGCATTCGGTATAAATACTGGAAACTTCAGCTTTGGTATCGGTACAAGCCGTAGCTGAAATTAATCAGTACTTTATAAAAAAGGATCTTTATTATGGCATTTGAACTATTTGGATTTACATTTGGCAAAAAAGATAAGGAACCAGAAAAGGTAGAATCCTTTGTACCCAAGAATTTTGACGACGGTGCATCCGTTGTTGAAGCAGGTGGGTTTCAAGGATTTTACATTGACTTGGATGGTACTTTAAAGGCAGATGTTGATCTAGTTAGAAAATACCGTGAAATGAGCCTTCATGCTGAACTCGATCAAGCAATTGATGATATTGTCAATGAAGCAATAACTGAAGATGCTAAAGGATCAATTGTCGAACTTGATCTTGATAAAGTTCAAGTACCAGAAGAAATTAAACAAATTATAAATGAAGAGTTTGGAACAATTCTTCAATTATTAAACTTCAATAAGAAAGCACATGAACTTTTCCGTAAATGGTATATTGATGGTAGATTGTACTTCCATCACATATTGAACGATGATCCAACTGAAGGTTTGAAAGAAGTTCGTGTTATTGATCCTCTTTTGATTAAGAAGATTCGTGAAGTAAAAAGAAATACAAAACTTGGAAATGTTCCTATCATTGAAGATGTTAGAGAATATTATGTTTTCTCAAACTATGAAAAATTAAATCCATATGATACAAAGGGATTGAAAATATCAACAGATTCAATCAATTATGTGAATTCTGGTTTGTATGATTATTCAAGTAAGAGAATCATTGGTTATCTACACAAAGCAATTAAACCACTCAATCAGTTGAGAATGGTTGAAGATGCTACAGTCATTTATCGTTGGTCGCGTGCTCCAGAGCGTCGTGTATTCTATATCGATGTCGGTTCTTTACCCAAGAACAAAGCAGAGCAATACATGCGTGATCAAATGAATCGTTTCCGCAATAAACTTGTTTACGATGCAAATACCGGAGAACTCCGTGATGATCGTAAACACATGAGCATGTTGGAAGATTATTGGCTACCTCGTAGAGAAGGTGGTCGTGGCACAGAAATTTCCACTCTTCCTGGTGGACAAAACTTAGGAGAGATGGCAGATGTAATGTACTTCCAAAAGAAATTATTGAAAGCACTCAATATTCCAGAGTCTCGCATTGAAGCAAATACCGGATTCAATATGGGTCGTGCTTCAGAAATTTCAAGAGATGAATTAAAGTTTGCTAAATTTATAAACAAACTAAGAATGAAATTCAGTGAAATGTTCTTAAATTTCTTAAGAGTACAATTATTATCTCGACAAGTAATGAGTCAACAAGACTGGGATCAAATTTATCAAAAGATAAATTTTAAATATGCTACTGATTCATATTTTGCAGAATCGAAGCAAGCAGAAATCTTAAGAGATAGAATTGCTATTCTCCGTGATGCTGCAGATTACTCTGGTAAGTTTTATTCGGATAGATGGCTAAGAAAGAATCTTCTCCGTCAAACTGATCTCGAAATTCAACAAATAGATTCTGAAATACAAGAAGAACAAGTACAACAATTAGAAAAACAACAAGAAGCTGTTATGGCTTCACAGTCACAAAGTGCTGGTCAAGAAGTTGCACAACAAGATCAAAATGTTGATACCTCTGGTGGTGCTATAAATACTGCAGCATCACAAACAGGTGATACAACAGGAGGTAAAACATTCGATGTCAGCAGCCTATTATGATATCATAACAGACGAAGGATCTACTTTTCGTTTAAAATTAAAGTTTACGGATATCAATAAAAATTCCATAAACTTATTAGATCCTCCAACAAGTATTATAGAAGGATATGAAGACCAATTTCCAAAAGATTCAAATGGAAATTTATTACCAATAAAAACATATGTTCGTATGCAAGTTAGAGATTCTGTAGATGGTGATTTAATCCTTGTTGAAGAAAACAGTTTAGCAACACAAGGTGATGATGAAACATTATGGGGGCAAAGTGATCTTGACTATTCACATATTAAGATAGATCTTAAAGATGGTAAGAATTCATCAACAAATAAACAAGATCAACCAAATATAATAATAACAATAAGCGCAGATGTTATGGGAAAAATACCCTATGGTAATTTTTTATATGATATTGAAATATTATTCTCTCAAGACATTATTGACCATCCAAATGCTATTGTTTATCGAATAATGCAAGGAAGATTTGTAGTAACACCAAATATAACAAGATAACATACGATGTAATTCTAGTGATTGTTTTTTCAGGATAATAATATAAATGCTTGACTATTTATTACAAGTAGAATTAACAACACCAAGATTTTCTGTCAGAGTTTCTGGTATAGATGAAGTTATAATTTCTCCAAAAATCATAACTGATAGTGTCTTGCAATCAGAACATAAAGATAGAGTTTATAATTTAAAAACTCCTAAATGTCAAGATCTAGATTGTTCTGAATTTTATACATCTTCATTTACTTCTGGAAAAGTATCACAATGTGGTGACTGCTTACCAAGAAGAACAAAAACCACATATACAAAACCATTCGGTTGTCCACAGTGGAATTTTTTAAGTAGATATCTTTTTGATTCTACATTCACAAAACCAACAAGAGTAAGTGATGTCACAACTTATAACCAATACATTACTTGGTTAACTGGAGATCCTGGTCAATCACAATTAAAACAATTTTTGGCAAAATCTGGTTATTGGTTAGGTTTACCTCCATGTGGAAAAGGAAGTTGGCAATGTTTGGTTGATTGTGCTGGTGGTGAAGTTGGTGGATGTTGGGATACTGATTCTCATGGTTCCGCTGGTTTTGGTTTAGTTTATAATATAAATGGTTCTAATTACCAAGTATATGATCCTGTTCAAATTTTATTAGCAGGGTTAACTCCAAATGGTGGAAGTTTTCCTTTACTATCGGGTAATCCTTTGAGTGGATTAACAGCCAATGCCGGTAATCCTTCAGATAGCGATTATGTTGGTTGTGGTAGACCATTTACCATATTAGAAGATGCTAGAAGTTGTTTAGTAAGTCAACCAAAACCAGAAGTATGTGAGGATGAAGAATATCAACCAAAAGAAGGTGCAAATTCAAATTGGGAAAAGAAAGCAATAGAGGGTGATTTTGGTGGAAAAAGTATTTTATCTCAAGGAGAATGTTACCTAGCACCAACTACAAGCGTTATACAAAACAGTTATTCACTTGCAGGTTCTCTTGGAGGCAACATTGATGTTGGAAGATTTGATGATCCACCTTTATTCATAGACCAAGTTATTGAGAATTGCGGTGCATGTCTTTCAAAACTTGTAGAACAAAATGATGGACCAAGTTGTTGCCAGGTTTCATATGGAAAAATTGTAGTAAGAGATTCGCCAATTTGGGATGGATCTTCATGGGGTTCTGGTGGATTTACATGGAATAATTTTTGGGACGATAGTATTCCGGATGGTGGTTTTAGAAATGACAATAACTGTGGTGATCCAACAATTCCATCGACATGTTCTTGGAGTAGTAGTTGCGACGGTCCACAATCAGGTGAAAGTGCAAATGGCATCGGAACCATACCATGCAATAGTGGCTCATTAAAAACTTCATGTCCAGGAGAACTGATTCAAGTTGGTCATTATGAATATTATGATAATTGTTCTGGAGAAGGAGAATTGGTAGCACAATATCCAAAATTTATAACAGATTGTGATTGTTCTAATCTTCCTACATGCTATGAACTATATCAATGCCAATTACCATGTGCAGAAAATAATCCAAATCCATATTATTATTCTCATGGTGCATCAAGAAATAAATCTGAATCAGAGTGTAATTTGAGTTCAGGACAACCTGGGTGTTTTGGTCTTGCTACACTAATATGTGATGCAGAAGATAGACAAGAAAAAGGTGATTATGTTCCTGTTTGTTGTTCGGAAACTACTTCATATCTTTCAAAAACACCTGCTTCAGATGGTACTGGTGGACCAGGAAGTGAGTTTGTCCCATGTCAATCTAACCTTTTTGGTTAATAAACACTAAAAATTATTTTTAATATATAAGATAAAGGATTAAAATATGAGCGATTTTATTAATAAATTATTGAATGGTGATTTGGATGGTTTCAGACAAGAAATTTTCAATACTCTCTATCAAAGAGCAGGTGAGAGTTTTGAAGAAAGAAAAACAGAAATTGCAAACAATCTCTACTCAACACCCGAACAAGAGGCTGACGAAGTAGAGGAAGTAGAAGAAACAGAGGAATAATCAATGAAACTAATCACAGAAACAGTTCAAGATGTTAAGTATGTAACCGAAGCAGCAGAAGACGGTAAAAAGTCACTTTTTATCGTTGGTCCTTACATGGTTGCTGAAGAACAAAACCGTAATGGTAGAGTTTATTCACAAAAAATACTCGAAGGTGCTGTTAAAAAATACATGCAAAATTATGTAAAAGAAGGCAGAGCATTCGGTGAACTAGGACATCCAGAAGGACCAACTGTAAATCTTGATAAAGTTTCACATTTAATTAAAGATCTAACATTCAGTGGTAATGTTTGCGAAGGTAAGGCTAAAATTTTAACAAATACTCCAATGGGTAAGATCGCAAGCAGTCTTATTGAAGAAGGTGCAAAATTAGGTGTTTCAAGCCGTGGTATGGGTTCTTTGAGAGAATTTCAAGGTGTAAACCATGTTCAAGAAGACTTTATGCTTGCAGCAGTAGACATTGTTGCAGATCCATCAGCCCCAGGTGCTTTCGTTAATGGTATCATGGAAGGTAAGGAATGGGTCTGGAATAACGGAATTATGCAAGAAGTTCAAATATCAAATTATAAAAAAGCGATGATGAATACTTCTAGAAAAGATCTAGAACAAACACAATTAAAGATATTCGAACATTTCTTGTCAAAGATTAAAGAATTATAAATAAAAACAGACAAAGATCGATCAAGGAGATTATCAAAATGGATCCAAAGAAACTAGCAGAAGAAATTCTAAACCAACTCTTTCCACAACAAGAAGAGCTCGTAGAAGAGCAAGAAACTGAAGAAGAGGAAGAGGAAGGCGAAGAAGAAGAAGGCGAAGAAGAAAACAACAACGAAAGTGAGCAAGAAGGTAAGACACCACTTGCAAATACTCTTAATATGAAGTCTTCTGCTCCAGCAGGATCAACTTCTGGCAAAGGTACATTTGACGCATCAGGTAAGGGTGTTCAACCATTCCCAGGTGTAGGTCAACCACAAGAATTTGAAGCAACCAATGTTTCAGCAGAAGCAAACCAAGCAACATTAAACATGAAGCCATCATTTGCTGGTGTTCAAATGCCAGCACTAAACAAGGCAAAGGTTCAAGAGGATGTTAAGACACTCTTTGGTGCTGATGTATCAGAAGAGTTTGTCGAGAAGGCATCATCACTCTATGAGGCTTCACTAAACACAAATCTACAAACAATCACAGAGCAAATGGCAAATCTCTTCGAAGAGAAACTTGCAGAGCAAACTATGATTGTTGCTGAAGAATTAGAAAACAAGATTAACGATTACCTATCATATGTCGTAGAAGAATGGGTAACAGAAAATCAACTTGCCGTCGATAATGGTCTTCGTACAGAGATTGCAGAAAACTTTATTGAAGGTCTAAAGAATCTCTTTGTAGAATCCTACATTGAAGTTCCACAAGATAAGACAAATATTTTTGATGAAATGACAACTGCAATTGAAACTCTAGAAACCCGTGTAAACGAAGAGATTGCAAATAATGTATCTCTCCGTGAGAAGGTTGCATTACTAGAAGCAACAGCAGCATTTGAAGAGGAAACAAAGAGCCTAAAGGCAATTGATGCAGAAAACCTAAGAAAACTCGCTGAGAATGTAGAATTCTCAAGTGTAGAGGATTTCCGCTCAAAGGTAAAGGTTCTTGTTGAGAACTATTCAAAGGCTAAGGCTGCTCCAGCAAAGGTCGAGAAAACAGCAGAAAACACCCAAGTCGGTGCTGTAATCGACAATTTGATGGAAGAAACTCACTCAAACGAAGAACAACAATTCGTAAACGAGAGCATTAAGTTATACGCTAATGTCCTCGGAAGAACACTCGAAGGTTAAGTCTAAAAAATTAAAATTATATATAAAATAGAATTCTAAAAAGGAGCTAGAAAAAAATGGACCCCACTCGTCAATTACTTTCAGAATCAACAAAGAACAAATGGAAGCCAATCCTTGAGCACAAGGCACTTCCAGAAATCAAAGACAATTACAGAAAGCATGTCACCACAGTTCTCCTAGAGAACCAAGAACAATGCCTAAGAGAAGCACAAGGCATTCTAGGTACACAACTAGGTACAGCAAACGCAGGTGCAGGCACAACAACTGGTATTGATTCATTCGATCCAATCCTCATCAGCCTCGTTCGCCGTGCAATGCCAAATCTAATGGCATACGACATCGCTGGTGTTCAACCAATGACCGGTCCAACCGGACTCATCTTCGCAATGAAGAGTCGTTACGGTGGTGCAGCTGATTCCACAGGTCTAAGAAGTGGTGCAGAAGCACTCTTCGGCGAAGCAGATACAGGTTTCGGTAACAGCAGTAGCGTTTCTGGTAAAACAGGATCAGGTGCTGGTACTCAACAAGGTACAATGGGTAACCTCTTTTCTGATGATATAGGCAACACAGACGGTTCTTTTGAGCCAGGTCGTGGTATGTCAACCAGTATTGGTGAAAACCTTGGTGGTGGAGCATCTGTAAATGGTGGTACATACGGTTTCAATGAAATGTCATTCACAATCGAGAAGACAGCAGTTGAAGCAAAGACTCGCGCTCTAAAGGCAGAGTACACCATCGAAATGGCACAAGACCTCAAGGCAGTTCACGGTCTAGATGCTGAAACCGAACTCGCAAACATCCTCTCAACCGAGATCATGTTTGAAATCAACCGTGAACTAGTAAGACTAGTTTATGATGTTGCTAAGCTCGGTGCTCAACAAGCAGATCTTGCTGCAAAATCAGTTGCAGTTCTCGGTTCAACAACCGGCGGTGTTTACGATCTAGAGAAGGACTCAGACGGTCGTTGGAGTGCTGAGAAGTTCCGTGGTCTACAATTCCAAATCGAGCGTGAAGCAAATGTTATTGGTTCAGAGACTCGTAGAGGTCGTGCAAACATGGCAATCGTAAGCCCAGATGTTGCTTCAGCCCTCGCAATGAGTGGTATCCTTGACTTCAGCCCAGCATTCAACAGTGCAATGAATACTGATGTCAATGGTAACACCCTCGCAGGAACCATCTCAGGTGGTAAGATTAAGGTTTACATTGATCCATACTCAATGCCAACACATGTTGACACATGGAGTCCAATCAATTATGTTTGCGTAGGTTATAAGGGTACAAGCCCATACGACGCAGGTATCTTCTACTGCCCATATGTACCTCTACAAATGGTAAGAGCAGTTGATACAAGTACCTTCCAACCAAAGATTGGTTTCAAGACTCGTTACGGTATCGTAAGCAACCCATTCGTTCTAGGTTCAGACAACAGCCCAGACGCAATGAGACTACAACGCAGAAGAAACCAATACTACCGCATTTTCCGCGTAGACAACCTACACGGTAACGATGCAAGTTACGGTGGTACATGATAGAATCTAGTTTCTGAACGAGAGGGGAGGTCGAAAGACCTCCCCTTATCATTTCTATAAATACTTGTATGGAAAATCCAGTATTACAAACATTAACAGCAAGAGAACCACAAACTCTTAACTCATTAGCAGCAAATAAATTTCGTGTTGTATTTCATAAAATACCTCATGTAGTTTATTTTTGTCAATCTGTAAATCTTCCCGGAATATCAATAAATGAATATACACAACCAACACCATTTGCTACACCTGTTCGTAGACCTATGGGTGGATTAACTTATGACAATTTTGACATGTCATTTATTCTTGCAGAAGATATGGAAAACTGGAAGCAAATACATGATTGGTTAATTAAACTTCCACCAACAATAAATTTTGCAAATAATTATCAAAAGTATGAAGATAATTTTTCAGATGCAACATTATTGGTTTTAAATAGTAATTCAAAACCATTTTTAACTGTTAATTTTAGAAATTGTTTTCCTACAAATATCGGATCAGTACAATTTGAAACAGATGTAAGTGATGTTTCACCTTTAAAATGTCAGGCATCATTTGCGTATACTGGTTATTATATTGAGAAGTTGACTACTTCATAATCCGTGATATAATTACATCATGACTTTAAATGAACTAATCGAACAAGCAAAACAAGACATGAAGTTTGACGATACAGAACTCGATAAGGAGTCTCTGCGTATTCCCCAGTTACATAACAAGTATCTCAATTTTTATCATGAAGAGAAGTTGCGATATCAGGGATATAAAACAAATTATTCCAAGATGTTCAAACTCAAATGGGAATACTATTGTGGTAAACTCAGCGAGGATCAATTAAAAGAACTTGGATGGGAACCATTTGATCTAAAGATTCTTCGTCAGGATGTAGACATCTATCTAGATGCTGATAAAGATCTAATTGAATTAAAGAATAAGATGTCAATTCAAGAAGAAAAGGTAGATTATTTGAGTTCTGTCCTCAAAGGAATCATGAATCGACAGTTTCATATACGCGACGCTATCTCTTGGCGCAAGTTCCTCAACGGAAGTATATGATAAATACTTGTATATGGATTTAGTGATTGAACCGTTAGACTCTGTTTATATAAAGGTGGACTGTGATAGAAGTTTTGCAAAGGAGTTATCTGACTACTTTACCTTCAAAGTCCCAGGACATAAGTTCATGCCTGCCTACAGAAATAAACTGTGGGACGGACAGATCAAGTTGTATAACATCTACGGACAAACTATCTACGCAGGACTTGAAGACTATGTTATCCAGTTTGCCAAGGATAGGTCATATTCGGTTGAGAACCGAATTACAAAAAATAAAGATAGAGTCACTCTTGAACAGGTTATAGAGTATATTAAGACTCTGAACCCCCACGCTGCAGGAAAGCGTCTAGAACCCCACCAGCACCAGTTAGAAGCGATCCTACACGCTTTAAACGAGCGTAGGAGCCTTCTATTGTCTCCCACAGGGTCAGGTAAGAGTCTAATCATATATGTCCTATGTCGTTATTTGTTAAATCTACTACCAGAAGATAAAAAAATACTAATAATCGTCCCAACCATATCCCTAGTCACCCAGATGTATTCAGACTTTTTTGAATATTCATCCAAGACTGGTTGGAAGACTAGAGAACATTGTCATAAAATTCACGGTGGTCAGGATAAGGATTCCGATAAAAGAATTATTATTTCAACTTGGCAGAGTATTTACAAAATGCCAAAGAAATACTTTGATCAATTTGAAGCAGTGATTGGAGATGAATGTCACTTATTCAAATCCAAATCTTTGAGCACTATTATGTCAAAATTAACAACATGCGATTGGCGTATTGGTACAACTGGTACTCTTGATGGTAGTATGACACATAAATTGGTAATTGAAGGATTGTTCGGTAGAGTAAAGAAAGTTACATCTACAAAAGAATTGATGGATAAAGATATTCTTTCTGAACTATCAATTGATTGTTTAGTTCTTCAATATCCAGAAGAAGTACGAAGAGCAATTAAAAAATTAACTTATAAAGAAGAAATAGATTGGATTATTTCAAATCAAGCAAGAAACGAATTTATTTCAAATCTTGCTTTGAACTTAAAAGGTAATACACTTGTTTTATTCCAATTTGTTGAGAAGCATGGTATGGTGCTTCATCAACTTATAGAGAAACTAAATACTAAGGACAAGAAAGTTTTCTTTGTCTATGGTGGCACTGATGTTGAGATGCGTGAACAAGTTCGTAAGTTATGTGAAAAACAAGACAACGCAATCATCATTGCTTCATACGGAACCTTCTCTACAGGCATCTCAATCCGAAGACTACATAATATTGTATTCTCCTCTCCATCGAAGAGCAGAATACGGGTCTTACAAAGTATTGGTAGACAGTTAAGAAAATCTGAACACAAAGATAAGGCTAGACTCTTCGATATTGCAGACGACTTACATTGGAAGTCTTATCAAAATCACACTCTTCGTCATTACAATGAGCGATTAAAAATTTATGAATCCGAGAAGTTCTCGCACAAGAAGTTAAGTATCAAATTGGAGAGCACATGCAAGACAACGGATACAGACTAATTAAACTCAAGAATGGTGATATTTTAATATCAAAAGTTCTTGAAATAAGAAAAAAGACTTTAGTTGTTGAAAGACCAATGCAGTTTAAAACTGTGGTTCTTGTGAATCAGAACAATATGACTAACACTGAAATGGTAGTGTTTAAACCTTGGATTGATTATACAATAGACAGAATTACAGAAATAGCAGCAGATGGTATTATTGCTATTTCAATGCCTGATTCAAAAATTTCTTCATGCTATGATTTAGAAAAAGAAAAAGAAGACAATCCTGCTATAAGCCAACAAGCACAAAATCTTCAAGATATGACTGAAGAGATTATGGGTACTCCTACAACACAAAATTCAAATGTACCACCAGAAAATGTTAATGTAACATTTAGTGTTCCGCCAGATATGGCAGAAGAAATAATCGATATGATGGCAGAGGCAAAAGCATGGGAAAATATAGATGAAGAAGATTTTGAGGATGAAGATCTTTTCCCAGAGGTTAAGCCCCGTAAGAAGGCAAAGAAAAAGAAGAAGGTAGATCCTTCTTCTAATAAACCCCATCAAAAGAAAAATAAAAAGGATTCCAATGACTTCGGTAATGATTGGTCTGATTGGAGTCCTGATCCTAAAGACTATATCTAGAATAGATCATTAGGTGAACCGTGACACACTAAGTGTAACGAGCGAAAAGGAAATGTCAATAGATTTTCCTTGAAATTCTTTCCAGATGGTGTATGATCCTTTTGTAATGGAGTAAAATATGAAAAAGAAAAAGAAGACAAAGAAAAAGAAATCTAAAGTAGAAGTGAAATTGACAGATGATATAGTCGATGATATAAAAGGTTTCTTAGTAGTAGAAGAAAAACCAGAAAAAACCAAAAAAGTAAAAGCACATTACATTGATAATAAGAAATTTTTCAGTGAAATGGTAGAGTGGAAAAAGCAAGTAAAAGAAGCAAAAGAAACTGGAGATCCCATTCCACCAGTCACCGAATATATTGGACATTGCTTTTTAGAGATAGCAGAAAACTTATCCAAAAAACCCAATTTTATGAACTATCCATTTAAGGATGAAATGGTTGGTGATGGTATAGAAAACTGTTTGATGTATTGTGAAAATTTTGATCCAGATAAATCAAACAATCCATTTTCATATTTTACTCAAATCATTTATTATGCATTTCTTCGTCGCATACAAAAAGAAAAGAAGCAAAACTATATCAAATATAAATTCCTAGAGTCAATGGATCATGATGGCGATTTTAGTCAATATCTGAAGGCTATGGGTATAACAGAAGAAGAGCAAGAAGTATATAAAAAACAAGACGAAGAAAAAAATGATAAGAAGCGTAAGAAGCGTAAGAAGAAAAAGAAAACATTAGAATCCTTTATGGAGGACTAAATGAAAATTGCTATTGTGTGTGATACACATTTCGGTGTAAGGAATGATTCTCCACTGTTTTTAAATTACTTTTTAGATTTCTTTGAGAATCAATTCTTTCCTTATCTTCGTGAACATAATATTAAACAAGTAATACATCTTGGCGATCTGATGGATCGTCGTAAGTTTGTTAATTTTCAAACACTAGCAGAAGTGAAAAAGAGATTTATTTCTCATTTTGATTCTGGTGAATTTGAACTTTGGTGTTTAATTGGCAACCACGATACCTATTATAAGAATACAAATCAAATTAATTCACTTAATCAACTTTTTGAAAACAATAATATCAACATTATTGATAGACCCATGAATGTTCAATTCGACAGTCTATCAGTTGCTCTTATTCCCTGGATCAATAAGGAAAATTATGAAACATCTTTGGAATTCATTAAAACTACGACTTCGCCTTTTATTATGGGTCATTTTGAACTGACAGGATTCGAAGTTCTTCGTGGAGTAAAGCATGAAGATGGTATGAGTCCTGCAATTCTTTCACGATTTGATACTGTTTACTCTGGTCACTTCCATTGTAAACAGAGCGAAAAGAATGTTTCATATCTTGGAACTCCATATCAGATTACATTCTCTGATTTAAAAGAAAGAAAGGGATTCCATATTCTTGATACGGAAACTCGTGAACTAGAATTTATTGAGAATCCAAATCGTATCTTCTATGCTGTTCGTTATAATGATGCAGAACGAGACATGTTGAAGGCAGACTTTGCAAAGTATAAGAATTCTTTTGTTAAACTTATTGTAGAAAATAAAACCAAACCTTATATATTTGACAAGTTCTTAGATTCGATGTATGGTAATGGTGTAGCAAGTTTAAACATCATTGAAGAAAACAATGTTGAACTTAGTTCAGAACACACAGTTGACAATACCAAGGATACGCTTACAATTATCAACTCAGAAATTGATGCTATGGAAGAAGTTCAAAATAAGAATAAACTGAAAACTATCATTCATGAACTATACATGGAAAGCCTTTCACAATGAACATATTTGTATTGGATAAGAATCCAACAACAGCAGCGGAATACATGTGTGACAAACACATCGTAAAAATGATCCTAGAGAGTTGTCAATTACTTTCTACTGCTCATCGTGTATTAGACGGTAAAAAGGTGGAAAGGCAGACCAAGAACGGTAGACGCTATACTTATTACATGTTAGAGGATTCTAAAGTAGATTCTTACATCTATAAGTCTACAATGATCAATCATCCATGCACAATTTGGACTAGACAATCAACTCGTAACTATGATTGGTTGTGCAAGCACACCCTTGCTTTATGTGAACAATACACAAAGCGTTATGGTAAGACACATGTATCTACGCAATTGGCAGAGTGGTTGTTTAAACACCCACCTACTGGTTTAAAGATTGATAGTCTTACTCCATTTGCTCAAGCAATGCCAGACCAGTATAAGCACCAAGATGCAATTAAAGCATATAGGGATTATTATATTTTTGAAAAATCTAGGTTTGCCAAATGGAAACTGGGAAACACCCCTGAGTGGTATTTGGAAGGACTCAAAGAAAATTCTTTACTAAATAGTAAAGAGGAAACGATAAATGGAGCAACCGTCTGAAACATATACTCTACATGACCTGCGCGAAGGTATTGCCAAGCGTAAATTGGTTGTACGCAAGGGCAAAAGAAAAGTATTGTTTCGTTGCAAACCAGGTGAAAAGAAAGTAGGCAGACAATGCCGAAGAATACCATCTTCCCAGTTGACAAAACTTAAAAGAAGAGCTAGATTAGCAGCAAGGAAGGCTCGTACCAAAAGAGTAAGAGCACAAAGAAGGAGAAAGATCTCTCTCCGTCGTAGGAGAAATATCCCGAAAACTCCAAGGTGAAATTTAATTATTTGTCATGATTATATTTAAAAAAGTACGCTGGAAGAATTTCCTTTCAACAGGAAATAATTTTACAGAGATAAATCTAGATAAAACTAGAACCACTTTAATTAGTGGTGAAAATGGTGCTGGTAAGACAACCTTACTGGACGCTATTACATTTGTTTTATTTGGTAAACCCTATAGAAATATTAATATTCCACAATTAGCAAACTCAATCAATGAGAAGGATTGTATGGTTGAGATTGAGTTTGTATCTGGTGGTGTAGAATATAAGATCCGTAGAGGACTTGCACCAAAGATCTTTGAGGTCTACAAGTCGGGTAAGATGATGGATCAGGATGCTAAATCCAAAGACTATCAGAAGATGTTGGAAGAAACCATACTGAAGATGAACTATAAGTCATTCTGTCAGGTGGTTATTCTTGGTTCCACCAACTATGTCCCATTTATGAGACTTCCTGCAGCAGATCGTAGAAGTATTGTAGAAGATTTGCTAGACATCAATGTGTTCTCATTGATGAATACACTACTAAAGTCTCGTATGGCTCAAATGAAGACAGACATCGCAGAACTAGAACACAAGATCGAGTTACAGAAAGAAAAGACAATTGCTCAGAAGCGTCATATTGAAACTCTTGCTAACAAAAACAAAGAGACAATAGACCGACATGAGAAAGAAATTCAAGAATCTTATAAGCAAATTGAAGAGCATCAAAAAGAAATTGATGAAAAGAAAAAGAAAATAGAAGAACTTATTCAGATGTCTTCTCAAATTAATGTTGATGCCGAGGTTGAAAAATTAACAGATCTTGGCAGAACCATTAGTATGGAAATGAGAAAGTTAGATAAAGATATTTCTTTTTATTCAACAAATGATCATTGTCCATCTTGCTCACAGAAGATTGATTGTGAGCACAAGGAAAAGGTTTTGACTGAAAGAAACAAAAAGAAGTCAGAACTAGAGAAGGGATTGCAATTACAAGAAAAGCAAATGACTAAGTTGAGTGAAAAAGTTGTAGAAAAGAATCTAATCAATAACAAGATTCTTCTAGAACAAAAGATGATTCATGAAATTGATAGTCAGGTAAATGCGACAAATAAGTATGTCAAGAAGTTGCGTTCTGATATTGATAGTATTCAATCTGACACAAAGAATATTGATGAAGAGCAAGCAAAATTAAAAGAGATGGGTCAAGCAGGTAAAGAACTTGTCGAAAACAAGTTGAAACTAAATGATGATATGCATTACTATTCTCTTGCATCTTTCTTGATGAAGGATACAGGAATTAAGAGCAAGATTATTAAATATTATCTTCCTATTATGAATAAGATAATTAACAAATATCTTGCACAAATGGATTTCTTTGTTCAATTTGAATTAAATGATTCATTTGAAGAAACCATCAAGAGTCGTCACCGTGACATCTTCACATATGATAGTTTCAGTGAAGGTGAAAAACGAAAGATTGATTTATCTCTTTTGTTTGCATGGCGTGCAGTTGCACAATTAAAGAATTCTCTTAATTGTAATTTGTTAATATTTGATGAAGTATTAGATGGTAGTTTAGATGATGTGGCTACTGAATCTTTCCTTTCCATTCTGAAAGGACTTGACAAAGGTACTAACATCTTTGTAATATCTCATAAGTCGAAGGAACTATTACAGGATAAGTTCCAAGATCATATTACATTCGTCAAACGAAACAATTTTAGCAAGATAGATCAATGAAAAAGAAAAAGAAAAAGTCCCGCCGTATTGGTCGTGGTGATTCTGTAGATTCTCTAATTATGGGTAGCGAACCCGTGTGGAAGGATGCAGATAAACTTACACCAGAGGAACTTGATACCAAGATTCTTCGTGCTATTAATTGGTATAGTTATTCTTGTGATAACAATATGTGCAAACCTTGGGTTATTGATTGGATGATGAAGAATGAATATTCCAAGAAAGATATCAAGGCTGCAATGTGCTGTGATATCAACGCTATGGAATTCATTTATATCGGTAGCCGTTGTCGTATTATGAATTTGGGTGGTAAACTTCGACCCGAAACTGTTGATATGATCAAGAAAAATGTTGAACAAATTATTCACGAAGGTATCCATAAACCAGCAAAGGTTGAAGATCCAAATAAAGAAAAGGTGAATGTTCAAGAAAGAATTCAAAAGAAAACTGTTGAATATATGTCTGTAATTGAACAAAGAGTCGATGATTTATTTGACACAGCTGAAAAAGATGGTAATCTAAAGAACATAGACCATTCTGAATGGTTGCGTATGCAAGGTATTAAGTCTGTTCACCACAAGAAACTTGCAAAGGTACTTGATCCACATATCAAGGAACTCAAGCAAGCATATAAGGGAGATCCCGATCTTAAGGAGGGATTCTCTTTCCTTGGTAAGCGTAAGATCAAGGTTGTAATCGAAGCACTTGAAGACCTTAAGGATATTCTAAACGCAAAATGATTTTAGTTGACAATACACAAATTATTCTCGGTACAATTTTCGCACAGTATGATTCACCGATGGATGTAACTCTTGAACTTGCAAGACATGTTACTCTATCCACATATAGAATGTATCGGAATATGTTCCATGCTGAATATGGTGAATTGGTTCTTTGTCAGGATGCAGGTAACTACTGGCGACGCGATATTTTTCCAAATTACAAGATTAATAGGAAGAAGACGCGAGCAGTGGATGATTATAACTGGGATCGTATTTTTGAAATCCTTGATACCATTCGCACAGAAGTTCAAGAAAACTTTCCATATAAGTCTCTCAAGGTAGAACGGTGTGAGGCAGATGACATCATTGCTACACTTGTAAAGCATTATCATGGTAAGGAAAAGATCATGATTGTATCAAGTGACAAAGACTTTCAGCAACTATTCCGTTATCCAAATGTAAAGCAATATAGTCCTATTAAGAAGAGTCTGGTTACTTGTGCAGAACCAGATCGTTATCTTTTTGAACATATTATCAAGGGCGATGCTACAGACGGTATTCCAAATATTCTGTCAGCAGATGATACATTTGCTGTAGACGGAAAGCGTCAGAAGCCACTTGCTGCAAAGAAACTTGCACAGTGGAAGACATTCAGTGATGTCCCACAAGAGTATCAAACTAATATTAATAGAAATCAAATGTTGGTGGATCACACATATATACCTATGGAGTATGAGAATGCTATTCTGGAAAAGTTCAATGAACCACCAGAGGGAGATAGATCCAAGTTATTTGATTACTTTGTTGAAAAGCGATTGAAAAATTTAATGGATGTAATACAGGATTTTTAAAATGACAAAGTTAATATCTGAAATAATTTATGATGTTAGAGATGCTAAAACAGAAGAAGAAAAAATTAAACTTCTTCAACAAAACAAGTCACCAGCATTGGTCGAACTAATGAAATATGCATTTTTGGATAAGTATTCAAAGATACAAAATATACCAACTTATACACCAGACGATTCTCCTATAGGATTTAGTTATGCTAAACTGTTTAGAGAATTTAGATCTCTTCCGTACTTTTATGAAAAGTATGAAGGATTGCAGTATACTAAGCAACAAAGAAAATTAGCAATCTTGTTAGAGTCGTTACATTGGACTGAAGCAGCACTTCTTGAAAATATTTTAAAGAAGGATACTTCATCATTTGGTTTTAATTTGGAAATTCTTAAAAAAGCATTTGTAGGAGAATTTGTTTGAGCCATGTCTGAAGATTACAGAGATCAATTTAAAGATAAGAGTTTAGCAAAGAAAGTCGAAAAGAAAGCATCTAAAAACAAAAGAAGAGAAACTAAGATGCATTTAGAAGACTTTAAATACATGAATGAGGATGAAATATTTGATATGATGGATGAAATGGAGGATTGATATGTCCGACATACACAAAGAAATTGAAGAAAACATTAAAAAGCAAAAACAATTAGAATCAGCCCCTTCAAGTGATGAAAAAGTACAAAGACCAAAAGCGGGATTCTTAAAGAAAGCAGCAACTTTTACAGAATCAATGGTTTCGAGGGGAATTAAAAATAATAAAGCAGAACCATTAACTATTGAATTACGACAACTAAGTTGTCATGGTGATTCTGATAAAAAACTACCACCATGTGCCGATAGAAAAGATAGTGTAAAATTTCCCGGTTCTCATTTTTGTGGTGCATGTGGTTGTGGAGATAAAGAACTTACACAACTTTCACCAAGAAAACTTGACAACGGACAAGATGCATACTATAAATTAGAGTATCCAAAAGTACATTGTCCGTTAATGATGCCTGGGTTTACAAATTATGTTCCAACTACTCCGGGCGTATCTGAAAATCCTCGTAAGAAATTTATTGAATTTAGTAAGGGTATAGAGTATATTAGAGACAACTCTAAGTGATAAAGGAGAATGTGATGACATCTACAACTATGAAAATTTCCAAGCGTACACTAGACATCTTAAAGAACTATGCGTCGATTAACTCAAACCTGCTAGTAAAGCCAGGCAATACACTCTCAACCATTTCTCCAGTAAAGAACATTCTTTCTGAAGTAGAGGTTGTAGAAACCTTTGAAGTAGAATTTGGTATTTGGGATCTGAACAAGTTCCTTGGTACTATTTCTCTCTTCAATGATCCAGAGTTTGAGTTTGATGATAAGTCTGTAACCATCAGTGGTTCAAACAATTCGTCTGTAGTTTATCGTTATTGTGAACCAAAGTTGCTAACTGTTCCAACTAAGAAGGTACAGATGCCAAAGGTAGCAGTTTCATTTGAACTGACTCAGAAGGCATTCTCTGAACTTCTAAAGGCAGCAGCAGTTCTTCAACTTCCTGATATCGGTGTTCGTTATAACATCGATGATAGCAAGGAAGGTAAGATTGAGATGTTTGCAACTGACAAGTCAGATCCAAGTTCAAACTTCTATTCATTCCCAGTTGGTGATCATAATGGTGAAGAATCATTCAAGATGTTCTTCAAGACCGAGGATCTAAAGTTGTTCCCCGGCGATTATGAAGTAGAACTCTGCAAGCAGATTGTTAGCAAGTTCAGCCATAAGGAAATGGATCTATCGTACTGGATTGCACTACAAGCCGATTCAACATTTAAGGATTGAGTATGCAGACAAATGATGACATGTTTATCTGGGTCGAAAAGTATCGACCACAGAAAGTGGCAGATTGTATTCTCCCCAACCGTCTAAAGAGTTTTTTCTCTGAGGTTGTTAAGGGAGAATGGAAGGACATGCCAAACATGCTTCTTTCTGGTGGTGCAGGATGTGGTAAGACAAGTGTAGCCAAAGCACTCTGTATGGAGATGAATCTTGACTACATTATAGTCAACTGCTCAGAAGACGGTAATATTGATACACTACGGGTAAAGATTCGAAACTTTGCCAGTAGTGTATCTCTTTCCGGTAATGGTAAGGTTGTAATCCTAGATGAGTTTGATTATGCAAATCCATCCAGTATGCAGCCTGCTCTTCGTGGATTTATGGAGGAGTTTGCAAAAAGTTGTCGCTTTGTTCTTACTTGCAATTTCAAGAACAAGGTGATTGAACCCCTCCATTCAAGGTGTACATGTCTTGATTTCCGGTATGATGGTAAAGAAAAGAAGGAACTATCCTCACAGTTCTTTGATAGGACTAAATTCATTCTTGAAAATGAAAAGGTCAAGTATGATGATAAGGTTCTTGCAAAACTGGTAGTAAAGTATAGTCCAGACTTCCGTAGACTCATCAATGAACTCCAGAGATATTCGACAAGTGGAGATATTGATTCCGGTATCCTTGCAGAAGCAGGTGATATCGATATTGAGGATCTTATTGGTCATATGAAGACTAAGAATATTACCAATATTCGTTCTTGGGTATTCTCCAATCTTGATAATGATCAGTCAATGATATTCCGTAAGTTGTACGACATTCTATCCAAGAAACTATCACCAGCATCCATTGCAACTGCAATTCTCATCATTGCAGATTATCAGTACAAGTCAGCATTCGTAGCAGATCAAGAAATCAATCTTGTTGCTTGTATTGTTCAACTTGCAATGGAATGTGAGTTTGAAAAATGAATATCTGGGATATAATTAATTCAATCAATTTAACTAAAAAAGATTTATACGAATCTGGAGATATGACAGATAAGGAATATCTTCCATTTATTGTAAATAAAAGTTTATCATATTTTAATGATACTCTTTTTCATGCAAATGAAATGAATGTTAGATTTCATTTGCCAAAGAAGATGCAATATGATTATTTGAGACTTCAGATTCGTCCCCGGAAAAGATTCTCCAAGTGGCTCAAAAAGACTGAAGATAAAGATATTGAATATATTATGGCTTACTATAATATTTCAAATAAAAGAGCAACCGAGTATAAGAATCTCCTCAACAAGACCCAAATTCAAAAAATAAGGGATACCATGTCCGTACAGGACTAATGATTATTTTTTATACATATAAATGATATTATTGTCATTTTTTGTAGAAAGAATAATTATGCAAAACGACTCATTTGATGTGGGTTCATTATTAGAAGTAACCCTAAAAAACGAGGATGATTTCCTAAAAGTTAAAGAAACTCTGACTAGAATAGGGGTATCTTCTAAAAAAGATAAAAAACTATATCAGTCTTGTCATATTTTACATAAAAGAGGTAAATATTACATAGTACATTTTAAAGAATTATTTTCTTTAGATGGATTACCTTCAGATATAAATGAATCCGATCTTGGTAGAAGAAATATGGTTGCTAAATTGTTAGAGGAATGGGGATTAGTAGCAGTAGTAGATAAGGATAAAATGAATAGTATTCTAACCCCAATCAATCAGATAAAAATCATACCACATAAAGAAAAGGGAGAGTGGGAACTTTGCCCAAAGTACCACATAGGTAAAAAACGATGATAGGCGGAACATACGACATCTTAGCAGAAGAAGGCGCAACTCTAGAATTGCAATTTGATTATCTAGATGAAAATGAAGCAGCAGTAAATATTACTTCTTCATCATATGTTATTGAATTCTTGTTGAAAAAAACATCTACAAAGACTTCGACCTTTTTATTCATGATTGATTCTAGTGGAAATCAAACAGAAGGAACTTTAGAATATCCTGATACAAATTCTTTCTTTGGTACAATTACAAAAACAGGATCAACAGTTGGTTCGTTTAAATTGACAATAAATGCAGATACGATGTCACAATTAACACCTGGAACTTATTTTCATTACTTAAGATTAAAAAATTCAAATGTTGTTACACCTCTTTGTAAAGGAAGATTCACTGTTGAATCTAAAGTAAAATGAAACAAATAAAAGTTACATCTAAAGAGGCAAATAAGATACAACCAGATTATAATGCAAATAAGATAAAAATTATTAAAGTAAAAAATACAACAGTGATTGTAAAGTAAAATGCCAAAAAGAACGGTAAGATCCAATCCTGCAGTTGCTGCGTTTTATCTAGATGGTGGTGAAAACGAAACGCCAATACTGGATGAAACTACTGTATCTCAAAATTTATACGGTATCCCTATGGGAGAAATCGTAATAAACAATGCATCAAAAAGATTTTGGTTGGGTGTTGGATTAAATAAAACACCATTTGAATTAAGTAATGTTATTATTTTGGAAAATTCAGGTGAAACTCCAGATGTAAGTGTTTTATACAATGCAGGAACACTCATCATAAATACAGTAGATAATAAAGTATGGATTGGAACCGGCAATCAAACAACAGATGGAAGTTTTGTACCAATAAGTGAAACTACAATAGATCTAGATGGTGGAACATTCTAATGGCAGTAATTAAACTAAAAAGATCAGAAACAGCAGCAACAACACCAGCATCATTGGAATATGGTGAAGTTGCTATTAATATTACAGACAAAAAAATCTATATTGGTAATAGTTCAGCAACACCAACTTTAATTGTAGATGGAAATGCTGTTGGCGGTGGCTACACAGCACCAACTCTCGGTTCAACTACACTCACATCTGGTACAACAATAACCACTGTGGCAGGATTAACCTCAGTAACATCAACATCTTTTGTTGGTGCTCTAACCGGTAATGCTAGTACAGTAACAAATGGTGTTTATACTACTGATACAGGAACAGTTACCAACACAATGTTGGCTGGTTCTATTGCTTATAGTAAATTGAATTTAACTGGTGCAATCTTAAATGCAGATCTAGCAGGTTCTATTGCTTATAGTAAATTGAATTTAACTGGTGCAATCTTAAATGCAGATCTAGCAGGTTCTATTGCTTATAGTAAATTATCATTGAGTAATTCTATAGTAAATGCTGATATAAGTTCATCTGCTGCTATCGACAATACTAAATTAGCAAATTCCTCAATCACAGTAAATGGTTCATCAATATCCCTCGGTGGTTCTGCAACTATTACTGCAAATACAACAAATTCACTTTCATTCAGTACAGGATTAACCGCTGCTTCCAGTTTTAATGGATCCTCCGCAGTATCCGTTTCTGTTGATACATCTACAATTGCAACAAGAGCATATGTTGATACTGTTGCCCAAGGATTACACATCCATGCAACAGCAAAAACTGCAACTACTGCAACATTAGCAACTTTGACAGGTACAACTGTTTCTTATGCAGGTGGAGCAATCACATGGACTGGTGGAAATGCAGCAAATGGTGCTTCCTTCAATGATGGCACGACATTAACTGCAAATACGACAGAAGCATCAGCAGATAGAATCTTGGTGAAAAATGAAGGTGGTGTCGGTGGTCTTGGTGCAAGTAAAAACGGCACATACTATGTTTATGCAGCAAGAGAATTAAGAAGAACAAGCGACGGTGATGCAGCATCAGACTGGCTTGGTGGTGATTTCTGTTTCGTTACTAATGGTACATTATATGCAGATACTGGTTGGGTTCAAACTGAAGCAATAACAACTCTTGATACTGATTCAATTATTTGGCAACAATTCTCTGGTGCAGGTGTTTTTAGTGCAGATGAAACCACACTCACATTAAGTGGTTCACAATTCTCCATAAAGAGTACTTATGTTGGTCAAACATCAAT